TATCCCCGGCAAACTGTGGCTTTCCAGCCGTCCTTACCCTCATAATAACCTCCAAGCGCCAAACCTAACTTGGCGCTTCAGTCCGACCGCTTTACGCGGCGCAAAAATTTAATGCGGAATCACCGCGCCTGCGGTGATTAGTTCGCCACCAACAAGCACTCAAAGCTTGTCGGCCCATTCCACAATCCCCCATCCCGGTAGGCGCAGACAATATCTTGCGCCATGCTTACAATTTCAAACTCGACGGTATCACTACCGTCGAGCGCCTGCGCGTGTTCTTCGCGCAAAATCTTAATCACGTCATCAGGATTGATGCCACGATCAATATGCTCAGCGGCGACAAACACCGCTGAGTCAATACCCATCAGCCCGCCTTCGTGGGCAATGCGGTTTTTCTTAAAATAGGCTTCAATTCCATGATCACTCATGGCTGTAGTCCTTAATGTCCGATGCGACCAACAGGCGGCAGTCTTCTGGTAAATCCAGAAACCCAATCTTGCGCCCAAGATGATTGCCAAGCATGGCTGAGCAAAACATGCCAATGCCTTGAGGGTGATACGGCGAGGCATTCATTCCCCGTGCATCCCATACGTTAGGCTCGCGTGTCCCAGGTGCGCCCTTGTATACCGCTGTATAGCGGTCGGCGGTTTCGCCTTCGTTGTCGTAAATATACAGCGCACGCGGCGATTTTCCGCCAATTTTGCACCCTTTGAAATATTCCAGGATCGCATCTACTTCCGATTGATCTTGGCTATTCCTCAGAGCTTCTTTGAAGTTGCACCCATTGATAACCAGCATAACATCCTCCAACAAAAAAACCGTAAACACCAGCATACACTAGCAAAAGCCGTGTATGCAAGTGCGTTAACCGCTTGTCAACAGACGAGCGCATTCAGGACACCGCTGCGCCAAGTCGCGGCGTGATTCGGCGGTGTCAACCAGTGCGAATTGTTGCCATGCCGGAAGATATGAAATATCCGGCATGGTGAACGTCGATTGGTGATTGTAGCCGCGCCGCAGCATCTCTGCCGCCAGTTCGTCATGGCGGCGGAGCATTGCGGCGGGTTCGATTTGCACAACCGGCGAGAAGCGCCCGTCCATGCGGTGACGCTTCTCGAAGTTGTGGCGGTGCTTGTGGATTTCGCCGTGTTCGCCAAGCAGGTGCTTGCGGCACAGGCAAGCGGGCGGGAGCATCCACATTCTCATGAGTGCGCGTAACCGTCTTTCTCTACGCACACCCACATAACACCGCCTATCGGCACGGCGACCGCATCATTGCAGCCGATTGTCGGCTGAACTTTGCGGCGGAAGGCTAGGTATGATTCGCCGCTGTTATGGCGGCGATAGATTTTAAGCAACGCTTGGCGTTGCTGTTTCGTGGTCTTGATCATAATTTAACTCTTTTCTGATAAAGCTCTTTGCCTCTTGCCTTGCGCGAGAGGGTTGCCTTTGGAACTTAGGTATCGATGATCGGTTTAATTCGTTGGTGCCTTTCCACAATTCACGATTATTCCGGCGGCGACACCACTCCGCACTAACGCCGTAAGGCTGCATGTTTTTCCTCCAGACAATAAAAAACCCGCCATACCTTGCGGCGTGGCGGGTGGCTTAATTCTCTTTGTGATCCCGCAACCAATTGCGGGCGGCGGCTTTTGTTTCAAACAGTCGCCACGGGCGTTCCCGCCCATTGTGGCGCAGATCAAAATAGCGCGCGCCCCAACCGCTTGCGGGGGTTACGCATTCAATCCGGTCGGCGGGAATGCCGGTGACGCGGCTAAGCTCAGTACGCCAAGCGGCGTCTATGTCGGCGGCATCGATCTCGGTGGTAAACGGCCAGTTGATACCGCCTGCCTCGCCGATCACGATGGATTTACCGCCGCCAATGATTTTCAGTGCGTCAGGCAGATATTCGACTTCCTGTATTACGTTTTTCTTGGGCATGATACTCTCCCAGGCATAAAAAAACCGCCATAAGGCGGCGTTGATAAAATCATCCGCCAACGCACTCGTAAATGCGCTGGCGGATGATTGCCCGCCGTGGCGGGCAATCTTGGTTGGGTTAGGCGGCAACCGCTTCTTCTTGCTTGATAACGGCATCCATTTGGGCGCTGAATGCGGCATTGATAACTTCGCTAACCATGCTCATACGGCGCTTGAAGCCAGCAGGGTTGCCGGGCTGGATTTCTTCGCCGTCGTATTTTTCAATGGTCATACGGAAGCGATCATTGCCAAGCAACGTCCGCAGCCCTTCTTTAGCTTTGGTTACGAATATTTCATCACAAAATACTTTGCCGTCGGTATTTTCGGTAATTGCCTTTACGATAGACCCAATCACCGCAGAGGCTAACCAACGGTTAAACGTCGGCTTGTCGTTTTTGCCTTTGGTTTGGAAGGCAATACTGCCGAGTTCGTTGGCGATCAACCACGCCATTTCCGTCGCGGCGAATTGCTCTTGCACGGCGTCCATGTCTTCACTGGTGGCGACGTTATCACGGATAAAGCTTTCCTCATTTTCAAAGGAAAGCCATTGACCGTAGCCAACCGCCTGGACTAAACCGTAAAGCTGGATGTCCTGCTTACGGTCAGATTTCAGCGTCAAGCAGTGGTCTTTGTAAGCGTCGCCGCCCACAACAATCTCGGCGCGGCTGTTCCATTCCAGTCCTTTCATGCCCGGTAAGCGTTCGCCGAGCGATAACGGATTGCCGCGCTGCATGTCGTCGAATATTTTTTGCTGTAAGTTCAGCGGCACGGCGGAACCGTCCGCCATGCTGTATTCGACAATCATCAGGCGATACGCCGACAGTTTGGCGAAGTCTTCACCCGACATATTGCCCGGCAGGTTATAGCGATTAACCAAAGTGGTCGCGCGCTGTTGACCATCACCAAGCTTTTTGTCGTGCTTGTCCTTAAACACGGTCAAAACGCCAATCGGATGTTGATTGACGGCGCTTTCAACCAAGTTGCGTTGCCAATCTTCTTTGACGATATAGCGGCGCTGATATGGCGGGATCACGATACTGCTGTGAAGTTCGCCCGCGAATTCTGCAACCGTTACTTGGCGCAGTTCCATTTTCATCACGGCATAATCCGCCGCTTCATTACTGGCTTTTTCTTCCTGCGGCTTGCGCTGTTCTGACAAGGCATTTTTGATTGCCGTGGCATAGTTCACTTTGCCGCATTTTGCTTTCGACAGCTTCAAAACATCCGCCCAAATACTGCCGGGCTGTTTGTCGTTCGCCACCAGATCGATCAACGTCGGATCGGCTTTGATAGCCTTGCTGCACAAAGCGCGTGCTTTGCGCTTCAGTTCAGCTATTTCGCCGAGCTTTTTCTGTTGGGCGATAAGCGCGTTTTTACGCGGCTTGCCGCTTTCCATAGCTAACGCTTTAGCGGTGCCTTCATGCAAGCTTTTGATCGTGGTTTCCCACGATGCAATTGCGGTCATGGCTTGATCTGCGGTGTTGGGTACGGGACGTTTGTTCATGGTGAACTCCTTTTTTTACGGACAAAAAAATACCCGCTTGGATTGTCCAAGCGGGTACGGACTACTGCGCAAAGCGCATGACATAGCGAGCTTTTGGAAACTCGCTATAGCATACGGTTTATCGTGGGCAAAAACATGATAATGCTAACTGCAAATCTTCATCATCATCAATGCTTTGCCAAGCGTCAGCAAATTGTTCAGGCAAGGCATGAATGGTGTATACGCCACCTAATTTAGGCTTATGCGTAACAGCCCACCCAATGCTTTTTACCCATTCGATTTTATAGCGACGGCTTAACATCCAAAGGCGAACATATAAGCGATTCATGGCATTAACTCCTTACATAGCCTTGCGTGCGCTTAATTTGCGGCGCAAGTTTGGGAAAAGCCTTGTCAAACTCACGCCGCGCCCAAGCAGGCGCATTGCGGCGACGGCGGTGAATTTCTTGGAGTGAGTCTTTTTTGCCTTTCGGCGTGGCATAGATTGCCAACACTTCAGGCGCAAGATCGCCTACGCTGGAATAGGATTTTTTCATGGGATTTCTCTCTGTGTGGTGGGATTGTTTACTCAATAACACTCTGTAGAATGCTATTGAGAAACAACCCCGCAAAACATCACGGGGTTGTAGAGAAAAATCCGTACCCTAAGTAAGCTGTTGCTAGACGCAAACAGCCCCCGCCGCTATGGTGTTTCACATAGCCGGATTATCCGATTATCAGTCGGTTACTTATATTTACGATTGACCTTCACAGGCAAGGAATATAAGCGGGCAACGAATATCCCTTCACTGAGACATCATGGACGCTTGCCATTTCTGACAAGACTTCCCCGACTCCGCGCTGATCTAAAGTGAAGTATGGGCGCGACTATCGCCGGGTATCATAAGGCGTGTGTCTTTGCGTGACTTGCACAACATCACGCAATCCGTTATCCTGTAGGTATAAAGCTGGACGACAGGCAATAGCCCCAACCCATACCACCAAAGGTAGGCACGTAAACGCAATCGCCAGGGCGCAAAACGCCACGGGCGAAAGCCGCGCTAACCTACAGGCACACGCCCCGCTACGTTCCGTCTCGGTTCGTTGTACTGTATATGCAAATTGTTAAATAGCAATCTATAATGTTTTTCATCTGCCTGATCTGTCGTTTTTTTCACTATTCCCGGTCTGGTTTGCTATGTTTCAACGCTGTTTTATCCCTACTCCCTGTTAATTCAGGCTAGGCACTTGCGGAATATTAAGGGTATGGCCTATACCCTTAAACAGCTATGTATACTGCTCACCTTCACTTGTTCGATCTGCCAAGCCGTCACCATGCGATAAACGCATATAGTCGGAATTTTCAGTTTGGGAAAAATCGCAAGCAATCAAGCAAAATCAAATTTTTATAGAGCACTGCGCTATTAAGTTTGAGCACTAAGGCATAAAAGAAGTAATCGCACCCAAGCCACGCGACAAAAGCCACGCGCTAGCGACTACATCAAACTTTTATAGAGCACACTATAATTAAATAGTGTGCTCACTATATATAGTGTCAAGATATTTGTCTATGTCACAAAACACTAAAAAAGACGCATTTTTATAAGTATTTGATAACATTAAAAAAAATGCCTATATACTAGGGTTTTTCGGGATTTTTTTTCTTGACTAAAATACTAGGTATTTACGCTATATTTTGCCATCTTTGCAGCGCTTCCGCGCACTACCAGGGTAGCCGCCGGGTGATTTCGCGCACACAAAAAAAGCGCCAGTCTGATAACAAGTCATCAGACTGGCGCTACTCACGCCGCCTATACAGTTGGTGTTACAAGACTACGCCGACTTAGTTAATAGGCTTTGCAATACCTCAATATGCCGCTTAGGGATTTTCCCGCTTCTTGCCATTGTCGAAATCGCCGCCCGCGTGATGGGTGGGTTCATTTTCCCGCCGAGTGCTTCCATACTCATGCCGGTTGCCTGCAAAACTTGCTGCACTAAATTGGTTGGTTCGCTGGACTTGTGCAGCGAACTGCGTACCCGTGTCGAACGCGGTATTTTCCCGCTATCGACATCGGCTTGTATCTTATCTAGCGCCGCGCTAACCCATTGCGGCACTGGTGCAATACCAGATTCTATTTGCCATACGCTAGTGGCGCGGTAAATGTCACGCCCGCCCTTCTCGGCAATCAACGCCGCGAACTCGCCGCCGCTCAAGTTCCACCAACCATCCACCGAACACGACTCCCGCAACCGCCGCATGGCGTCGCCGTCCCACCGACGGGTGATTTCATCACCACCAGCACTGCCAGTCCTTTGAGGACTGGCAGTGCTGTCGCCGCCCCGCCGACTGATTTCAACCTGCCTTCCCGCCAACAGCAGCAACGTAACGCCCGCCGTGAAGCCGGGTTCTTTTACCTCGCCACTGTGCAGTCGCTTGACCGCCGAGCCGTAGCTACGCCCGCCGACTGCGGAGTTTAGGCGCTGCATCTCCACGCCGACTGCGTAGGGGGTTTTGTATTTTTCTAGGAGTTCGCCGACCACATCGGCGAAATTGATTTGCGGAAAATTTTGCATATTTGCACCTGTGCTTGTTGCCATTTGATGCTGAAAATTTTACGCAATTTACGAGGTGATTTCAAGAAGATTTTATGTATGATATGGATATATGGTGAGATGACGTATTTATATAGCATCACATCTCGTTCCCACGCGCTGCGTGGGAACGCGGAATCTCCGCGCTGCGGAGCGGCTTACGGTACGCACCGCAGCGCGGTGCTTCGGCATTCCCACGCGGCGCGTGGGAACGAGATGATTGGGAACGAAAAAAATACCTACTTCCACACCGCATTCATGCCCTCTACGCCAGCAATCGGGATACCGTCAAGCCCGCGCATTCGCGCACTATTCACCGCCAGCTTGCCGAGCCTGTCGCAACTGCCCATGACCAGCGTTAGCATTTTCTGCTGGTTCTTCCCGGCGTCAATCAGATCATACGGGGTCGTGCCGCTGGTCATGGTATTGCCGTCCACGTCATAAATCACCCACTCCAACACTGGCTTAAGTTGGTGTTGATTGAGATTTTCCACCGTCGCGTCGATTTTGCAGGCGACGCCGTTGGTGGACTTGGTTACTTTCAGTTTGCCGAGCAGTTGTTTAACCGGCGCACCGGACGGCACGGTGACACAGCCTGACAGGGTGGCTGCAATGAGTAGTGCAAATAGCTTGTTCATGGATAACTCCTGTTGTGATTGGAGTTGTCATGATACAGCATTTTTTATTTTTGTTGCCATGCGGGGAGGCTGCGAAAATACTTATTGTCTGAATCAGGATTTACCGGATTTTAAGATTTTCAGGATTAAAGCGCATTGTTTATCCTGTGAATCTTTTAATCCTGAAAATCCTGATTCAGACAATGTTTTTCCGCGTTCCCACGCGCCGAGCGGGAACGATGGTTGATGATATGTCAATATATGAGTAAACCACATATTTATCACATGTTGAATACACGCAAAAAATGACATACACTAAAGGAAAATCACAGTAACAACAGGTGTAAACATGCGAGAGTTAGTTGAACTAAAAGACGGCGTTGCCGTCACCCACACCCGCACCATTGCGTGCGAATTCAAGCGCGACCTCGGCAACGTCAATGCCTCGGTCGGCAAGCTGCTGGCAAAACTGTCGCCGCAAGACCTACAGCACGTCGCCATTACGCCGGGCAATGACGGCTACTACATCAACATTGCGGGATTCATATTGATGAATCCGTATATCCAGGGCGAGGTGTCAACGCATGTTAAATTCTATTTGGCGTATTGCAACGCCAATACAGAATTTAAGTTGACGCTGGGCGAGTTGAGCGACGACCTTGGTAATCTGAGCGGCTCGGCAACGGCGCTTGGCGAAAAACTGCCGAAGTCAGCCAAAGGCGCGTTGCTGGAGGCGATCCAGCATTTGCAAGCGGATATTGCTTCGGCGCTGGATGGTATTAAGGCGGTGCAGGGCGCGATGCCACGATAAATCTAGTTCCCACGCGCCGATCACTTCTCGTTCCCACTCGGCGCGTGGGAACGAGAATAGTGGCGTGGGAACGAGAGTTGTTTCACAACCCCATACCGCGCTTGACGACAACCTCCATTGTGTCAACGCGCTTTTTCAATTCCGCATACTTGCCGCTCAACTCATCACGCAGGGCGGCAATTTGATTTTCCAGTTCCTCCACCTGTGCTACCAGTTCGGCATTATCGACTGGCGGCATGGGCAGGTCTTTAAGCTTGGCGCAGGTTGGCGGCTTCTTGTCGCAGAACGCGGTGAACTCGCATTCGACGCCGTGTTGACAGGCGAGCAGTTCGCCAGCGCCTTGCGCCTGTTTAGTTTCAACCTTGTAGTTACCTGACTTCTCCAGCACCAGGTCAGGCATTTGCGCATCCACGCCGCCCAGGATCAGCCAGTTCAGCCAACGTTCTGGATTGCCGCCGTCCTGCTTCACCAACTCGATAATGCCGTGAATCATTTCGATATTCGGCTTGCGGCTGGTATTCATGTTCGGCCAGCGCAGCGCATTGGAAATATAGGTTCGTGATAGCCCACTGGTGCGTGCAAGATCGGATTGGTTGTGGCTGGTGTGCTTGAGAAAGCGCACCATCTTTTTACCTATCTCGACAACTTTTTGATTTGGCGGACGTTTTCTTTCGTCGTCGGTTTCGTCGTTGACACTCATGTTGACACCTCTTTATCATGTGAAATGTGTTTGCAATTACAGGGGAAATGCGTTAACATTAAGCTTAAATTGTTAACGCATGGAGCGAGTGATGAATTTAGATAAACTGATTGCCCACATGGGCAAGAAATTGGACTACGTGCCGAAGGGTCATTACGGCACGCGCATTGACCCTGAAACAGAACTCGAATATGTGATGGCATGTGCTGTCTTGGAAATTCCTCGAAGCGGTAAAAACAGCCCGCTGACCGAGTCAATTCACGACACGATGAAAGCGATTGTCGCGCAAGCCAAGGAGAAGGCTGAGTCTGTTCAACTGCCAGAGTCGTAGGCGGCGTAATGCACCGGGCAGGAAAATCAACCAGCATCAGACAGCAAGTGTACCTGTCTGAGCCGGTAGATGATTTTCTTGCCAATGTAGTATCCATGTCGGGCATGTCCAGGTCAGATTATCTGCGCTTTGTGATTGAGCAATACCTTGTCGAAAAACAAGGCATGAGCGCAGGGTTAACATCAACGTATATTGATGATAACCAAAAACAACCTGTTTGCATAACTCAAAATTTGAGTCAAGCGCAAACAGGCGGTTTTTTGGATAAGCTGGTTTTGCTGTTGTCAAATATGCCGGAGCAGAAGGTTAGAGCGATATGGGATTTCTTACAGAAATTAAATGCTTCTGCACTATTGCTCTGATACTGACAGCGCTTCAAGTGCCTTTACATGCCAAAGAAAAGCCCGGACTGTTGGTGATACTGCCAACACCAGCGTTACCACAACCCATAATAAAACCGTGCAGTACAACGAACTGCGATAGCTAGTTGGAGGCTTTTATGAATGACCGCGAAAACGAGGTCAGAGATTTTTACGCCGCGATAAATCAGCGCGTCGAGCAAACTAGCCCGCTTGATTTACTGGTTGCTGTTGGCGCGGTAGATTCGCAATGGGACGGCAAGCCTATTCCATGCCCGATATGTGGTGGCAAAGATCGTTTTCATTTCAACAAACATAAAGGCAACGTTGGTGCATTCGGCTGTCGCGGATGCAACCCTAAAACTTTTTATCTCAATACATCAAAATTTATTTCCGATTACCTTGGCAGTAACAAAGAAGCCAACGACTTCTTCGCTGATTATTTTGGTATTACCAATCCGTTTGCGGATAAACTAAACCCTCGCCCACGCAGAATTCTTCCCACGCCTCCACCACCTGTGACGGCGGAAAAAAAAACCAAAAGTCGCGCCACCTACATTAAAAGGCTGTGGGGCGAGTCAAAGCCTGGTCATCAACTCCTGATCAACTATTTGAAGTCACGCGGCGTGCTGCCGCCAGATAGATTGCCGGATAATCTCAGATTGCATGAACATCTGAAGCATTCCGATAGCGGCGAATTTTTCCCCGTCATGACGGCGTGGTTCGAGAACCCGCACGGTTGGTCGGCGCTGCATAGAACGTTTTTGCAGGCTGACGGGCGCGGCAAAGCGCCTGTGTCGTCCGCCAAGAAAATCCTCGGACAAGATGACCAGTGGGGTGACGGCATTGCCTGTCAACTCTATCCGGCGACTGACATACTGGGCGTTGCAGAAGGTATCGAATCGGCGTTGGCGGTACACAAGGATTACCCACAGTTGCCGGTGTGGGCGTGTTATAACGATAGGCAATTAAGCTTGTCCTATCTATTAATTTTTAAGCTGATTGATATAGGGTTAATCAATATCCGCAAACTGTTTATTTTGGCGGATACCGACCAACCTACAGAAAGCAAACCGGAGGGCGCTGGAATGTTCGCAGCAAGAGCTTTGTATCGCGTCATTACCGAGGAGCGCCCTAAAATTGCCGTGGAAATCGTGCAACCGTCACCGACTGACGTGCATATGTGGTCTAAAGCCACGGGCGGAAACCCACGTAAATGCGACTTTGCCGATATTGCGGAGTGGCATCAATATAACAAGCGGAAAGCAGCATGAGTAATGGAACATTAAGTATCGCATCACTGGAAACCAAGTCTCAGCGCAAAAGTCGCTATCAGGTGATGGTAGATGAGGAATTACAACAAGACGATCTCGCTTTTGCGCGTCAGATTATCGCTGAAATGGCGGCTGACAGCACCATTGATGACCTTGACGTAAAAACGCTGACCCCTAAGATGGCGGCTAAGCTCAATGGCGTGACGGCGCGCGACCTCAATGCTTTTCTGAAAAAGGTGCGGCATGAATTAGGTAACGATGATACCAATAGCCAGCAACAGTTAGAATTTCAGGCTAGTTTGACGTATAGCCAAAGCCAAATCGCGGAAGCCATCGCCGACAGGTGTGATAATGAGATTGCCGTTGATCCGGTGACTGACACGTTTATGCGCTACAACGGTAGCGGTGTATGGGAAGTCGTTGGAAAAATTAAACAGCCTATGGTGTTTAATTTGGTAGATGAAAAAATAAAGGAATTCTGCGCATCAAACCCTGGTTACGGCAGCGGTTATGGCGCGTCAACGCCTGACGGCGTAGCCAGATTTCTTGCTGGTAAGTTATGGCGTGATAAATGGAATAGCGATCCTGACTTAGTGCCATTTGCCAATGGTGTTTACAGTCTTAGCACAGGCAAGCTCGGCCCGCATGACCCGAATTATTTTTTCACTTGGCAATTAGGGTTTGATTACGATCCGGACGCGACATGCCCAACAATTGATAAATTTTTAAGTGAAGCAACTGCCGATTTGAAGAAGCGTCCAGTCCCAGGCAAGGTAATGATTCTTTTGGCGTTTATGCGCTTAATGCTGTCTGGTGACTTGAACCGCTATCAGAAAATATTGTACATGGCAGGCCCGCCAAGAGCAGGCAAGGGTACGGTGATGGGTATTTTCAAAGACCTCGTTGGCGTTGGTAATTATATGGGTACAACGCTAAGAGGGCTTGAGAATGATAAGCATGAGGCGACTAATTTCAAGGATATGCGGGCAATCATCATTGACGAAGCCGATTACGATAAGGTTGCTGGATCATTGCCAATGCTCAAACTATTGTCTTCAGGCGAGGATATGCCGTTCAAGTTGAAGCACATCAACTCACTGGCACGCGACGCAATGATTAGGCACAAAGGAATTATGGCCTGCGCCGGAAATAGCGTGCTAAATACCGACGATGTTGGCTTGTTGCGACGCCTAATTGTGCTGTATTTTCATCACGTTTCAGAAACCCAAAAAGACCTCAAGCCCATCTTAAGACCTGAGTTACCTGGGCTGATTAACAAGGTATTGAAAATATCCGAGCAACAAGCAATGGATATTTTGACCGATGCTGCCAACGATAAATCAGACGAAATTAAACAGGATGAAATGGAAAGCCTATTGTCCGGCAACATTTTAGCGCGGTGGGCGCATGACAAGCTGGCGTATGTAGAGCCGCCGAAAGGGTATCCTGACAACGACTGGAATAGAACAGAATACGGTGACGGCGTTCAAGTTGGTGTTAAAAAGCTGATGTCGGCGGATGACCGCAGTGTTACTTACGAATTTTATGATACGCACTTGCTGCCAAGTTTCCTGCAATGGGCGCACGAAAGCAATGAGTCAGAGTTTGAAATCAAGCGATACAACGTCCAGAACTTTAGCCGCAAACTTGTCACATTGTTACGCGATGTGCGCGGATTGAAAGGCGTGTGCTTTGATAGAGTTCGCGGCAGGAGTAAGATTTTTGGTGTCAGGATTACTGAAAACGGCGATTCAATATCCCCTATAGCTTACAGCTTTGGGTTAGTTGACAATGAAAATAACCAAGCCGATAATGTAAACAGAGTTTTATCCTGCTATGTTGAATAGCCTCACCGTAAACAAAGCCTAAAAATGAAATCGCAACTGATTGAAAGAAGTAATAAAAGTGGTTTTGTCGCAAAGATGTCGCAAAGCCGTGCAACTAAGTTATTGATTGTAGTAATGAAGCAGTTTTTTGATGTAAAAACCTCCCGTGCGCGTACATGTGAAAACACGACGCTTGGCGCATCAAAAAAAAATAAACTCATACGCGAGAAAAAATGCGTGAATATTTGCATCATTACTACATTCAATGACTTAGTTGCACAACTCTGCATCAAGTCTGCGACAAAAGCATAAACATTACATCAATCATATACTTATAAAAATAATAATAAATTAAATAAATAAATAAATTTTAACTTTCAATAACTTGAAGCAAAACGGAGGCATCATGCCAGCAGTCGCACAAGAAAAAACACCAGTCAACGCAAGAAAATCCCCTGCACCAGAACAAGAAACACTGCTTGGGACTGTACAGAAAATCCTTACCCGCAAAGACACCTGGGGCGTCATCGCCCTGACCAGCAAGCACAAAGTCGCCTGTTCAAACCTGCCCCAAGACCTTGAAGAAGGTGACAAAATCACTGCGCTTGGCAACTGGGTCAATAGCGATAAATTTGGGCGTCAGTTCAAAGCCTTCTCCGTGCGCAAGAAAACCCCGCTCGACAACGCTGGCATTATCGGTTGGCTGAAACGCAACATCGCCGGAATTGGTGAGGTGAAAGCCAATGCCATTGCCGCTAAATTCGGGCGCGGGATATTCCCTATAGCGAAAAGTCATCCAGAGCGTTTACTGGAAGTTGACGGCGTGACGCAGCAGATGGTTGATGACATCCACCGTGCTGTCACCAGCGAAGATGATGCAGACAAGCTGCTGGTATTCCTGCAAGCGCACGGTATGGGCGGAAAAGACTCGCACAAATGCTTGGAGCTACTGGATAAAACCGATGAACGTGCGGCATTTACCTTTGCCGAGATTAAAGCCAACCCATACCTGTTGACACAGGTTTACGGCATCGGCTTTGCCAAGGCTGACGAAGTGGCGCTGGACTGCGGGATCGAGAAAGAAAGCGAGCATCGCATCATTGCTGGGCTGGAATACGCTTTGTCGCTGTTTGCTCAAAATGGGCATACAGCCGCAACGGAAATCGAACTGATTGATTACTGCGCCAAGAAGGTGCTTTGTATCGACAAAACCAAAATAGCGCCTAAAACGGCTTCTAAGGCGTTTTTAGAGCATGTGGTGCGGGTAGATATTGGCGGGCAGGTTTTATTCGCGCTAGAGTCTCTGTACGCAGCGGAAACCCGCATTGCCGACGACATCAAGCGCCGCTTAGCGGCGACTCCTGAAGTTCTGCGTGCCGACATCCCCGCCGACCTCGACGACGATCAACGCCGTGGCGTCGAAATGGTGCTGAATCACCGGATATGCATACTGACTGGCGGGCCTGGTGTGGGCAAAACCTATACAACCAATGCCGCGCTCAACGCCATTGAACAGGCAATGCCTGGCGCAAACATCATCCTTGCTGCTCCGACTGGCAAGGCCGCGTTGCGCATGACCGAGAGTACCCGCCGCGAGGCAACGACCATCCATCGGCGCATTTACACCGAGGCGCTACTAGAAGAACTTGGTGGCGCAGACGTAATCTGTATTGACGAGGCATCAATGATCGATGCCAAACTGTGTGCTGACATGCTCGATGTTGTACCGAGCGAGTGCCGAATTGTTCTGGTTGGCGACGTTGATCAACTGCCATCGGTAGGCGCAGGCAATGTGCTCAAAGACCTGATTGATTCAGGTATACCGACAACGCGACTCGAAACCATCCACCGCCAAGCCGAAGATTCGATGATCGCCGTCAACGCGGCGGCAATCAAACGCGGCGAGATGCCGCAAGTAGGCGGCGATTTTTTCATGCTGCATCAGCCCATTGATAGCAACGCCGCGCGCTACGTGCTGGCGATTGTGCAGAAGGCGCTGGCAAGCGGCATCGACATCAGCCAAATCCAAGTGCTTGCGCCGATGTACGATGGCGAGTGCGGCGTTCATGCCATCAACAAACTTATTAAAAACGCGATCAACCCAAGCGATTCCGGCGTTTTTGCCAATGGGTCACTGATGAGCGTTGGCGATAAAGTAATGAATCTCAAGAATGATCCGGAGATCGACGCGCTAAACGGCGATACTGGCATTATCGTCTCAGCCGGTGCCGTGCAGGGCGACGACGGACGGCACTACCAGCAAATCCAAGTGCAGTGGGAAGATGGTCGCGTGTCTAACTACGGTAGCGACAAGTTTGACCAGTTAACTCACGCCTGGTGCAAAACCATCCACAAAGTCCAGGGCGGAGAGTACAACACCGGGATTTTTGTGCTGAGTCGTTCACACACCAACATGCTATACCGGCAACTGTTCTACACCGGGGTTACGCGCCCAAAAGTTCGCTGCTATTGCGTTGGCGACACGACGCTGATCGAGAGGGCGGTGAAAAACAACCGACCAGCGATGCGGACGACGATGTTGGGTTATTTGCTGCATGGAGGTGAGTGATGTCAGGTTCAATTGCAGCGGCATTGAAACAAATCCGTGACAAGGGATTCACCCTCGTCCTGATTGGAGACGACGGCATACGGATTGATTACAGTGTGGATAATCCGCCGTCAGAACAATTTCTCTGTTGGGTGAAAGAAAATAAAGCAGCCATTGTCTACGGACTCAAAGCTGAGCGTCCGCAGCGAATTACCAGGCAGGAATTCGCCGAACTGCAACGGCGCTTGATGTGTTTCATCTCCAGAGGCAAAGCTACTTACGACGAGTTGGTAGCAAGCTATAACTCATGGAAAGATACCGACGTGTGTGGCGCGCTGGCGCAACTTGAAGCGGCGGGGAAAATCCGCGTCACCTACGCAAAACCGCCCGCCAGCGGCGAATGTTATGTGGAGATGGTATGAGTAATCAGCAACCATACAGCATCGGGGATAGCGTTTCACCTGCACGCTGGAATCAGCATGAGAAACCGGCTAAAAAACTAAAAGAACCTTGTGTCGTTACCAATGCAGAGCAAGTTGTTAATTGCGAGAGCGGGTGGATGATTACGGTTTCCGATGCAGTCGGCAAAACGTTGCGCCTGGACGCAAACTGGCTGGAGAAGAAAGTATGACGCCGGTACTCGGTGACGTATTGGCGCGCGAAACAGGCTACAGCCAAAAATCCCAAGAGTCTCATCGCCGACTTGGGCATTGGCTGGAAGGCGTGCATTGGAAAAAAGCCCCTGACGGCAAACGAATCGTGTATGATTTAGATGCGATTCGTAACTGGATGTGGGGAAATACCAGCGCACATGGCGAAAATCTACACAAGAGACGGCGACAGGCTGTGGATCGGGTTCGTCCTCAACGGCGTGCAATGCCGCGAGAGCCTGCGCCTGAAAGACACGCTGACCAATAGAAAACACGGCGAGCGTCTTGCCGCTGCCATCGAGCATGAAATAGCAGTAGGCACATTCAGCTACCGCAAACATTTCCCCAACTCAAAACGCGCAACCCTATTCGACGACTACGCGCCTACCGCAATAACCATTGCCGAGGCGCTGGACGCCTGGCTGCGAAACAACAGCCACGGCAAATCACACACCACGATCCGCGATTACCAAAGCGCGATTGATCACCACCTGAAAACTCAGTTCGGTCATATCAAGCTCAAAGACCTCAAAACAGCCCACATCAAAGACTGGATCGCCGGACTGGTCATCAGCAACAAGCGCATCAACAACATCATGATCCCGCTGCGCGGAATGCTCGAAGACGCCTACATTGACGGCACCATTGAACGCAATCCAGCCGACAAAATCAAAAACCTCAAAACCACCACGCAAGAACCCGATCCATTCACCCCGCAAGAGATTCAACAAATCCTCGCCGCCTGCGAGTACGAACAACACCGCAACCTCATCCGCTTCGCCTTCTTCACCGGACTACGCACAGGCGAACTCCTAGCGCTACGGTGGGAAGACTTTGACGAACCCAACCGCCGCGTATTCATCCGCCTCAGTCAATCACGCAAAATCACCAAAGAACCAAAAACCAAATCAGGCCGCCGCGAAGTCCCCTTGTTCGACCCCGCGTTAGAAGCCGTGATTGCACAAAAATCACACACCTACCACCACGCCGCACAAATCTTCTTCGACCCCAAAACCAACAAACCGTACAGCAACGACAAAACTATACGGGAATTCGTCTGGCGTCCAACTCTGAAGCGCGCCGGAGTACGCTACCGCTACCCCTATCAAACCCGCCACACATTCGCCTGCATGATGCTCACCGCTGGCGAAAACCCGGCATGGATCGCAAGCGTGATGGGACACTCTGACTGGGCAATGATCCGCAAATTCTACGCGCGCTGGATGCCAACCGCAGCACCCAACGCCGGAGACAAATTCAAAGCCATGCTGGAATCACTCGACGTGCAAAAATCGTGAAATGTTTACGAGGGGATATGCGGCGTTATGAGGTGTTAAATTGCCGTCATAACGCCGGATAGCGCAGGGTTATTGGTGGAGGCGGCGGGAATCGAACACTTGGCTTTATTTCATAAGTTATTGTTTTTTAATTGCAAAACAACATCACGAAAATAAACGTGCAATAAACGTGAAAACTATCTGCGTAAAAGTTTTCTTTGGCTGCGCAATTTTCCGTGTTGGTGCGTCTTTAAGTCTGGTTGATGCGTCGGCGCGTAAGTATTTCATCGTTGACGCCGTTGAGCGATGACCTAAGTGCTGCGCTATCTCGGCAATACCTGCGCCGCTTAAATTTAGTGCTGTTGCGCACCCGGCTCTGAATGAGTGTGTGCTGATTCCGTCTATTGATACGCCTGACATCTCTGCGTATTTGAGTAGTGTCCGTGAAGAAAACCCATAGTCTAGCGGCTTTTTCCCACGACCGACGACAGCGTATTGGTCTACTGTTCTGAATACGAAGCCAGACTTTATTCCAGCCTTTTCAATCCAATCAGAGATCGCGTATGCCGCGAGTATTTTTTGTCCGTTAGCATCGCGGTATGGGATTGGCGTGTTTCTTCCAGTTCCGTCGTCTGTTTTTGACTTTCTGATTTTTACGATTAGACCGTCATCTGTAAACTCCAGATCATCAACTCTGAGGTGACGGATTTCGCTTTCTCTGCACCCGGTGTAAAACAGCGCGAGGATAAAAGCCAGATCGCGGATTGCGCGGAGATTGTCTGCGGCATTTTGGGTTGTTTGTAGTTCGAGTAGCGTTTCAGTGATTGCTGCAATTTCTTCAGTTTTTATTGCTCGCGCTTGCGCTTGCGGTTTTGCGCGTTCGCGCTTGATTGCTGCAATGGCTTTTTTAACCAGCGCGCTATTTGTGTGGTCTTGGTGGTTATTTTCTTGATGCCACCACGACAAAGCAGCAACTATTGATTGGACTGATGACACAGCAAGCAAGCTGTCTTTGGTAATGTATTCGCCGTTTTTCTTACGCGACATGACTTTTGCCGATTCGATGTATTCTACGATTTCAACGTCAGTTGCTGGAAGTTTTCTACCTGACGCTTGATAAAGCCTAAGTCTTGATTCGTAGTCTTGCCGCGTCTTTTTCCGTATGGATTTTGCGGCGTATTTCTTGAGAAGTCTTTCGCGCGTATCCGATTCATGATTTTCTTCTAAATCTTCAGTTTCCATCTGTGTCAACTATAAAAATAATACATATAAAATAATGTAAATTATTTTGCGTGCTATGTCTAGTAATATACTATCTTAATCAATGACTTGCGCGTTAAAATTGTTAGTTAACGCCAAGCCATGCTTTGGTTTTCTGCCACCATGTTTTTTTTATTGGTAGCGGTTTATTTTCTGGAAACATCTTTTGTTGTATTTCTGATGCTTCGTGCAGTGTTATTTCAGTTTCGTCGTTGGCGACACGAATGATTAAGCTCATGCGCCGCTCCAGCGTTTCAAGCTTGTCAGCGTTGTATTTTTTCAGTGCCGAAGCCAGAATGTCACGGTCTTTTTCGTGAATCCAGAAATTAAGCTGAGAGAAGCCTAGCGCAGCGCGTTTGGCTTTGTGCCTGCGCTGCGCCCTGGCGTTGGCTGATAGGAATGATTGTGACATGGTTGTATTATACAGAATGTTGAATAACAGTTATTTAACATTCTGCCTAGTTACAAGTTAGAGGTAAATATGAGTGAGCTTAGTCAATCAGATATAAACCAGATAATAAAAATAGAATCGGAGATAATGCTTCAGGATGCTCTTATAACTCCAATGATTATTGGGCTATCAATTGATAAAAACATAAATTATGATAATGCTTTAAATTATATATCAAATATATTTAAAGAGTTATTTCGTGTTGGTAATTTGAAAATCATAGCTTACCTTTATGAAGGAAACCCAATATCTTATGCTATGGTTATTCATTTTCCTGGAGATAAATTCTATCTACATCGCATATATGTTGAAGAAAAATACAGAATGGAAGGTATTGGTAGTCTTGTGCTTAGCACAGTGAAAGAAAGATTCTCTCCTATATGTTTCATATCTTCAATTGGTAAAGAACATTTTTTTGAAAAAAACGGATTTAATAAAGTTAGCATATTATCAAGTGCAGATGCCAAAAAGACACAATCGTTAAGCATATATAAAGGATTAACGATTATGTCAAATAAAAAGAAATCAAAATCATGTCAGTTTTTCTTTCTTGATGATGACGATTTCAAAGAAATTAGAAGTCTTCTTCTTGATAAGTAAGAAGATTCTTTTGAACCTTTTTGCTGCTCATATACTTTAATGCAATCTTTTGTTACCTTGATTCTATCCATGTCAACCTCTAACTTTGCGCTCAAGCCGACGCTGCGCCGTCGGGCTTGAGCAGGTTAATATAAAGTTCATCGCGGCGCAGCGCGGCTTAGCTCAGGCGTTAGGTGTAAAATTCATTTGCCAGATGGATATACTTTTTTAGCTTTTATGTTTTCGGGTTTAACTCCGTTTTCTATTGCTTTTTGAACGGCTTCTTTGCGGTTTGAACCGAAAAAACCATTAGCCATCCAGCATGATTTCCTTGCTACCGCTCTCATATTCTTATTCATTAAGCACCTAACTTTACGCTCCACGGCGACCCAATACCGCCCACAAAATTTAGTGCCGGATTAAAGCTCATCGCGGGCGGTATTGGTCGCGTGAGCTTTGGCGTTATATTCACAAATTTTTAATGGCTTCTTCATATTTTCTGTAGCTGTCCCGACTTGCTAATAATTCGTTATCACGCATATCGCGATAGACTGTTGCCAAAGATTCGTCACTCATTGAACCAAACAGTTCGCCTACTGTTTGAAATGGCAGCCCTGTCGCTGGGTTATTGTCAGGTGCGTCCATTGCATGGAGCAGACATATTCTGTCGTGCCTTGGCATTTTTACATATGACTCTGACATCAGTTCAATAAAATCATTTCTGAGATTTTTAATCATATTTGTTACCTCAATATAACTTGTCACTCCAGGCGACCCATTGCCGCCGGAGTGAACTGGCTAAAGTTTAAGTTTGCAGGCGGCAATGGTCGCCTGAGTTCTGGCGTTATACGGAATCATGCTTATACGCTCTTGGTTTTTCAGCGCATATCACATGTGTACCTGTTTCATTTTCACCGCGATAGCCAGCACATATGCTTTCACCGCTTCCGCTTATACAGCTACCACCAACATCACCGCATAACATGCGGTCTTTTGGCTCAACGCCTTCGCTTCCGTAATGAGTAATCTCAACCCAATGAGCATGTTTATTTTCTTTGAAAGCGCGCTTTGTTTCCTCTTCGCGCTTCGCCTTTGCGTATCCTTTATTAAAACCACGGTGGTATCCATGTCCCCATTGTTGCTTGCTCATATAGTCTCCGTATAACTTTGCCATCAAGTCCGACCATGCGCCGTCGGGCTTTTATGACTTGGTTTTAGTTAATTGGCGGCGCATGTCGGGTTAATTCTGGCGTTAGGCTGCATCAATATCCGAGTTTTCATCACCCCAGATATTTTCAGCCACATAATCCGCAAAGGCTGCAAACATCTCTCCAGCCCTTCCTGTAGCTTCATCAATCATTCCATCAATACCTGAAAATCTTAACGAGTTCAGGTCATTACCTGTATCTTTCTTGAACGATTCAACTATATCTTTATCACCAATCGCCCATTGTACGCAACCAACAAACATTCCCTGCATAAGAGGGTTATCTTTAGTACCCCAAGGCGTAATTTTCATTCCTTTTACAATCTCAGTCATGGCTTATCTCCACAGCCTAACTTCACACTTGAGCGCGACCCGCTGCCGTTAGGCTTTTTGGTTGTTTATGGTTCACAGACGGCGGTTGTCGCCTGAGCTTTGGCGTTAGTTTTAATATCGCATCGCGACCTTACCAGGCATGGCGTATTACCGCTGATATTTAACTTAAACATATTCTTTTTTTGCAGAGGCGCTTTCATATAACCGTCGCCCATTTGCATGACCAATCCATGCTGTTTTGTGCGGAACACTGCCCATTCACCAACTCTGCAAACTCTAGCCCTAACAGTCGTAAGCATGTTTTTCACTCCAAAGGAAAATAACATTATTCAGTAACACCATATTCTCTGCGCAACTCTGCAATCTCTTCCGATAGGCGTTTAATCTTCTTTTTCGCAAACTCAACATCAGGTCTGTATTCCATACCTTTTGTAGCTTCTTCTGCGTCCTTATTATCAACCCATCCACCAGCCTGTGCGCAACCTATGTCCCCATTTTTGTAAAAGACTATTCTATCGCCAGCTTTGAATGTCCCGTTGCCTTTAGTTACTACAAACCGCTTTTCCATACAAGACTCCACAGATAATCCAAAATAACCACCATCGCGTATGTGTCCTGCTTGCAGTATGCAAGCAATGCCGATGTCAATTCCTGCTTCTCGGCGCTGCCGTCTGGAAGCATGATCAGCTTTGCCCAGGCGTTCATTGCTTCATCGCCCTTGGCGACTTTCATGCCCTTGTAGCTCAAGTGCGGCGCAATCACTGGAAGAACATATTTGATACTGTAGCGCCCCTGCATGTCGGGGTGCAGCCACAGCACTTCGCCAGTGCCTTTGATGCGGAATATCTCAGCCAAGTCCCACAGGCGGTCGTTGAACTTGCGCATCTGGTTGGCTTTTGAGATTTCTCCGGTTGACTCCAGCCACGCTGCCATTTCCATGATGCGTCCAGACTCGAAATGTTTGTTCCAGGTGATGATATGTCCGCCGTCTGGAATAGAAGCAAGCATGGCTTCTGCAATGTGTTTTCGCGGGTCGTCGCGAGTGACATGTAAATATTCTTGATGGGTTATTTTCCCATTTTTTCTCTGCACATGCAGTGAAAATTGGAATGGGAACTGCTGATACGGCTTCATCCCGGCAAATCTTGGGATGGCGTATGCCATTGTCTCAAAATCGAAGTGAGCCAGCGGGTATTCCAGTTGCGATAGCTCGTCTTTGATTCCGGCAATGTTGACGATTGGCTTGCCACTGGTTGCCACATCAATCCACACCTGTTGCGCCGCAGTTGCCTCAAATTCAGTTGGCAAGTGGTTGATATGGAATATTCCTGCGTCGATCAGGTCTTGTTTTTTTCTCCCACGCAGGAATGGGATTGTAAATATGCTATTCTCATCAGGTACATGCGCCCAACATTTATCGGTGAATTGGCAGTCATACGGCGTGTTGCAGTGTGATCCTATTTGTTGTGTTGGCTGTGTTGCTTGATTGGCTGTTTTCATCAGCGCAACCGATTTTGACTGTGCAGCGTCTTTCCAGATTTGCGCTTTCTCTGCGACATCTTCCAGTTTGAAGTAGTTATCAGACGGACACAGCTTGGTGTCGTCGAGAATCATCAGGTATACGTTAGTCACGTTGATACCAGACGCTACGACAACGTGCCATTGGAAGCCTACGTCTGGAAGATGCTCAGGTTTTACCGACGTAGTGGCTTTTACTTCAATGATGGTTGCGTTGCCTTCCTCGTCGATATGCAAAATATCGACTTTGGCGTACATATCATCTACCAAAAATGCCGCTTCGTAGATTACCGACGCGCCGTTTTCGTATGCCTCGCGCGTCGCAGCGGCAGCGGCTTCGTAGTTTGTTTCGGCGATAAATACGCCGCCAGGATATTGCGCACGCGCCAGTGCGCCGACTTCATTGCCTTCTGCCATTGCGCGCAGCGTGCTTTCTGACGGCGGTTCTCTGCTGTCGGCATGCTGTTCGTGCCATAGTTTTAGCGTGCATTGCACGCCTGACATGAACATGGTTTTGGTGATTATGCTGCCGCCCATCTTTGTTATCCTGTGTGAATTCTGTGTATAATCTATCTATATTAGATTATGTAAACATATTGTAAACAAACAACGGCGTTAACGCAAGATGTCGCAGCAAAAAACAGAAAAACAGCTTTTGGACGTAATAACCGCTTCCGCCAAGTGCGAGTTGCTGACGGTTGATTACAGAGAGATAGTCCCCTATACATCTGTCAATGGCAGCGCCAATCCGCGCAAGTACGGCAAGGTAGAGATTCATAATCTCGCAGAGGGGATTAAACAGTCTCCTGAGTTGTTTATGAATCGATTGCCGATATTGTCAGATAGGACTGGCAAGTTGATGTCGTGCGCCGGGCATTTGCGTGTCGATGCTGTGCTGTACATGGGTGTTACTCACGCTCCAGCCGTTGTGTGCAGCGGGCTGACCCCGGCGCAAGAGGAGCAAATCTTACTGCTCGACAACCCACTACCAGGTGTGAGTGGCGAGTGGGACTTGAGTGCGTTGGAGGCTGGCTTTTCCGATGCACTGAAGGCACTTGAAGTTGACACTGGCGCGTTGTTTGCGAGTTTGCAAAACAGCGGATTTGGTGATGGCTTCGGCGGTGATGGCAATGACTTCGGTGGCGATGGTGGCGGCGACAATATGGAGCAAGTTGCTAAGATAACAGTCAGTGTACCAATGGATGACTTGCTGGCATTTGAAACTGAATTAGATGGAATTATTCTGCGCTACCCCGATGTGCAGAAGAGAAAGAAGGTGGTGAGACAAAGTGGCGAAGAGTAAGACCGGGCGGAAGAGGGTATTCACGCCTGACATTATAGCGATACTGGTGGAGGCTTTTAAGGCAGGGCTTTCAAATGCAGATGCTTGCACTGCTGCTGGCGTTAGTGAAGCTGCTTTTTATGATTGGATGAAAAGCGGAGATGAAAGAAAGTCTCCTGTGTTTTCGGAGTTTTCAGAGACTATAAAAAAAGCAAAGCTTGAGTACAAGAAAAGCCTGCTTAGAAAGATGCTAGACGCTTCAACGCAGAAGCAAGTGATTATAGAAGAAAAGCGCCGCTACGACGCAGACGGCAACCTACTCAGCCGCGAGGTCATTCAGAAAGCCGCGCCTCCACCGTGGCAACCGATTGCATGGCTGTTGGAGCGACGTTACCGCGATGAGTTTGGGCGCTTCGACAGGCTTAGCGTAGATAGCAGGTCTGAAGTTAGTGGTGAGTTGAAAGTCAAAGACGAACGCGAGCTTGTGAAGCAGTTGAGCCAGGATGAATTGGCTTTGTTAATAGGCATCCAAGATAGACTTGGTGCTGATGATGTGACGTTGCAGTGATGGTAATAGGCAGAATGTTAAATAACAGTTATTCAACATTCTGCCTATCTACAAGTTAGGCTTTAACTTTCCATATGCTACGCTCTGCAAAAAGCTCATTGGCAATTGAGTCTACTCTTTTATGAATCATATCAAGTATTGTGAAAATGACTTTTTCATCTTTCGACTCGGTAGCGATAAAAACGCAGCAATCTACTAATGACGTGATCGCAACTGCGCGGTTTGTTTTACGTTTTGCTAGATATTTTACAAGTTCCTCTGTAAGCTTCTCAGATTCATTCATTATATCGTCTGTGTTCATATGTATCCTAAAGGCAAAAGCCTAACTTGGCGGTCAAGGCCGACCCATTGCCGCCGGTTTAAATTGGTTAATTAAAGCTCATAGGCGGCAATGGTCGCCTGAGTTCGGGCGTTATCTTTATTCACTGCGCGAAGCCCGCCAAAATCTTTTCAATTTAATTGCCTGCTGACTTCTTGAAACATCACGACATACAAAATAAACCTGATGCTTTTTTACCCGCGCAATTAATTTCCCGAATGGTAAAGCATCAAGCATACTAGCTTCAGTTACGCGATTCATATAACCGCGCCATTTTTTACGTCCACAGTAATAGAGATGCATTTTGCTGACTTCTTATAGCTATAAAAAAAGCACAGTCACGGAATCGAACCGCAACACACCGGCATTTCAAGACGCCTTTGCCTATTGGAGCCAGTGATGCTTCGTACCGATGTGGCAATTTCAAGCGCTCGGCGGGCGCTTCTCATGACGGCTTAGCCACTTGCCTTTTTTTTTTACCGCTCGCTTTGTTTTCCACGGTGAGCGATATTCAAGAATTTCTGTTACTGATTCATCTTATGGTCATGTCATCCAAATTCAGCATGATAACTTTTCCTCACTATGCCTTGGATACTCCTGCAAAACAACACCATCCAAAACAGCATATCTCGGCGTCCGCATTTTCTCAAACGCATGACCGTGTGCGAGATGGATAGGCGTTTTTTTACACGCACCAGGATTGATATGATCACCGATTATTGGCGCGTAAGTTCCCCATTGTTTGAAGAAGAATGCTACGTTATTCTCGCGGCACTGGCGCAAGATATTGCGCACCCAATTCGGATGCATTGCACGGGCTTTGCGTCCAGACTCTCCGCCGACAATCGCCCAATCAATCCCGCTTAAATCGACGTTCGGTATATCGCTAAGCAGCGGCTCAAGCGATATAAATTTCACGGCAGCGCTAGAGTTGCGAAGATGCTCTATCCTGCCAATGTAATCAGCATTTTCAACGGTTACACCAAGCCATATGTTGCGTGGCAATTTGTCGCCAGCGTGGTTTCTCCATACAGACTCAAGAAGCTCTATGCGCTCAGCGCGCTTCGTAAGAACTTGTACAGTATGGCGCGGGTTATCTGCTATTGCGATCAGCGTCTTTAATATTTCGTGCTCGCCAAATCGCTCATGAAGAGTGTCTGACATGCTGTTCAGGAAGAACACAGTCGGCTTGCGTGTTTTGTAAAGCGTTTGCAGTTCTTCTTCGTGAAACTGCACGTCATGAAACTTTCGTCCGGCGTACTTTTCCAAGTGCGGCATTTTAGCAAGTCTCTGCTCCATCAGAAGCTTAGCGTAACACCATTTGCAACCAGGCGATGTTTCGGTGCAGCCTGTCGCTGAGTTTAGTGTTTTTTGTGTCCATGCGATGTTAGACATTTCATCCTCGATGCAAATATCTCAGTTAATGCACATAAAAAAGAGTGAGCGTACCCGGCAATCGGTGGTGAATTCATGATTCCGTCTCCCGCATTTCCAAATTGAGTTCCCAATTTGAGGTACAGAGTTTTTCAGTCGCGGCCACTCTTTTTTATATACACTATCTAAAAATGTAATCAGAAATAAATACGCATAGACATATGTTAACAAAATTAAAACCAATTTGTAAACACTAATTTTTCAACACGCCTCTTACGCGAGCAATGAACTCACCTTTTGATTCATGCTCCGTGGTCACAATTGACTGCAAGTGCCGCAGCTTTTCTTCTGCCGCAACAAGCCTGTCAATCAATGAAGGTTGTCTACCGTCACCATTCCGCACACCGAATGCTACGACATTAGAAAGCCACATCTCGCGGCTTTGAATATCTGTCATACCGCGTCTCATGACGCTGACTCCAGCCAGATTTCTGCTGTCGTGACATAGCCCAAGCGTCAGCGTATTGAGGTGTTCGATATAGGCGCTGTTGAGTGCCGCTTTGCCCTGCTCAAATACCAGCGGAATACCTGGTTGGATGACAACCAGGTGACTGAAGTATTTGCTCAATGCATCGAAGCATTGCGCCATGTATTCTTTCAGTGCTGGCGCGTCAACTTCGGTGTCACCCTGTATGTCAGCAAGCGTGTACGCCATGAAGTCGATTGGCGTGCGGTCGGTGATGAAATGTTGAGTACCTTCCCACACGGCTTTCGCCTCGGCGAGAATCAAGCCCTGAATCCACAGGCGCATCGAAAAGCTCATGGGCTTTGCCGGGTCTAAGCCATGACGCTCGAACACGTCGCTGGTACTGATTTGCACGAACGGAATATTATTTATCTCGGCATAGCGCCGAGCCAGCGTGGTCTTGCCAGTTCGGTGTGCGCCGCATAGCCCGATACTCGTACTCATACTCATACTGCCACCTCAGCAAATATCCGTGGATGCGGTCTGTAGTCGTGTATAACCACATCACTGTAGTCATAGGAAAATAAATCACGCGCTTTACGCAGTTCAAGCCGAGGAAGCTCTAGTGGTTGGCGAGATAGTTGTAATTCAACTTGGTCTGTGTGGTTACTGTAAATATGGCAGTCACCACCTGTCCAAATGAGTTCGCCAACGCGCAAGTTGCATTGCTGCGCTACCATGTGTGTTAGCAGCGCATAAGACGCGATGTTGAACGGAACGCCCAGGAACGCATCGGCTGATCGCTGGTAAACTTGGCAACTCAGCGCGCCGTTGGCGACATAGAACTGAAACAGCATGTGACACGGCGGTAGCGCCATGTGTTTCAGTTCCGCGACGTTCCATGCGCTGACGATGAGACGGCGGGAATCTGGATTCTTTTTGATGTCGTGTAGAACTTCGGCGAGTTGGTCGATATGCTCGCCATGCTCTGACGGCCAGCTACGCCATTGCGCACCGTACACCGGGCCTAAATTGCCGTCGGCGTCAGCCCATTCGTCCCAAATCGTCACGCCGTTGTCGCGTAGGTAATTGACGTTGGTATCACCGCGCAAAAACCACAGCAATTCATAAATAATGCTGCGTAAGTGGACATGCTTCGTTGTCACCAGGGGGAAGCCGTGGCGCAAGTTGAATCGCATCTGGTAGCCGAATACGCTGGTGGTTCCGGTTCCGGTGCGGTCAGCTTTGGTTACGCCATTGTTTCTGATGTGGCGGAGGAAGTCGAGGTATTGGTGCATTGTTTACTCTCCATTAAACCAAGATTTAACCTGGCGAAACTTACTCGCAGCAACGTCAGCGATTCCGCACTTATCTTCCTGTGCAATCATTTTGTTACGTAAGTTGTTGTAGGCATCGTGATTCCACCATCCCCATACTGAAGCAATAACAGCCCATAAAAACAGTAGCTTTCTCATGCCTAACCGACCTTTTAAGTAAGTAGTTATAAAGCTAAAATCAGTAAAAAAGAGACTTCTGCTTTGTGGCATCATCAACACGGCGGCACGCAGTATCAAAGTGTTTTTCGTCAATTTCAATGCCTATAGCTTTGCGACCTTCGCAAATGGCAGCTACAATACTGCTTCCGCTACCCATAAAAGGGTCTAATATGGTTTCACCAATCATTGAACTGCTTTCGATCATTTGGCATAAAATATCAATTGGTTTTTCTGTTGGGTGGTTTACCGCCCCTCCGCTGTGCGGGCGTAAGCTTCTTAGTATGCTTCCACGCCTGATTCGTGCTGATAGAGCGCCAAAACCTTTATCACGGTTTTTTTTGCTTATTTCATGAACAGCAAAGGTTATGCGTTCGTGCTGCTTTCCCCACGGTATTTCTAAATTTCCAAGTCCAAAAATCTCTTTATCCCATATTAACTCTGCTTTCGAGCAAAGCTGAAGATTATCAATATCTAATTCACCAAAAATATAAACGTGACGACCTCTTTTTAATACTTTGAGAGCAGCTTCTATATATGGAGAAACGTCAAATCCACGATGATCGTTTTTTATCATTTCGTGGACTCCGCCCCTTCCTACAAACTCAATTCCATATGGGGGGTCTGCCAGAAGCATATCAGCATCACCTTTTTTCATCGCAGGGAGAACGTCAAGACAATCAGCTAAATACAGCGTTGCGTCTCCTATAATCTCTTTTCTTTTATACCTGTCCATATCAAGCCCCCACAATCCACAACGGACAATTCATTGGCGCAACAAGCCCACCGGCATCATCTCTTTCAAGATGTACATTAGTCAGCCTGCAATACGCATTTTGCGTATTGGCTTGCATGACAAACAGGCAATCACCTTGCTTGATGCCTTGATCAATTCCTTGACATCGTGGACAACCGAACGGGTCGGTGTAAATTGGAACTTCAATTGCTCTGGTTGGTTGGTTCACGCTTCAAATCCTTCTTGCGTTGATAACTGGTGCATCTGACAATCTTAACTTTATCGGCAATGCCTATAACCGGCATGGCGTAAAAGATAAGTTGCGAGCAATCATTCATGGCGCGTATGCAGCTTGCGCACATACCGCCTTTTGGTTGGTGTGTCATAGCATTTATCTTGGCAGGGTCACGCCACGCTGACCCATGTATTTCCCCAATCGGTCTTTGTACGATGTTTCGCAAACCTCATCGGCACCGATGAATATCATTTGCGCCACGCCTTCGTTGGCGTAAATCTTGGCTGGCAATGGTGTGGTGTTGGAAAATTCCAAGGTGACTTGCCCTTCCCATTCTGGTTCAAGCGGCGTTACGTTTACAATAATGCCTGCGCGGGCGTATGTTGATTTGCCGAGGCAAACTACCAGCACGTCGCGCGGAATGCGAAACCATTCTACGGTGTGCGCCAGCGCAAATGAGTTTGGCGGGATAATGCAGATATTGCCAACACGCTCAACAAAACAGTCATGGTCGAATGCTTTGGGATCAACTATTGTCGTGTTGATGTTGGTGAATACCTTAAAATGGTCGCCACAGCGCACGTCATAACCGTAGCTTGATGTGCCATAGCTGATCAGTCTGCTGCTGTCTGCCGATCTGGAGACTTGCTTTTGCTCGAAAGGTCTGATCATGCCTTGCGCTGCTTGGTCGATAATCCATCTGTCGTTTTTAATCCCCATGATTTCCCCTGATATTTATATTTGACTAATAAAATTAACCGACAGAGTACCCTTCGGTAAATGCGCAATACACTACCCAAGCGCAAAAACCCACGAATACAGGAAGAGTTAATAATCCATGAATAGTATGAAATGGCATCTTGTACCAATAGTGCGACATTGCCAGTAATATAAAAACAATAAGTGACAAGTAGTAGTTAAATAAATTCCAGTCAAGCCAAACAATTACCCACGGTAATTTTGTCTGGTCAATAAAATCTGCAATCATAAAAAAGTCCTCGTTTATTTATTTGGTGTTAGATTAACTTTATAACTCAATCAACCAACGCAAGTCGTCAAGCGTTTTGATTTCTCTCATGTCGTGGTCTTTGCCAGCTTTATGCGGGCTACTGCCAAACTTGCACTCGTACACAAAATACTCTATATCACTATCGCCATTGCCAATCATCCTGTCCAGCGCATCAACCAGCAGTGCTTCGATGTTGCTCAGCGGCTCTATCAGCGGAGATTCAGGCGCTATTAATAAGCCATCGTTGGCTTCATCGAACCTGTCTCGCTCTTCTTTGAGTTTGAGCAGTGTTTGCGAGATAAAATCCCATGTGTCGTCGGGTATTTTCATGACGAAAAAACCGGCGTAGCCACGCGCCGCACCACAAACGTTTCCAGTCGTGCGCCGTGCGCTTCCATCTCATCCGCGCTGAGGTATGAGAGGCGCTTAATAGGTGGCTTATCGAAAGCGATTGCTGTAATCGTAAAGCACTCCGTCGCCAGATGAGGTGGTAAATCGCCGATGACGTGTTTACCACGAATCTTGTCTGGAGTTTCAGGAACAACTTCAGCCGTAACTCCTTGTCGGCGAAGCCACTCTATTACGTTTTGGTAATCGGTTACGATTACTGCTTCTTTATGTGAAAGTTCCATTGTGTTCTCGCTAAAATACCGCAGAAGCGCGGTATGTTGATTGGTCTAAAGTCTTATAACGCTTTTGTTGAGTATAACTTCAGATGCTTTTAAGAAAGCGGAGTTAAAACATGCAGCGATAAGGTTTTCTTCGTCAGGATTATTCGGCAACAACTCAGGGGTTGTAATGCTCATGTCTTTGCCTTGAATCAAGATTCTTACAACTTCTTTTTTGCCTCTGCCATCGTAATTAACATAGCCAACGATCTCATCGCCTTGGTGAACAATCCGCATATAGCCTCGCAAAACTCCCGCCGAAGCGGGAGTGGTTAATTATGTGATGTATGTTTAAGGTATTACCCGCCGCACTTAGAAAACCCGCACGACTTGCACACCGAACAGCCTTCGACGAACTCCAGCACATGACCGCAATCTGGACACATGCCAACAATGTCACCGCTCAGACTGTTGTTAACCAGTTTATCAGCTTTGTCACCCATAGGCAACTCTGCGGTCAAACTTAAACCAGACAACACCTTGCCGATACCATCAGGGCAAGACAGAATCATGCCGCCAACACCCCACTGCGGCGCAGGGCAACGAATGCCTGTCAACTGTTCCGCGATTTCCTTGCTGTCAACACCGGCACGCAGCGCGATTGACGCCAGGCGGGTAATCGCCTGTGTTTGTGCAGTGGCGCAACCACCACTTTTGCCCATTTGCGCAAACACTTCCACTGGCTGACCTTCTTCCTGGTTGACCGTTACATACAGGCTACCGCAACCTGTACCGACTTTTTGTGTTTCACCAGACAAAACACCAGGACGCTTGCGTGGATGGATGTGCGCCGTCACTTCCGGTGTACCGGCAACCGCTTCAGGCTTCTTGTTCGGGTCTTTGGTGCCAGTGTACAGCACTTGCGTATCCTTGCAGCCGTCACGGTAAATGGTGATGCCTTTGCATCCAGTTTTCCACGCCATTTCATACGCTTCGCGCACGTCAGTTCTGGTGGCACTGTTGGCTAAGTTGATGGTTTTCGACACGCTGTTTTCGGTATGCGCTTGAAACGCCGCTTGAATGGCAACGTGCCAATGCGGAACGATGTCATGAGAAGTCACAAATACCTTGCGCACATCTTCCGGCACTTCGTCCATATCATGAACACCACCATGTTCGGCGACCTTGCGCATCAACTCGTCGCTATAGAAACCAAATGCTTTTGCTGTGGCTTCAAATGCCGCATTAGTTTCGACAAGCGGCGTGTTGTCCATCACATTTTTGACGTAAGCAAGCGCGAACAGCGGCTCAATACCACTGGAGCACCCCGCAATCATGGAAATCGTACCCGTCGGCGCGATGGTGGTGACAGTGGCATTGCGGCGACCTCGGTGCTCAGGTTTTTCGCAGAACGGATACTCGCCACGCTCAGCGCCGAGTACGCGGCTGTAGGCGTCAGCGGTGTCATTGATGCAGCCCATAACGTTGTGAGCTACTTTGACGGCTTCTTTGCTGTCGTAGGGAATGCCCATCTCAATCAGCAGGTCAGCGAAGCCCATCACGCCCAAGCCAATTTTGCGGTTGCCACGGGTCATGTCGGCGATTTGCGGCAGCGGGTAGTGGTTCATGTCCAGCACGTTATCGAGAAAGCGTACTGAGTGTTGCACGCAGATTTTCAACTGTACCCAATCAATATCACCATTCTCGTCAACAAACTTGGCGACATTGATGCTGCCGAGTGTACAAGCGTCGTTGGGTTGCAGCGGCAACTCACCGCAGTTGTGGACGTAAATGCCGTTGGCATCGAATGCGTTGACGCCAGGAACCTGTACGTCGTACACCATTTCCTCACCGCATGGGATCAAACTGAGGAAGCGCGAGTAGCGCAGTTTGCCTTCTTCGTGGTCGTGTACGCGGACTTTATCGCCAGTCTTGATGTCTTTGGCTTCCACCCACAACTGCTTGTTAGCGCGGTACACCATAACCATGTGGTTCTCGGTCAGCTTAACCGTCTTGCCGTCTTCCAGAGCGAGTCGAAAAACCTTCTTTACCCCAGTTTCATAGAACCCGATTTGCGTAGTGCGGTGCTCGTCCCCGTTGACCAGTAGCGTAACCTGCTTGCCGACGATAGAGCGCACCGTTACCGCGCCATCAACGGTCATCACCAGCGTATCGCCAGTCACGCACGGATTGGTGGCTTCAATGAAGCCGTGCGCCGGAGTCGGCGCGGCGGCATTGATGCGGTCGATGAACACCAAGCCAGGGTCGCCGGTTTTCCACGCCAAGTCGATGATTTTGCCGAACACTTCGCGGGCGTTCAGTTTGCTATGCTCGCTACCGTCGCGGGGATTGATCAGTGCGTATTCACCGCCGTTATCAATCGCGGTCATGAATTTATCGGTAATGGCGACGGAAATATTGAAATTCTGAATGCCGCCATTGGCTTTGCATTCGACGAACTCCAAAATATCCGGGTGGTCAACACGCAAAATACCCATGTTCGCGCCGCGCCGCGTGCCGCCCTGCTTGACGTGCTCGGTGGCGGCGTCAAAAATCTTCATGAACGATACCGGGCCGCTGGATACGCCGTGGGTAGATTGCACGCGGTCATTCTTCGGGCGCAGGCGCGTAAAGGAAAACCCGGTGCCGCCGCCTGACTTATGGATAAGCGCGGTGTGCTTCAGTGTTTCAAAGATTTCTTCCATCGAATCGCCAACCGGCAGGACGAAGCAGGCTGACAGTTGTTGCAGGTCGCGCCCGGCATTCATCAAAGTCGGTGAATTTGGCATAAATTCGCAGCGTACCATCATTTTGTAGAATGTATCAGCCCACTGTTCGATGCTTTCAAAGCTTGATTCAGCCTGTGCGATATTCTGCGCCACACGCCAGAACATATCCTCAGGTTTCTCTACCGGCTTGCCGTCGGCATCTTTTTTCAAGTAACGGCGCTCAAGGACTTTTACCGCCGTAGCATGAGTGTTTTGGAAATCAATTTCCGGTCTTTGCATTGTGCTTTCCTTTTTGGGTTGTGGATTTTTTGCGCATTACCGCTTTCGATGCCGGTGCAATGTACGTTGACAGCACAGCATCAAATTGTTCGCATAATGTTTTCATTTCGCCAACTTTAAGATAAGAAAACGGGTTTTCGTCGCTGGCATCAAGCTCTTCAGGTATGACGTTCACCTCGAATCTTGATAGATAACCAAAGCAGCGGCTAAAGCTCGACAATGCCATCGCGTACTTGTATTGGCTTCTTTCCTTGTTGTCATCATTTTCAGCATCGTACAAGTGGCTCATTGCTGAGTAATATGCTGACAGACCACTTGATAGGCATTTCTTGTCTGTTGTCAGCATCCAGTCTTTAGGTACGGTTACATCACCGAGAGTGAGTTTTTGTGTCATATCAAACCCCTGTATGCCCAAACCCACCGCCACCGCGAAGCGTCTGTGAGTCGAACTCGTCCACCACGTTCAGTGCCACACTCACAACTGGCACAAATGTCATTTGCGCGATGCGGTCGCCGGGGTTGATCGTAAAATCACCGCTGCCTGGAATATTGCGGTTCCATACCGCCACCTTGATTTCGCCTTGGTAATCAGAATCAACCAGCCCAACCGAGTTGCCGAGCACGATACCGTGATTGACGGCAATACCTGAGCGCGGCAGTATCAGTGCGGCTAATGACATAACCTCGTCAGCAGTTCCTTGCTTACTCATATCAACGGCAATACCAGTTGGAATAATCTCAACTGCTCCGCCGCGAACGACTACCTTATTGTCAATCGCCGCAACCAGGTCGATTGCCGCTGCGCCTGGTGTGGCGTAGTTTGGCAAGTCTCGTCCAGCGAAAAACTCTTTGTTGGTTATCTTCACATCAAGCTTGATCATTGGTGTTTCCTTAAACTTAAAATGGAATGTCGTCGTCGAAGTCGTTAGGCGCTGGAGGCGGTTGCTGAGATTGCAGCTCTGGTTGCTGCGGCGATTCATATGCTTGGTCGTCATGATGACTACTGCTGCCACCACTGCCACGACCATCAAGCATTTGCATTTCATTGCCGATAACTTCAGTGGTATAGCGGTCATTTCCGTCCTGATCCTGCCACTTATTCGTTTTTATGCGTCCTTCGATGTAAACTTTTGAGCCTTTGCGCAGGTATTGCTGTGCTACCTCGGCTAGCCTGCCGAACAGCGCGACGCGGTGCCATTCGGTTTCTTCAATCCAATTACCTGTTTGCTGGTCTTTGCGTGAACTGCTTGTTGCCAAGCTAAACTTGGCGATAGTCATGCCGCCAGCGCTAGAGCGAACATCAGGGTCGCCGCCCAAGTTGCCGATGAGCATGACTTTGTTTAATCCGCGCGCCATACTAATTTCCTTTTTTAACAGTGAAAGTGATGACTTGAACCACGGGGTTTTCAGCCCAAGCGCCAAGTCCGTGAATTTGTTCCCATAAATGCGCAAATTCGCGGCGTGGGTCTACCGCGTTTTTATCGATGCCTTCCGCAATAGCGTCGGCAACGGATATTTCTTTTAAGCGTTCAATCCTTCTTTCTGAAACGTGCAATGTAATCCGCGAAGCCCATCGCGGAATATGAATCGACGGCACATGCTTCCAGCCGAGATTACCAAGCATCTTGTCAGCCAGTGCGCCTGTCGGCGTGTCGTAACTGACTTGTTTGCTTTCGTGTACCTTAAAGCTAAATTTATATCTACCTTCTGGAGATACACCGTTTCTTACCCACTTTCCGTAAATCCAAACCGATTCACGCACCCATAAAATATCGCCATTGATATTGCGCAGGCGGCGAGTCTGGTGTTTGTCGCCGCGTAGCAGCGCGGCGATCATTGCGGGTGAGAAGATGATTGGGGATTCTTTCATTATTCGTCTCTCGTCATGAATGCTTTAATAAATTCCGCAGCCACTTGCGGTACGATGGCATTGCCGAATCCTTTGAGCGCTGATTTTCGCGTGTACCAATAAGTTTTACCGGCGCTGCCAATAGCCACTCTACCGGATACCCCATGAGCCAACGGCTTAAGTCCGGGTTCAATTGGGCGGTACTTTTCGTCTCGGCAGTACACCCAATCGGCATTACTCCAGAATCCGCGAGTGAGTCCGTCAGACCCGTCTTCAAGGATGCCTGACATAGATTGTCCGCAAACTCCCTCCCGTCTCCAGTTCCGGTCTTGCCCATCTTGTAATCCGTCGATCTGGCTGTCGGCCATATTGTGAGTTGAGCAGTTATATCCAATGCGTCTGTCGATAACTTGTCGTTGCGAATTCTGCCGTTTTGATACCCCCCCTTGTAATCTCTGGTTGCCGCTATCGGCCAAGTCGTGAGTTAAGCCATTCCCGGAAGCTTCAGAAATATAGCCTTGCTTCCATCCTTGCGAGTGCCGCCGTTGCAATGCGTACTCATCTTCTCGTCGTTGACTATCGGCGTGCTCCAGTTCGTATATTCCGCCACCGTCTGAAGGTCTTGTCCACCGTTGCCGTGCTCGCCAGGTGCATTCTGATTCTGCACTTTGGTTGTCGGCCACGAACCACAGTCTTTCGCGTTTGTGCGGTGCGCCGACGCTGCAAGCTGGCAATACTGCCGCCCCGACCGCGTAACCTTCTTGTTCCAAGTCAGTCGATACAGTGTCGAGCCAGTCGTAGCCAATTGCTTGCGCAACCTGCTCTCCAAAGAGCGTTGCAGGTTTACACTCGCGGATGAGGCGGTAGAATGCGTACCACAGGTTGCGCTCGTCTTGCGCGCCAAGTCCTTTTCCTGCTGCGCTAAAAGGCTGGCACGGCGGGCTTCCTGTCCATACGTTAGAATCTCCCCATCCTGCAAGCCTAAGCGCGTAAGCCCATCCGCCAATTCCGGCAAAGAAGTGACACTGCTCATACCCGGCAAGGTCATTTGGGCTGACATCAACAATACTCCTCTCGTCCACATCGCCGCACGGAATCACCCCTGCGACGATTAAATTACGCAGCCATTGCGCAGCTTCGGGGTCAAATTCATTGTAATAAACCATGTCATAACCGCATCGGCATAATGACATACTTAACGCTGTAATCACCTTCAGGCATCAGCAGCATGGAACTATTGCTGTCGCCGAAGTGCATTTCCACTTTTTCAGTTTCGACGGCATTGAGTGCATCAAGCAGATAGCCGACGTTAAAGCCGACCTCAATCTCATCGCCACGGTACTCAACCACAACAAATTCTTCTGCTTCTTCTTGCTCAATATTGTTGGAGCTAAGCTGGATTGAGTCGTCCGTCAAGTTAAAGCGCACGCCTTTGTATTTGTCGCTGGACAGGATGCTTACCCGGCTCAGCGCTGATTTGATTGCATCCGTACCACATACTAGCGGTCGTGACTGAGGAACTTGAATAACGCCATGATAATCAGGAAAGTTGCCGTCAATCAGCTTGCTGGTGAACGTGGTGTTGCCGACAGAGAATTGAATATGGTTACTGGAAACGCGAACGGTCACAGTATCACCAGTAATTACTCGGACAAATTCAGTGACCATCTTACGCGGGATGATAACACTGACTTCTGCCGTACTATCTACATCAGCGCCAGCGAGCGCTAAGCGATGCCCGTCCGTGGCAACGCACGTCATCAAATTGTCGCGCAACTCAAACAGCATCCCATTCAGATAGTACCGCACGTCTTGCTGCGCCATTGCGAAAGACGCTCTGCTCATACAAGCTTTCAACGCCTCGGATGAAATTACGAACTCAGCCAGCCATTTAATACCGCTATCGGCAGATGGGTAATCATCCGCTGGCAGCGTTGCCAACACAAACTTGCTGCGTCCAATCTTCAGGTTGGCTTTTACGCCGCTCAGATTAAACTCGACATGAGATTGCTTGTCTGTGCTCCGTAAAATGCTGAATAGCTTTTCTGCTGGAACAGTGATTTCACCATCTTCACCGTAAACATCATCGATAAGTACCGATGCTTCTTGCTCGCTATTACTGGTGAATAACGTAAGTTTGCCGCCTTCAAGTTTGAGCAGGATATTGCCGAGAATTGGCAGTGTTGTTTTGCGCTCAATCGCGCTCATTGCGCTTTGGACGGCTTTTTGTAACAGGTGATTTTCGATTGTAAATTTCATGTTTGACTCGTTAGTAGTTAGTAACAATCGCCTCAACAACCCGTCCGCGATTAATCGCTTTCGGGCCGACGATATATTGGTGCTCGACTTCGCGAACATTGAAATTCTTCGCCCACCGCGAGTAGAAGAACTCATTACGCGCAGGCTTGCCGCCATGCTTTTCCGCCCAGGTTGTCAGCATGAATTTCGCTGGCGTATTGAGACAGAAGGCGTACAAGTCGTTTTCGTCTTTTTCGCTCCAGCCTGACGCAATGTAATTTGCCTCAAGCCCAAGATACGGTGGGTCTAGGAATATAAAATCGCCGTTGCCAGCGGTATTTATTGAATTCTCCCAGTCGCAATGCTCAATCTCGCCTCCAGATAAAGCCGCCATCGTTTGTTCGGCAGAATGTTCTACGCTGGCGCAAAACTTAGCTGACAATCTGTTTTGATTTTTGCAGAACGGCACATTGAAGTCGCCACTACGATTGAAGCGCATCAATCCGTTGTAGCAGGTGCGATTCAGGAACAGCAAATCAAGCGCAAGTTCGTTGACGTTGCAGTTGCTATTGAACCGCTCGCGTACACTGTAGTAATGCCTCTCGCCAATTCTTGCCAACTCCTTGCCTTCGTGCAGCAAGTGTTGACCGAAGTGCATTGGCGACACGCGCCCGTAAACTAGACTTTGATAGAACTCCGCAATGCAAATATTTGCATCAGACAGTCTCGCCCCCTGTTTGGCGCGATTGGCAAAATTAACCGCCACCGCAGCGGAGCCAAGAAAAGGCTCGTAGTAGATGCCGTCGATGCGCTGCGGCATTGACTTGGCTATCTCGCCAAGCAGGGCTGTTTTGCGTCCTTGGATTTTGATGGGTGGAGTTATAAAACTCATGGAATATAGAGCCTCGCAGTTGTCTTTTTGATTGTGTATACAGCAAGTTTACACCATTCCCTATAGGAAATAAATACCTCGTTAACAAAAAATCACCAACCAACAGGCAAAAAAAAGCCCGCCGCGAGGCAGGCTTAATTGGAGGCTCTTTTATCGCCAAAGAGTATGTTAATAGTATACGTTTACACGAATAATGTAAACTACAGCAATGCAAAAACAACCAAGACTATCTCCGCTCGCCAAAAAACTACTCAGCACCGACCGCGACATCCTCGTTCGCGAACTGGCTGAGCGCAGTCTTGTCGAGTTCATGCGGGTGATGTGGCAAGCGGTACGTGGCGAGGACTTGCAGTTGAACTGGCACCACTACGCTGTGGGTGAGCATCTCGAAGCCGCACTGCGATTCGAGATTACCAACCTCATGATCAACATCCCGCGCCGCCACACCAAGTCTTTGCTGGCATCCGCGTGCCTCACGCCCTGGTGGTGGACGAAAGTACCGTCCTCCAAGTTTCTCTACGCCAGCCACAGCGCCAGTCTGTCTTTGCGCGATAGCGTTGACTCGCGGCGTATCATCCAGTCACCTCTGTATCAACGCTACTGGGGTGACAAATTCGTGTTGACAGGCGATCAGAATACCAAGTCAAAATACGAAAACGACAACAGCGGATTCCGCTACGCCACTTCGGTAGGCTCTGGCATCCTTGGCAACGGCGGTGATTACAACGTTGCCGACGACCTCATGGACTCGCGCAAAATCGGTCAACTCAGCAATGCCGACTTTGATAATGTCGTGGAATGGTGGCGCAATTCGTGGGAAGCAAGTATCAACAACCCGCAAAAACACGCCAAAATACTTATCATGCAGCGCCTCGATACCCGCGATATTGCGCAATATCTCATGGACAACTCGCCGGATAACTGGGTAGTGCTAAAAATCCCCTCCGAGTACGAACCGCAGGTGATGATCCACAACCCGCTCGGCTTTATTGACCCACGCACGCAGGAAGGCGAGTTGTTGTGGCCGGAGCGCGGCTTCGACCGCAAGTTTATCGACGGGCAGAAGCTAAAACTCGGTTCATACAACTACGCCGCACAGCATCAACAGCGTCCAGTGCCGCGTGGTGGCGGATTATTTAAGGCGGTAAACATCAAGCGATATAGAAATCAATCCTCTATAGGTGATATTATCCAGCGTGTTGCATCGTGGGATACGGCGAAAAGCAAAAAAGATGGTAACGCATATTCGGTGTGTACCGAGTGGGCAAAAACGCGCAACGGCTATTACCTACTGGACGTTTACCGGCAGCGCGTCGAGTTCTCTGATTTGCTGCGGGCGGTGATTACCCGCGCCGATGCGTTCAAGCCAGACGCCATCTTAATTGAGGACAAGGCAAACGGGACGGAACTTATCTCGCAACTGCGCTCAATGCGCGAGGCTGAATGGAGATTGATGTTGAACGAACTCGGTGTAGACCGGCGACCGTCACTCAATATTGTCCCGGTGATGCCGGTGGCAAAGAAGGCGAGCGACAACCGCGTTGAACGCGGTAACGTGTTTTATGTGCAGGGAGATAAATTGGCGCGCGCAGAATCAATCTCCGCACAGTTCGTCGCGGGAAATGTTTTCCTGCCTGAAAATGCGCCTTGGCTGGCGTTGTTCGAGGAAGAAATGATGAATTTCCCGTCGAGTCAATTCAAAGACCAAGTTGATTCGATGACGCAAGCGCTAAAGTACATGTCGGAACTTGGGCTTGGTTTTGAAGATTACGGCTTTGAACCTGTAACTGGCGGTGTCGGTGGTGATGAATATGAAGAAGAGGATTGGTAGCAATGGCGATTAAAGCACTGAAAGAATCGCAAACCGAAAGCGACGGCGAAGCCATCTCATTCGGTTTGGCGCAGAATGATTACAGCGAGATTTACCGTAATCTACGCCCAACCGACATCTACAACATCATCGGCGAAGCCAATGACGGCGACCTGACAAGATTATCCCGCCTGTGGTGGATGATGCTGCGCTTTGACCCCGACATCATGTGGGGCTTTAACATGCGGGCGACCGCACCGCTGTCAGTGTCGTTCGACATTTACACCTGGGACAGCTACCGCGATGAAAACGGATTTGTGGTAGACCGTGGACTGGCGAAGCGCGAAGACAAAAAGAACGTAAAAATCTTGCGCGACATCCTGGCGCAAATCAAAAACTTCGACGACTATCTGCTTGGCTTGTCTGCCGGTATCGGTGCCGGGTTTTCGCTGATGGAAATTGCCGACGAGGAAGGCGGCAGCGGGTGGAAGAAAATCGACGGCGTGTGGGTTCCTGAATTTCAGCAGCGCAATATCTCTGTCGCGACGCCGTGGCGTAAAAACAAAAACGTGTTGCGCTACAAAACACGGCTTGGCGGTGACGAACCATTTTGGCCGTTTGGATGGGTCGTGCATAAGCACCAAGCAGTGCCAGGCTATCCGCATGAGTCAGGCTTGTTCATGGCGCTGATTTGGGCGTGGTTATCGCGCATGGAAACCCATGGCGACGGACAAGCGTTCCTACACAATTACGGTATACCAAAACTGTTCGCCACATTCCCTGAAGGCACATCGAAAACCGACCAGCGCAAACTCAAGTCGGCAATGGCAATGATGATCGAAAAGGCTTACGGCATTATGCCTGAGCGCATGAACATCAAAGAGCTTGATGCGGTAAAAGGTCAAACGGCAAGCTTCATCAATTGGTACAATATGTTTGGGTCACTGGCTCGCCGCCTGCTGACTGGTTCTGAAAAGGCTTTTGCGGAGCGTACTGGGGTATTCTCCGGTGGCGATATGCGCAACACGGAAATGTGGGACTTGGCAGTTTCAGATTTCCGTCAATACGAGCCAACCACTCGGCATCAATTGTTGACGATGCTGATGTTGCTCAATACCGGAACCAGCGACCTGCGCCGCGTGCCGCAAATCTTCTTCGATATTTCTGCTACTGAAGACGAGGACAAGCGCGTTGCCCGCGATAAAGAGTTGTTCGCTATGGGGTACAGGTTGAAGCCGGAATCAGTGGCCGAGCGTTACGGCGATGATTACGAGGATATTGGCGGTGGCGAAAGCGATGTGGAAATGCCGCCACAAGATCCGTCAGTTGATAGTCAGCCTGAAGATGACATGACGGATGACTCAATCGATCCGGTAAGTGACGATGACAACGAAAGCGACGTGGAAGAGGAAGATTTGAATGGCGAGTGATTTTCCTGATGTTATCGGCAGACAACCAAAGCAGAACGAGAAGATAATCCCCATCAGTCCAGCGGCATTCGACCCCGCAAGGATGATGTGGGATGACGTAAAGCAGCAAGCTTATTTGGTTGTGCCAGATGGGACAGCGGAGTTGGAAGCAGAGCGTAGGCGCAAGCAGATTGAAAGGCTTGCGGCTGAGAAGGCTAGAAATTACGCGGGGTTTGCGAGTGGTGGTTAAGATTGGCATGGATGTCATGCGAAACGGTAACATCCTGCATGTGCAGGATGTTGATAATATCAATACGTCGGCGTTGGTCGGTGTTGTTGATGGCAATGGAATGGTGTTTGATGCTGATTGGGTTGCGTGGAGTGAGCTTGTTGTTGTAGGTAAATCATAGCGCTTCATACCAAGCTAAAAAATATTCATTGTCTCCGTATTTAATGGCTATTATCTAATATGGCGGAAGTTTTTCTGGCTATAAAGCGTTATGGCTACAAATACCAGTATTTTTTGCTTTTTTAGTGTGCTGCTTATACTCAATATAATTCTCGCAATTACCGTTTATCGGAGCAAAAAAACACAAACTTTGGAAAACAGCAGGTGTCGCTTTTGCTCTATAGCAGTCTTCACGCATATCACATGCTTGATTGATGCACATTGTAATATCTGCCATAACTTATCGCTCAAGGCCGACCCGGTGCCGCCGAGATTTTTCGGTTTTGGTTCAAGTTGACCGGCAGCACCGGTAGGCTTAGCTCGGCGTTAGGAGTTCAGATCGCTAATTTTCTCTGCCATATCGTAAGCAATTTTCACTGCTTTATGGCGTGTTTGACGTTCAACTTCTTTTGCAAGCATCATTAAAAAACGATCTGCTTTATCTCCATCGTTGGATAAAATATCGTTTTTGTATGCGTTGATTATCTCAAGCAACTCTTTCTCATTCATAATAACCCCTAACTTAGCGGTACAGCCGACACCGTTCCACAAATAAAGATGCACAACACAAGAATGGTATCCATTGCAACCTAGACTCCAGTAGAAATATTTTACTTATTATCCGCTGCCAACTCAGCAGCAATTCTCTTATCAATGCCGCGCAGAGCCTCAGCACTGCGCACTTCTACCGCGTGGCGCAGCGCTTTTAACGCCAACAGCCTTGTGCTGTACATGCTGATGCCGCCCTGAGAGCCGCGCTGAGGCGATGTAGCATATCCGTGGCGTATAGATTCTGACCACATCTCATCTACTTGACCTGTATAAGCGTTGAAAAGAAAGCCTCTCGCTATTTTATTTGAAAACGATTCGGGCTTTTCCACGTCAGGCAGCACTTTTTCCGTCCAGCGTAGCGCCAGCGCAATCTGAATCTGCTCTTCAAGCTCTTGCATTTTAGCTTTTTCTGTTTTGTTCATTGCCATATCAGATCACTCCTGTTTTTTGTATCAAGCAACAAGTAGCAATAGTTTACACGTTAACACAAATAAACACAACAAAAATCAACGAAAACTTAAAAACTTCCGCACCTCGTCCTCGCTTTCAATCAACTTCTCTGCAATCCACTGCTGCACAAGTTCCTGCATGTCAACGCCATTTATTTCTGACAGCGCAGACAGCTTTATTCTCATGTGCAGCGGCACGCGCACATTAAGCTGCACCACCTGCTGTTCTGCTGTCACTGGCTTCGCTGGTTTATCTTCGTTTACTGGCAAATCTGTCATCGCATAATCCTCTATAGTTTATACATAGCTACCTAGCAGGCTATTTTTACCATTATAACAATGACTTGCAAAAATAAACAGGTTATTATCCGATACATGAAACCGTTAATTCACCTCATCGACTCCGCGCCGTGGCTGATTACAGCCGAATGGCTGGAGATGATTCGCACGATTGCGCAGCGCGAGAACGAGTACCACTCAGTTCTGATGCGTGGTGGCGAGCCGCTGCAATATACACGCACTGTCACCTATCGGGATGGCGTTGCAATCATTCCAATTGAAGGCGCGATTTTCCCCAAAGCCAATTTAATGACGGAAATCAGCGGCGCAACGTCGGTCGAAGTGTTGGCAAAAGACATCTCCGCTGCGGTCGATAACCCGGAAGTCAACGGCATCGTGTTATTGGTTGACAGCCCAGGCGGGCATGTCACCGGGATTAGCGAGTTGGCGTCCCACATTCGCGCCTACGCCAAGCAGAAGCGAATCATAGCCTACGTTGGTGGCATGGCGGCAAGTGCTGCGTACTGGCTGTCCAGCGCAGTCAAGAAGGGCGACATCGTGGTTGATAAAACCGCGCAACTGGGTTCTATCGGTGTTGTTGCTACTTATGTTGACAGCCGGAAGATGAAAGAGGGGCTTGGCGTTGTTGAGCACGAAATCGTGTCATCGCAATCCCCGAATAAACGCCCCGATCCGGCGACGGAAGACGGGCGCTCGCAAATTCAACAAAACGTGGACGATTTAGCCGATGTGTTCGTGCGTGATGTGGCGCGAAACCGTGGCGTATCAATCGACACAGTTCTTAATAGATTCGGTGGCGGCGGCATCCTGACGGGAGCCAAGGCTGTTGAAGCAGGGCTGGCGGACAGGTTGGGTAGCCTGGAATCCGTGATCAGCGAGTTATCACCCAGTCAATCCAAGCAAACTCAAAACAGGAGTCATTCAATGGACTATCAAGCAATGAAAACTGCGCTTGGCCTGCCGGAAGATGCTGGCGATGACGCGGTGGCTGAGGCGGTCGGTAATCTGATCGCCAAGTCCGCCAAAGCATCCTCCGCTATCGAAACGATGCAAGCCAACTTGAAAGCGCAAGACGAAAAAATCGCGGCAATTCTTGCCGATAAACAATCCACTGCTGCCCCCGCCGCAACTACCAAAGGTAATGATGTTCTGCCCGATCAGAGTGTGCTGATGGAGCAGAAAGAAATCATCGCCAAGCTGACGGAAAAACTGGAAGCCCAAGAGCGCGACGCGAAAGCCCGCGAGTTGGAATCCCTGATTGCCGAAGCTCAAGCCAGCGGCAAGCTGGTCAGCCAAGCCGAAGTCACCTGGGCTAAGCGCATGGGTGCGCAAAACATCGACGGACTGAAAGAGTATTTGGCGGCATGTACGCCGATGCGTGCGTTTGCAGCTTCTCAAACCGGCGGCGTCCACGAATACGACGAAGACAGCGGCTTGACCATCGCGCAGTCTACCATCGCGCGTCAAATGGGCTTGGATGCTGATGCGTTCAAAAAATCCGCACAGCAAGTGCGCTCCAAAAACAACCTGCTGATGGGGGGCTAACACATGGCAGCTTTAACCGCAGACCGCGCCACCCCTGAGCGCAAAGGCGACGAGTTCAACCGTCCGGTTGCCGCGACCACCACTTGCTACGCAGGCGGTATCGCCGTGTTGAATGCGACGGGTTATTCCGCGCCCGGCAGCACCGCAACCGGCTTGATTGCAGATGGCGTTTACCAAGCAACGGTCGATAACTCGGCTGGCGCTGATGGTGCCGTCAACGTGCTGGTACGCAAAGGCGTGTTCCGCTTTGGTAACTCGGCGGCGGCTGACGAAATCACCGCAGCGCAAATTGGCGACACTTGCTATATCGTCGATGACCAAACCGTTGCGAAAACCGACGGCACTGGCACGCGATCCGCCGCTGGCAAAATTGTCGATTTAGACACCACGGGTGTCTGGGTCGAAATCAAGTAAGGAGATAGACATGATCATCAATCGCAGTAACCTGAGCGATCTGTTTATCGCTTACAACGCCGCGTTCAACATGGGGTTCCGCATGGCGGAATCGCGCTGGAACATGCTGGCGACGATGGTGCCTAGCACTAGCTCGCAAAACCGTTATGCCTGGCTGGGTCAGTTCCCGCAAATGCGCGAATGGATTGGCGACCGCCAAATTCAAAGCATGGCAGCACATGACTACACCATCAGCAACAAGCGCCATGAAGCCACAGTTGGTGTGTCGCGCGACGACATCGAAGATGACAACTACGGCATCTACTCGCCGATGATGCAGGAAATGGGTTACGCCGCCGCAACGCATCCAGACCAAATCGTTTTCGATTTGCTGGTGAACGGCACGACCAATAACTGCTACGACGGTCAGGCATTCTTCGATACTGATCATCCGGTTGGTGAGGCAGGCAGTATTGTCGCCACTTCCAACTATCAATCCGGTGCCGGTAAGCCGTGGTTCTTGCTGGATACCCGTCGCCCGTTGAAGCCGTTTATCTTCCAGGTGCGCAAGGGCTATAACTTCGTCAGCAAAGTAGACGAAACCGATGAAAACGTTTTCCATCGCAACGAATACCTGTACGGCGTCGATGCTCGCGTCAATGGCGGTTACGGTTTTTGGCAAATGGCGTATCGTAGCAATGCTACCTTAGACGCCACCAACTACCGCGCAGCGCGCGCCGCGATGAAAACCCTGAAGAGCGACAAAGGCCGTCCGCTGGGTATCCGCCCAACCTTGTTGGTGTGCGGTCCGAGCAACGAGTCTGCCGCGAACGAGGTCATCAAGGTCGAGCGTTTGGCAAGTGGCGCAACCAACCCCGACTGGAACAACGTCGAAGTCCTGGTATCCGAGTACCTGGATTAAGCTGAATGACGCGGCGCGAGGTTTGCGCCGCGTCACAAACTGGAGACGATGATGAGCGAAGAACTCACTGAAGAACCGGCAAAACGCCGTGGACGCAAAAGCGCGCAAGCAGGCGAGCCAGATCAAGTCGATGCGCTTCAGTCAGTAGCATCGGAAACTAAAGAGCCATCACCGCAATCAAGCCAAACCGAAATCACGGTGGTCGCGATGCAAGACAGTCGTTGGCGCTGCGGAATGAACTTCGGACGCAAACCAACGGTTTTGCAACTTGCCGACCTGACTGAAAGTATGTTGGCAGAATTGAAAGCAGACCCCAAGCTGCGGGTGACTTAAGGTTGATATGACCGTCTACTTCGATGCAACCGCACTATCACCCACGCAAACATCGCTGGTGACAGTCGATTACTTCAGAATGTACGCCGCCCGCAGGGGCGGCTATTCGTATCTGACGTGGGCGATTGATGCGAATGGCGATTACGTCGCCGGAGTATTCGGTACAACGCAAGTGTCAGCCAGTAATCGCGCCGCGATTCACGGCGGTACTGATGGCGCATGGTATTTCAAAGATTTTGCGACGTGGACGGCAGCGCCGATCAATGATGGCGCAAACGCAAAAGCAGCAGCGGAAAACGTATTAATTCAGCAATCACTGAATCGCGCGGCATCAATCCTGAGTGGGCTTGAGGCGATATGCGGTACGCCGCCGACTCTTCGTGCGCGTAGTTATACCGGCAGCGTGACGGCGGACAATCTCAATTCGTGCTTTACCGCGCCAGCAGCGGACAATGCTTTTACTTGGGCTGATTACACTCAAGACGGCACGCTGAATTTAACTGGCTTCAGTAATGATGGTAACAACGGCAAGTTTACCGTTGTTGACCTGAATACCAGCGCCGACCCACATGTGTTGACAGTGGTGAATGCGCCGTCAGTGGACGAGACAGCCAATGCCACGCTAACCATGTATTACGAGCCAGGACTATCATTTCCGCGTGAGTGGTCGTTATATCGCGGCAGCACGATTTGCGAAGACCGCGCCGCGACGATGCCAGCCAGTAGCGTAACGCCAAAAGCTTTTAGCGATGCCAACGCATTACTGGCAATTAATTTTCTGCGCGGCGATATGTTCTCCGAACAAGAAGCGCAACCGGCTGGCAAAGATTTGCCCGTCAAGAAAGTCGATGTATTCGAGGCGGTAAAAGTCGAGTTCGAGACATCTAACAGCACCGACTTGAGCCGTTTTTCTTATATTCCAGATGAGGTTCTGCACCTGCTATCGCCGTACCTGTGCGCTGAAGTGCGCGGTTACGGCACCAGTGCGTGTGCTGAATCTTCATTAATCGAGGCTGGTGATGGTGGAGATGACTGGTGGTGATTTACCCGGCGATCCATTGCCGCCAGAACTGGTAGCCAGTTCGACCAATCCGCCTCCAGGGTGGGAGATTATTAAATCAGGCGGTTGCAATCCAGGCGACCTGGTATTCAGCGTCGAACGAGGCGGATGGGCTGTGACTGATAAAGCGCACAGCAATGTAAAAGTCTTGGTTGCGGCACGTAAAATTAACACTCCGCAGTCAGATGACAGAGGACAAACGCATGAGATCGGATTTACTCACCCCGTACCCGCTGGGCGAAGTTGTTGGTCTTGCTGACACGGCATCACATCCGAGCAACAAAACCATTGCCGGACTTTTGACGGACAATGGGCTTGACGCAAATTTGCACAGCGACGATGTGGTAGTAGAAATTACGCCAACGACCAGTGTTCACTGGACTCACGGCGTCACGCCTACAGCCACCACAAGCCAGCCTGTGTTGACGGGCGGGCTGACACGGCAAATGCGGATTCCCAAAAATCATAAACTTGCTTTTATCAAGCTTGATGGCGCTGATAACGGCAACGTATACGTTCATCCATGCCGAGAATAGTCCATGCAGCTATCGGTGTCGCCCGGCTACCCGTATCCATATGTAACGGCTTCTCAGCCCGGCATAAGCATAGTCAATCCGCCTGTAGATAATGCTGCTGCGCTATGGATTGATGGATGGGGAATGGAATGGTTGGGTGGGCTTTCGGTAGCGTGGAATGATGTTTCTCAGCGCTACTCAATGGATACTTACAGCGGCACGGTAAATGGGCTGCTTAACACGGTCACGTAGAGGTAACTATGACATTTACCGCAACTGAAAACGATGTCGTCAAGTATTTCGATGCTCTCGGTACTGGTGCAACTGACGATCCATACATCCCTAGACGTGTGCTAGGTAAAAACGACCTTGCAACTTCTGCTTGGGGTGAACCAGTTTTCGTGCAACCACATAGCCTCGGTGCTGGTGTATTCACTTTCACCGTTCCTAAAGCTGATTGGAAGAAGATGATCAATGGCACTGAAGTTTATGACACTTCTGCTGATGCTTTCATCTATTCCGACAATGGACGTTTGAAAGTGACTGCTTCCGGCGGTAATCTGTACCGCTGTCAAACTAAACGGCATTACCGTTACCAACCTAATCGTGGACATCGTTATTCTGATTCAGTCTGGATTACCAGTCCTGGTACTGGTAAGTTGTATATGGTACTTCGCACTATTGTCGGTACTACTGTCACTGATACCAGAACTGAAGTTGTCGGACATGGCTTAGACCTTTCTAAAGGTAATGTCACTGATGGCGTGTTTCAGTGGCGTGGTGCTGGCGATTTCTGGGGTTTCGGTAACTTAACTGAAATTGCACATGCTGAAAAGCTTGGTAATACCACTGCTTTGACCATTACTAATCCTGCTATGCCGGTGTTCTATGAAGCGGTACAAGGGGCGCACACTTTAGGTGGTCTAGCCAGAACTGGTAGCGCAGTAAGATGGGGATTAGGTACTTCACAGAATGGCGTGTTCTGGGAATTTGAATACGCAGACACTTCTAACCCCACTATTCACGTTGGTTGTTGGGATGTCACTTCTCAAGGTGGGCAAGCAGAAGGCTTAACCTACACTTCAATTACTACTGGCTTAATCGCCAGCACTTCAGTTAATGAGCCTGCAATGGCTTTCCGTATTCCGTCTACCCGCACTAATGATAACGGTAATAGTTGGGTAAACACGATTGATGTGATGCTGGCACAGATCAGTGCTACTGCTGTTGATGAATCCAGTTTTGAAGTGTGGATTACCAGAGACAGCACAAAGATTTCAAACATCGTAGGACAGTCTTGGACACCGGATTCATTAACTGGTGCAGTAGAGTACATCGTCAATAATGAAGGTGGTGCTACTACTTTCGATTTCACCAGCGCTGGTTGTTTTCGGCTTTTGTCAGCCATTGTACCGATCAATTCCACAATGAATTTCACTAATCCGTTAGATGGATTAGGTAAATACATGTTAACCCCTGGTGACATTGTGATTTGTACACATAGCACTTCCGGCACTGACAATGTGATTATCAGTGCAGCATTCGGAGCGGAGATTTAGAATCATGGGAACAGCAGCCTATCAACAATACCCTACGCCGTTAAACACTGGTGACTTCGATACCAGTTGGCGTTTACTGGTTCATAATTCCGGTGGCACCGGTGAAGGTGCTGCTGCGATCACTACCGTTGCTTCTAAGTTAATGCTGGAAAGTATTCGAGAAGAAACCGGTGTTAGTTACACGTTAGCTCTAACTGATGCAAATAAGACCATCGAATTTAACAACGCCGCTGCTATTGCTGTACAGATTCCGTTGAACGCTACCGTCGCTTTCCCAATCGGTACTGCTATCGGTGGTATTCAGATTGGTGCCGGTCAAGTAACCGTTTCTGGTGCTGGTGGTGTTACTATTCGTAACGCTGATAAGAAGACGTTGCGACAGTATTCCAGGTTTAGTATGGTTAAAGTACGTACTGACACTTGGGATGTATTTGGGGAATTAACGTCATGACATTGCCTGTTATTCGTCAAGGGCTTGCAGTCAATTATTCAGCCGAAACTAATGCTGTTCAATGTTTGTTGAGTCATAAGCGTACAGTCGGACAGAATATAATTGATAGTACGGTTTATGACCAATCAGCATTGAAAGGCTCGGCGCGGGCGGTGCAGCCTGGGCGGGCGTTGACGTTTGATGGCTCAACTGGTTATGTTAATTTACCGCTCGCAATAAACGCGACATCCAGCTATGAAATCACAGGCCATTTTAGAACATTGTTAGGCGTTTTGGGGGTAATTGTCGATTGCAGGGATGTCGGCGGTGATGGTCTGCTAGTTGCGATTAACGGGGGGAGATTGGCGGTATATCACAACAACATCAATCCAACAATTCAAACCGACGCAAACTACAATGATAATTTATGGCATCGTTTTAGCGTTATTTGGGCATCAGGATTATTGACTATAACCGTAGATTCAGAAACTAAATCTATTGTCAATACTGGCGCTATAAGCACGACGACAAACGCAAGAATTGGTCTCCGCGCGTTTTCAACACCGCTTCTGTATTTTAACGGCTCGCTTCACAGCATCAGCATAAAAACCGATGGCGTTTTACGTGCTAATTACCCGATGGCAGCAGGCAGCGGAACAACAGCCTACGACATTAGCGGCAATGGCTACCACGGTACGCACGTAGGCGGCGTCACACATACCACGTTTACGGATGGCGCGGGGAACGACACGAACAACCAACTGGGCTATTCTGTTGGCGTGAACTATTACGCTAATTCAGGCGATTTTACACAGGCTAACTGGATAAAACTAAACGTCACCGCAACAGCAAACACGATAACCGGCAATGCCGGGAGCGGAGTGCAAAAATATATCTCTATTGGCGTTAATCCACTGCCTACGATTGGAGCTAGTTACGTTCTATCGTGCAACGTAGTAAAGGGATCTGGAATTTTACAGATATTTAGCAATACAGGCTGGGGCGTCGCATCATACCTAAATATAGACGTTGCGACTGGCGCAACACAAAGCGCCACACCGTTTCCTACTGTTTCCGTCACTGACGCCGGGGCGTATTGGCGCGTCGTTGTTGTTGGATTGAATACAGGCTTGGAAAGCTCTGTAAATTATATTTGCCTTGTTGATTCTCTGGCGTCGTTGAGAGGTGACACGGCATCCAGTACAGCAACAATTCAAATTGAAAACATCCAATTTCAGGCGGGTACAGTCGCAACCGCCTACCAACAAACGCTCTCAACAAACAACGTCGGCGCGTTCATTCCGGCGCGTAATGCCACGCTGGATGCTTATGGCAATGCGCTGCAATTTACCGGAAAAGTACCCTACAACGCATTGTTGGTGCAATCGAATTGTTTGCAGTTTGATGGTGTTAGTCAATATATTTCAGCACCACATTTAATCGGTACTGAAACTGTTGTATTAAAAGGTGGCACTGCAACACCTTCAATCTCAGCCGGTAGAATCGATTTCACAGCCGGTACTTGCTGGGACTTACAGTTAAGCGATGGTACACGCTATACATTGTCAGAAGGTTCTGGTTCTACTGTATATAATGTTACCAACAACAGTAACCACGCCACTTTAGTAAACGCTCCTGTTTGGACTACTCAAGGTTCATTTCATTGGAATTTAACTAAAGGATTCCGGCAAAGCGGTGCAGTCAAAATTCCAGCGCTGTTAAGCGGTGTTTCCGCTGCTGACGGTAATCCACTAACAAATCCGGCTATTAACGGGCATAATGGTGCTGAAACTAAGTTAGCGATTAATTCAGTAGGTGCTGCACAGCTAATAAACAAAAGCATTCCTAAAGACACCTTAATTACATTCGGGTCACCAACCACAGGCGTCACCAAAGACGTAAACACTGACGGCGAAAGGAACTACAAAGTATCATGAACATCGACAACTATCAACGTGATTTCAAAATCATCGCCCCTTCAGCTACTTTAGAGCCTGGTGGTGCGTTATTCAATTTAGCCTTATGGGTGAATGTAACTTTTGATGTGTTGAAAGACTCATCACCATCCGGCACTACAACCTACCATTTACCGGACAGAGCGTTAGAAACATCTGCCCCTAACTTCGCGCATGTACAAGCGGTGGTAGCATCCGGTGGCGAAGTGGAAAACTTCAAATGCTTCTTTGTAATTGCCGCTGAAGACTATGAAACAGCATTAGTACCACTTGGATTTAACGGTTCATTTGATGCTGACAATATGCAACGTACCTGGAAGCAATGGGTAGAAACTTCTACTTACGGTAACTTCTATCCAGTCCCTTTAGCAGACGGGCGTTATGCAATCCCTTGTGAATGTCATGGTTACATGCTGGGTAGCGTCCTGGCTAATCTTACAACCGAATGTGAAGTGATTAATAACTTCCAAATTCGCACCATGATGCCAGTTTACGATATGGACGGAACTGCATAATGAAATGGCTGTTTAGAAAGCTAAAAGAGTTTTTCGCTGTAGAACCGTTTATTCAAACCGGCGAAAAGCATTGGCTTTCTGATTCACATTATCAACGCTACAAAGCTTTCCAGCGAAGTTTACGCGTTGCCTACCTTAAATACAGTCTTAACGGAATTGAGGGTTATCAATTACATTCCGACAACGCCAGTATCTTAACGATACTTCAAGATGTCAGAAGTTTTCTATTTCGTAACTTTATCTACACACCTGATGGTGAAATAGACAACTGGGAAGTACCAAACTTAACACCTGCTGGCAAAATAGCTGATGACTGTGATGGACACGCAGTATTCGCATTACTGTTATTGATGTTAGAAGGTATTGACCGTAGCCAGTTACGATTAGCTACCTGTTGGGCAGATAGAGAACGTACCGAATACCATATGGTGCTAGTCGTTCACACCTACGAAGGTGATTATGTAGTTGATAACCGTTGGCAACATGTATGGCGATGGGACTCTTTAGATTACCAGTGGCATTACATGGAAGACGGAAACGGCGGTTTTGTGGAGATATTGAATGGGTGACTTTGCCGAAAGCATTGAGGGTCGCTTGGCTCGCATCGAAGCAGACAGCAAATTAAACAAAGAGCGAATGGAGCGACTGGAATTTGAAATTTCACAGTTGCACTCAGACTACAACATAGAGCGTGGTTTTAATCGGCTTTTCCGGGTTGTAATGATTGCTGTGATGATTGTTTCGATAGGCATATCAGCATGGGTAGGCTTCATAGCCAATGACTATTATATTTCATCAGGTCGTGAAACTAGATCGATTATTCAACAAGAATTAAGAAGTCATGAACACAGAATAGCACAGGGCGATGAAAACCAATGCAGGAGCCAAATATCTATGCCGAGATCACAAGAGTAGGTTTGATTTGGCTGGTCGGCGCACTATCTGCATTGGGGGCAGTATTCAATGCTGAGGGCAATCTAACTACCAGGAATATTATCGGTAAAGTTTTGGGCGGTGGCTTTGCTGCAATTGCTTTTGCTGCGGTTACGGTAGTGGTTTTCCCTGAACTCAAAAACGACACTGTGTTCACTACTGGCATGTCTGTTTTTGCTGGTTATGTTGGACTCCCCTACATATTCGGGGCGCTGAAAAAATTATTTGAGTCTAGGTTTGGTAAGATCATAGAAGATGACAAGCCTAGCGACAAAAGCAATGGCAACAGCGACGAGAAAAACAGCGAAATAAGCGAAAGCGATTTTAGCCAAAAAACACGCGATCTTTTCAGCAGCAGCGATTGGACGCTCGAAGAGTTACAACAAATGCGTGCTGAGTACATGCGTAAAAAGCAAGAAAGCGAAGATAAAATCAATCGCCTGATGGATGATAGATAGGTTAACGTAAGCTCTAGCGCATTAAATCGACTATAGGTAACAATGTGTTGATTTTACTTGGAAAAACACATAAAATTCATCAATATACACAGGATAATTCGGTGGTTATATGGGCATCATCAACACGCTTAAAGACGTTTTCTTAAATGGCAAAGACATCGCGATTGCGTTAAGCGACAACTCGCCAGGCGGAAAAGCACTTACGCCTGAAGAGGCGCATGAAGTCATGCGCGACTCGTTGGCAATCATGCAGTCGGCAATGGGCGTCGAGGTGATTTGCTTCGATACTCACCGCCCAACTAAACCTGGAACTTATTTCTTGGCGCTGCCAACGGATGTCGCTAAAGGCGTACTCGAAGGTCTGCCATCAGGTATTACCGCTGTCACCGTAAAAACCAAGGGCGACGGCGCGGTTGCGTTCCCCAATAAAGGCAGCGCAGTCGAGCTTGGCGTTATCCAATACGCATTGGTTAATTACGAAGGAGACGAAGATTGCGGTTGGCAAGGCCCAATCTTGCCGTTGGTGAGAAAGCATGAAGAAGTGGTGGAAGCGGTAGGCGAAGAAGCCGCCGAACAGTAGTGGTAACAACCTATCACGCACTAGGCGTTATTTGGCGCGAGGTGGCGTGGTTGTTTTTTGAAGATGCCATCGCGCATCGTAATTTTTGGTTAAAAATACACTTTTACATTACAGAAGCGAGTGAGAAAATGGGTAAACTGATCGATTTCAATTTGCTGAAAAGCGCACGTCAATCCGAAGTAACCATTAACATCAATGCTATTGATGTCCCTGTTACCCTGCGTAACTTAAACAAAGACCCGCGCGCCGAAAAGCTGCGCCAAACAGCCAAGGGTCGGCAATACGAAAAAATGATGAAGGGCGGCGGCAAGCAAACTTACGGCAAGCTGCAAGACTCATTCGATGACAGCGAAAAAGCCAGCCGTGAATATTTCGGCTTGGCGCTGCAAAGCTGGCGCATGAGTGAATACGATGCTGCAATGGTCACGTTGGACGAAGATAAAGCCAAATCCGGCGTGCCTACAACGCATAAGTTCAAAGCGCATGGTGTGTCTGTTGAAATCGAAGTCACCCTACGGAGTTCTTCTCTGCCCGAAACTCACAAGCAGTTCTACCAGTCCAATAGTCGGATGATGTCCGGCACGGCGGTCGGTGACGCGCCCAAGCAGGCTGACGAAGACAAGGCAACCGTTGAAAAACTTTTGGCAGTGGTCGCTGACTGGAATTTGGGTAGCGGTGACGAAAAGCTGCCAATCACCAGCGAAAGCATGATGGATTTGCTTCATGAAGACCGTGAACTGGCTGCGTCTATTTTGAATGAAGCCGGTAATGACCTTTTGTTCGTCAAAGCCAACTTCATGAGCGACGAAGCGATTGCTGCTGCCAAGACCACGCCGTTTGAATTCACCCCGGCGAATGTCGGCTTGTTGGCGGCGAATGCCATCAACTTCCGTGGCGAAGTCATCGACAAAGCCAACGAGAACGAGAACTTCCGCAAAGTTGCCGAAGCCGAGGCTGACGCAGCCACGGAAAAGTAATCGCGTTTCTTGAGTGGCAGGAAAATTACGCCTCAAACAAGGGGCGTAATCTAAAGGCACTCAGGGATATTGCCGAAGCGACAGGCATTGTCCCTGACGAACTCAAGGAAATCGAGGATAAGCGCCCTGACATGTCGTTCATCGACATGGAGTTGTTGAAAGCGTATTACTGGCTACGCAACTCAAATCCGGGTGGCGGCTTTGGGCATAATCCGATACCGCCTAGCGCTTACCTGGAGTTTGCTAACCTGCTATTCAGCGATATGATACTCAGTATCAGCATCGCTGTTTTGATCCCCGGATTTGCCGATGTGATGCACGCAGTCGATGCCGCGTTTCTCCGCCTCGAAAGCGAGAAGGAAAAGGCAAAAAGCAAGAGTTCAAAGAGCGCGCCGAAGCCGTCACGCGGCAAGAAGCATTAACCCAAGCCGGACAGGTAGAGATACCTGCCCGGCTTTACTGTATGGGGTAGTCACGATGTACACTAAGCACGCAGATATTGTCGGCGATATAGAGCAGCGTTTTATCGACGGATGGGGTCTGCTGCAATCCGGCACCATCGATGCTGTCGCGCCAAACAAGTTCCAGTCAAGCGACATCGGCGCGTTCGACGGCTTCGAGCCTGGTCATTGGCTAGAGTCGCGCGACGGACTTGGCGCGAACAACGGCAAGCTATTCACCATCGCGGCTGTCAACACGTCAGTTTCACCCTTCAGCATCACCGTGGCAGAGTCAGTTACATCCGCGTCAGGCGATGGTGACGAGCAGTTGTTCATGTGGTACACGCCTGCTTACTTCATCACCACGGACGAAGGCGGCAAGTGGATTGTTGGCGAGTTACCGCAAGATAAGCCATATGTGGAATTGGAGATGGTCGGCGAGCGCGAATCGCATCTGTGCTATTCGCCGCCGAGTTGGAAGCTGGAAGGCTTGCTGGATATTCGCTTGCATGTCCCTGAAAGTGCGTTTGTCAGTTTCGATTTCAAAGACCGCTGCGATGCGATTTTCAAGGACTGGACATGTGGTTCATTGCATTTCACCGTTAGTAACGGCGTGCGCCGCCGCGTGGAAACTACCAATGAACGCAAGGACGGTTATCGGACGCGGATTTGTTCGTATAACTGGTGGGCGGAGTTGGTTAAGGGGTGAGCGTTTTCGATAGCCACCAGTTATTCCCGTAACTGGTGGCTATCATGGGCGCAAACCATACCCTGAAAGGACTGGAGGGTTCTTATTTTCTCTTCACCACGCTCCGCGTTGGAATGAGAGTGATTGAATTTAGGCGGGGCTGTTAGCACAACCCCTTGACTTTGTTTCGGCAAAAAAGCAAAGCCCGTTGCATTACGATGCCAGCGTGCATTTTATCGTGTGCAAGCACGCACGCGAGGTCTTTGGGGCGCGTGGTTTTTTCTCGTCGCCCGCGCAGCGCGCGGGAATTAGAGTATTCAAATAATCCCCTGCTGAATCAACAAATCAAAGTCAATTTCCATTAGCGCCTGGTTATGACATCCGCCGCACAGGTGAATATGTGAATTTTTCTCGCCGTGCAGTTTTCCGGTGTGATGGAAAAGGTCGTTGTCAAAGTCGGTGATTTCTTTTCCGCAAATATCGCAAGTCAAGACTTCAGCAATAATCGAAGGCTTACCGCGAAAAACAACAACCGCAAGCGGCCACGGAAGTCCTTTGTCAGCGCCACCAAACTTCGGTCGCCCTTTAACAAACCTTATTTCACCAAACGGGATACACAACTGATGCCACCACACGGTATTAGACCGTACAGGAATAAGCATTACCGTTGTAACTCCATCCCATGTGTGGATTACGGCTTTTTTAACCCACTTCTTTATGTCTCTTCCGTATGGCGGATTACACCAGCAGACGCCGATCCACTCCGCAACAAGTCCATCTTGCTCTTTTGATATAAAATTCTTGCATTGTGTGTTTTGGCTGTTCGCCGCCACATCAAGAGTGAATCCGAATTCATCATTAAGCGGCTTAAATATATCTGGCGGCGTTGACCACTCGACAGTTGCAGATTCAAACTGCTTATCAAGCCTCGCCATCAAAACCTTCTCGCGCCGGGAACTTTAACACCCTTATCCGCCAACTTATCAAATATTCGGTTGAAAGCGTCAGCAACATCCGGCGATTGCTCCCTGACTTGCTGAGCCGTCATGTCGTCGATTCTGCGCGTAATGCGCTTACGCACAGTTCGCTCAACATCCGTTGTTGGTTCTGGCAGGTTTGTATCGTACTGACGCAACGTTTCAAGCGATGCCTTGGCGACAGCACCAACCGTAGGGTATCTTTGCGCCCACTTCACAACTCAACCGCCGATTCATTAAACTCGGCAGCAAGTTCGCCGATAGCTTTAACTTTCAGCATCATCTTGCGGCGACCTGGCAACTTTTTTTTGGTTCGCGGGTTTTGGCGTGATGTCTTTACCGTCTCTTTGGCGAATACGCGACATACGCCGGGGAAACGAATGTCTTCACCAGCCGCCAATTGCGAATGCATAAACGTACACAGCGAATCAAACACATCGCCAATTAACGCCTGTGTCGGCGTACCCTCGTCGCCATTCTCATCACGCATGACTCTCTGCAACTCACGAATCAATGTGCCTCTTTCCATTCTCATGCCCTCAAGATAAAAAATACTTCACCACAGCCTCGCGGCTGATCAAAATCGTGCCGCCGATTTTTTTGTATTCGGCGCGAATAAGCCTGTCGTGCGCGCCAAAATAATCGTGCTCGACCATCTTTTCACGCACCACTCTCAAAACCCTGATATAAGCGGCTTTGTACGAAATACCAAGCCGGTCAGAAAGATAGACCGCCACTGGACGGATACGAAACTCTTTAATTGGCTCTCCCAAGTTTTCCATCCTGAGTTTCGCATCAGGGTTGGACTGGTGGTTTTTCTCTGTTGACACTTAGTTTACCCGATTTTATGACATGCAACAACGCTTAGCGCTACATTTAACACAAAAAATACATTAAATACACGCATCTTCCCCTATAGTGAAAGGCGTGTCAACTCATTGATTGACAATCAATTTCACTATCAGAGGATTTTTGCTATGACAACCCAAGTCTCTACCCCTACCGCTGCTCGCGTTGGTTTGGTGTACAAAGAAGAAACCAATCGCGGTCAGTACGAACTGGAAACCCGCACCGGCACGTTCACCGCAGTCGATGGCGCGCTGAATGACAACGACATTACCGTTGCCGCCGCATCGCCGAGCAAGTTTGACGGCTTGGTAGCCGGTCATCCCGTACTTATCAATGGCGGCACCCTGGCTGGCGAAACCCGTTATGTGGTAGCGGTGGATACTAGCGCCGACCCCCATGTGCTGACGGTTGACGGTGCGGCATTCAGTACCGACACGTTGATCAGTATTACCGTCCCGCCTACCGTGAAGGAACTGGTTTACAAGGGCGGCGGCATTGAAGACAGCGCGAGCTACGATGACGAAGCCGGTGCGGTTATCTCTGAAGATTTGCGTTACGGTCATCGCGTCGTCAACGGCTTTGACGTTGGCTTCTCCGTTGAAGATTCGCTGCGCCTCGACGACAAGTTCGACGATTTCATCCCCTCCGTGATGACCAATAATACGGGTTGGGTTGCGCAAGAAAGCGCGTCGCGTACCGTCACTATCACCGTTACCGCTGGCACGCCGGACACTTACCACATTGCGTGCGCAACCGACGGCTGGTTGGCTAACGTGGGTATCGGTCAGTTCATCAAGATGAGCGGATTGGTAATTAACGCCTCCGCCAACGATGAGCCTTTCTTGGTCGAAGACAAAGATACCAGCACCCCTGGCGCACACAAGATTACCGTCAAAGGCCCGCGCGCATTGCTGGCTGAAGCTGGTGTGGCGGTGACGTTTGTGCGGGCGAAGTACATCCGCGACAGCAACACCTTCAAAACCTTTCAAGTCAACGAGTCCGACTCCGGTATTCCGTTCTATCGCCGGATCAACGGTGTTGCCATCAGCGGTTTTGAAATGTCTTGCGACATCGAAAGCACCGCTACCGGCAACTTTACGGCGGTAGTTACTTCCGATTTGGATTACAACCCCAAAGAAGACGATGCCGTTTCTGCCCCGTACCACACCACCGTCACCGCCTCGTCCATCACCGATCCGTTGGTAGGCGCGAATATGGTATTCACGACCAACTCCAGTGCCGAAGGCACGACAGGCGCGTTCTGCATCACCAGCGGTTCGTGGAACATGCAAGAACGCTACGCTGGCATTCGCACCACCAAATGCGGTGTTGACGCACACAACCCTGATAGCTTGGCGGGTTACTACAACACCAACTTTCACCTGAATCATGTCAACCTGACTGGCAGCGTGACGTTCTTGTTCGTGGGTAACTCCGTGAAGTATTACGACCGGATGAAACGCAACTGTAAGTCGCGCATCGACCTGAAGTTGCAGGAGAAAGATTGCGCTGGCGCAGGCAAACTGGTGATCTTCAGCGCGGCTGAAGTAACCATGAGCTTCGCCCCGACTGCCGGTGAAAACGACGGCCCGCGTACCGCCGAAGCTGAATGGACGGCGGCAAAGTGGACGGGAACTGACAGCGACGGCAACAGCGTAAGCTTCTGCGGTCAAATCAGCGTTTTTGAGTGAATCAATACAGCCAGCATGAACCCTAGCCAATGGATTTCAGGCGAAGATGTGCGCTGGCTGAATGGCGCTCAAATGGAGTTCTTATAGGTATCAGCAGTGCATGGCATGGAGGCTATGCACTGCTTTTCTTTTCTCGCTTCGCGCCGTCTGATTTTTTTATGGCGGCGTTTTTTTTAGTCTTTTCCATTCCTGCATAGCTCGATCAGCATTCCGTACTGACCAGCGGTTCTTTCCGCAACTACATCACCGACTTGCTCAGCCATTCTGCGCGCCGTTTCCTCTATCAGTTTTATATCGGGTTCCGTCAATAAAGATACGCCGCGCTCACGCGCAAGCTTGTCACGCATGGCTTGAACGATCCACTCATTAAACGGCAGTCCAAGCGCTCTCGACGATTCTTGGCATTCATCAAAAAGAACACCCGGCACTGATAGCTGCTTTACTTTCGGTTTTCCTTCCGCCACAGCGATAACTCTCCCCATGAATACCTCATCACCGAGGCATTCATCACGATTTAACTCATCAGTAAGTTTAGCTTGCGCAGCCATTGTATATCCTTTGTGTCGCGTTTGGCGATATGTGACGCATATATGCTTGCATCATATATCGTTATGATATAGTATTTGGTATACGAGTATATGTGCAAATCATATATCAATCACATAGAAGAATCAAACAATGAACGAGTCTATATTTGGAGTAATTATCACCTTAATCGTGGTTAAGGTTTTTTGGAATGACAGGTATCCGTTACGGTACAACATTGCGCCAGCACTATGCATCATAGCTGTCATGGTGGCTTTCGATTTCCTCAAGATGCCGAGTATTCCAGGCTTTGATTTTTATATTAGAAGTGCTTCTGCAAGCATTGCCAAACAGGAGTTGTCGTTTGATTTTTTGTTAAATAACAAGCCCATTACTGGCAATTGCGCCGAAGTGGAAGGAAAGCGCAATAAAGCAGATTGCTATGCTGATAGCCACGGCATTGACAAGTATTTGTTTCGTTCGCTTATAACGAAGGAATCGGTATGGATTGAAAACATTAGCTCACCAAAAGGTGCTTCAGGCTTAACTCAGTTGATGCCTGCTACTGCAAGCGGTGAATGCGGTCTTGAGCAAGAATACATTTTCGACATAGATAAAAATTTAGATTGCGGAGCATCTTATCTCGCCAAGTTACTGAAAATGTTTGGCTCTGTTGATTTGGCTTTGGCGGCATATAACGCCGGACAAGGTAACGTGCGCAAGTACCAAAACACGATTCCTCCATTCAAAGAAACAAGAGCCTACGTTGCAAATATAACCTCAGATTTTAGGCAGTATCAAAAAAGCGAGCTAGTGATCAAAGGAGGTCGATACGGGCAGGCTGTTGAAGGCGGAGATAGCCATGAGGCTATCTGGATTTTAGCTGGAATGATTCAGAAAGCCGATGTTGATAGCTCTTTTATTAGGTTTACGTCGCTCAATGATGCGTGGCACAAAAATAAAAAACCAGAAAGCCTGCATACGGATGGATTGGCTTTGGATTTCATAATCTCTGAGCACGACAAGAGCGCCAACTATGCAAGCAAAATTAATGGATGGCTGTTATCTGCCGGGATGAAAGATAAAGATTTTGATGTAATTGATGAGTATAAGCAATCATCAAAAGGCTCAACAGGAGGTCATATTCACGTTGAGTTTAATACCGTAAACGCAGCAAACAAGTTTGCGTCATTTATTAAGTCACAACAAGTTTACGCTGACATAGAACCATTAATCAAAACAGGAGAAGTGTGATGGCAGTTACCAACAGACAGAGAACTGATATAGCCGCAAACTACAGCACAGCCATATGGGGGATGCTGATCTTGGTATTCGCTGCTGAAGCGTACACATGGGCGCGCATGTCAGATGATGAACTCACGCAAGCAATCCTCATTGGCTTTGCAATTGGGCTGGTTTACATCAGAAGAATGCTAATTGCAACTGAAATTATTGCGCTTGAAATCGGGGATCATGGACTTGCCAATAGCGCGCGCATTGTGAATGGGCTTACGCTTGTTATTACCATGTTCTCGATGACATCATTTTTCACCGATGTATTCAATGACTACAGGGTTAAAAGCATCGTAAGCTCTGCCGGTGTTACCGCTTCAAGCTCAAACTTGGATGCCGCAAAAAATCAAATGGCAAGAATAGCGGGAGTTCCAGTTAATGAACTGAGTAAAGTTGGTGCTGGCGGGAAATTCAGCGAATCTGAGTTATCTGAAAACGTATCCAAGTACAGCAGCATACAAGCTCAAATAGATGCTGAACGCGAGCGTCTTAACGCTGCAAATGAAAGCAAGATGATCGTTTACAATAAGCAGGTTGCCGAATTTTGGAATGCTCAATACAACGCCGAGTTTACCAGAGGACAAATCACCGACCAATCATGTACGCCTAAAACAACGTCCTATGGGTTGATGAAATCAGCAGCGAAGGCTGTATGCGACGACTGGAACAGAATTAAGCAATCAAAGCCAGCAGAAACAACCTCACCGCTGATAGCTCAATTACAGGCTGAACTTGGTAAGTATTCAATGTACCATCAGTATGCTCAGCAGTTGAACGCGGCAGAGCAGGCGGTTGTTATTGCGCAGAGAGAATACGACCAGTCTGTAATTAAAAGCGGGAGCGCAGGTGGCGATGTTTATATGCCTGCGATACATCGCATTGGCGAGTTGGTAGGAACGTCACCTGAAAGAGTCTCTACGCTATTGGCTATGACGGCGAGTTTCGCTATTTTATGGGCGCTGCATGTCATGTATAAGGGGCAGTTAAGATTTTTGCGAGATGATGACGGCACTATTATTGACGAGGTTGCAGATAATGAAGCATCTATTCTGCCTGGCGCGGCAAAAAGATTTTTCTCTCGGCAAATTGAAAAAGCCAGAGACAAATTGGCAAGTATTGGCGATGATGATGGCGATAACGACCCCGTACCGCCACGCCCAACCACCAGAAAAGAACCCGCCAAAGAGCAACCAAGCGCACAAGGCAGCGTGTTCGGCGGCGGATTCAGCGCCACATCTTCACCAGTGGTTGCCAGTGCTGGTGTAACAGCCTACGGTGGAAGTCATGACGCAGTGGTTCAATACCCAGTCCAGGGCGCTACGGCTGTTGCCGTTAGTTTTGGAGATGTTGAACCAGTCCAGCAGAAAGCTGACGTGATTGATTTTTTAAGCCGTGCATCGCAACGTGATTTTGCAATGCCTGCTGGCGTTGTTGAATCGGCACATGAAACCGCATCGGTTTCTGATGAAATCGCCAAGCTAAGTCAGTCGTGGGATGAAGTGACTGGAAAAGGGTTTGGGCATCCTGGTTTAGACGAAAATGGACGTGTCATTGAAAATTGTAATGACTGGACGTGCAAGTTTCGTTACCGGATGGTTGTGTTGGGCGAAAAAGCGTCAACTGCTCAAGAAGCATTCAAATGCAATGACGGGCATATATCGCGCTACGGAACTAAAAAAATCCAACCGGAAATAGACTCAGGAATGTGGGCTAATTTCAAACTCGAAGGAGCAGCAAATGCTTGATCCAAACTGGACACTGGCAGCGTTCTTTATCGTCCCCACGGCGATGTGGGGAGCGTTGATAGCTCACAAAGAACTATGGAAGCGCTACGACGCCCGGTGGCGTCAGTGGAAGAATGGCGAGAAAACCAAACTGATAGGCAAGATTGACGCGATTAAAAGCCGCTTTGCCGACCTGAGACTGGCTTACGATAAATTAGAAGCCGATTTCAAGTCGGTCACGCGCCAACTGAAGGTGACTTCAAGCGCACTCGATGCGCTGAAGAAGTCTCGCGCCGCTGATATTGCAGCGGCGCGCAACGAGGCTGAGCGTAAGTACGTCGCACAAGTCGAGCATCTTTCTGGCGAACTCAAATCTGTTAGCGCGAGGTATCAGCAGGCTTTGGCGGCACTGAAGAAGATGCAACAAAGAAGTGAGCAGATGCCTGTTGCGGTTGTACAAGAAAAGGTGGCGCAGGTTGTTGAGCAGTCAGCAGCAAATGAAGTTTCCGCCCACGCTGAATACCAAAATCCTGATCCACACCCGCTAAATATCTACCTCGGCGAAAGTGCTGAAGGTAAAAAGATTTACGTCGGTCGTGACGCATCTTATTTGGCTGCTGGAACTAAGGGTTGGGGTAAGTCAAACTTCCTCAACAGTGCAATCGTGCAATGGGTCAGTAATAACAAACCGAACGTTTTCCGCATGGTCGGCATCGACCTGAAGAATGGTGCAGAGCTTGGTTTTTACGATGACATGCCGCACCTGTTAGCGCCAATCGCCAAAGATTTGCAGTCTGCCTACGAGATTTTGCAGTGGCTTGATGCTGAGGGCGATAGGCGGCAAATTGAACTGCAAGCGCGCGGCAAAAAGAAACTCGACAACTACGTTGAGGATGGTAAGCCGCTGCCATTCCCGTTTATCATGGTGGTTATTGATGAGTTATCGATGTTGACGCGCAGTAAGATGCTGACTGAAGAAGAAAAGCCCATCATTAAAGAATGCCAAGCACTTTTCTTTCGTTTGGTATCGCTGCGACGAAGCGCTGGCATCCTGCCGATGGTCGCAACGCAGTCGCCTGACGCGCAGATTATTGATACCGCGATGCGTAACAACTTTGATGCGCGTATCGCATTCCGCGTTCCAGACCACAATGCCAGTCAAACCATTCTTGGCATGTCGGGGGCGCAGAAGCTATCGCAAAAAGGCGAGTGCATATTTGTTTACGGCGCAAGCGCGCTGACATTGCAAACGCCGTATGTGAGTAATAAGCAGGTATCAGATGCGGTTATAAAAGCAAAGCAGCAGTATGGTAGTGCCGACTATAAACTGTGGAATAAGCGTGTTATTGAGGAAATTCCAGATGTACCGCTAAGCAGATTCGGCGCAGACGAAGCGTTTGTGCTGGCTGCGCGTTAAAAAAATCAACATTAGAGGTCGGTATGCTACATGAAATAAAAAGCGCAGAACAAGCAGAATCAATTTTGAGAGGCTTAATTGGTAGCCATGAATCAAATGAGCCTACTGTTTTTGATTTGGATGCAAGTTTGGACTTTCGTAATATCCCATTGGTCATAAGGAAGTGCTGCTCATGCGGAAATCCTGGTGAATACATTGGTTGGAATATTAGCGGAGAAGGCTTTTATAAACCCGCAATATATTGCTGTAATTGCGGGTTCGCAATGAACACATTGGCGTCAGCCGATATTGTAATGCAAGGCGATAAGGTTATTTATACTTACAATAGATGATCGTGACACACAAAAAAGCCCGCCACGCAATAAACGCATGGCGGGCTTTTTTGTGTGGGTTAAAACTATCTACGTCTACTCCGCTTACGGCGTGCCTTAACATCCTTGCTTGCGCGATGATGCTTTCCTATCACCTTCTTCTGTCGCTCACCGACAATGGGCGCTAATCCAATCATGCACGCCAGTAATAAACTTGATGCTTTCATCATCAAACACCCCGCAACTCAAAAACAACCATTGGGTTATTCATCACCACGGCGCGCACTTTGCATAAACCGTAAGCAGTCTGCACCGTCCACTCGGAACCGCCTTGGCACAGCTTCTCGATGCCTGCTTGCGAACTGACAATCTCGGCTATCACGTCACCTAACTTATCAATCTCTTTGGTAAACATCCAGCCGTGGACGATTACATCATGTCCGTTCTCTGATTCCTTGAATTCAGCACGCACAAGAAAGCCAGTGGCTTCAGGGTATTCTGTTGGAGTCACTGAAGGTTGCGTGTAGCGCTGACCTGGGCGATACGCCGCTTGCGTGGCAACCGGCGTGTGGATGAAGGTGATAGATTGCTTTTCAGGATCAGTCCACTGCTGTCCGACTTTGACCGCTTTAGCGGCTATTCTTTTTAACTGGCTGTACGACATGATATTGATACGTCCATAAATGTGTCAGCCTCACCATCGTAATCAATACGGCTGATATAAAACCTGTCTATCTTACTCATCCAAGCATTGTAGGTTGCAGCGCCACCGCACACAAAAATATCTTTGTTGGCGGCGTTAGCGTGCCGGATAATATCATCAATCGACATCCCGCCACGCTGAAATACAATCAACTCTCGCCCAGGTAACGACGGTAGCTTCTGCGCCGTTCTCCAACCAACAACAACGATATTATTCATTGTCATACAGCGAAACCACGCCAAGTCGCGCGGTTCATACCAAGGCAGCACGCCGTCAAGCCCAATTTGTCCGCTCTTACCTACTGCGGCAATGAGATTGATACTGACACAAGTGTTCATTTGTTCCAGTGCCTCTTTCCGCGATCTTCCATTACGCCGGGCAACGTCGCCATGCGCAACATGCCACCGCCAGGCGCAAACTCACGCTCGTTCGCATACGGGGTGTCATTAAAAATTGACTGCGTAAGCCCATTGTCAGAAGCTTCAGTATCCCATCCTTCTTGCAGTTCACCAGTATCGACCGGCGTATTGATAGCCGCATCTTCTTTGGTTTCGGCGGCTACTCCCGCGAGCATCTGCTTTGAATGTTGGAGGAGTGCTTCAGTCGTGCGTTGGCGTAGATTAGCTCTGAACTTCTTTGCGTTTGTTCTGTTTCCCATTGCGTCTCTCGATGTAAACTTTATTGATTAGGTCAACACATGACACCACGCACTCATTGCAGATAAACGCCTGCTCTCCAGGCGCGGCGATAAGCAAATCCACGATGTCGCTAGGCTGTCCACAAAACGAACAGTACCTATCTTTTTCTTCAGGCATTTTTATATGGGTTAAAAATAAACATGGTGGAGACGGTGGGAATCGAACCCACGTCCAGCATGTTTCACCATGCCGATCTACAGGTTTATTCGCTCTATTGGGTTACCGCGACGACGCCGAGCGAAAGGCTTAGGCGCGGAGAGTCCGCCGATTTAATCAAGCCGTCGCAGACATCAGGCATGACGATCTTGTAAATGACTGCGATTCGCGGTATACAAGCACCGCCGCGATGCAGCGTAGCTTAAGCAGCTACGGCGTAGCGTTCGTCGTTTGCGATTGCTGGTTTGAGTTTTTTTAAGGTGACACTCTCACCTACCTGCACGACATACCTCACTCACACTGTCGAAGCCTTGTCGTCCCCGTAAAATCTATTTACAAATCCATATTGCCGCTCGCTGAGCTTGTCGAAGCGCGCGACAATATGGATTTGTAAATACACTCTAAAATCATCCAGGTTTTACCGATACCTGGAAACGGATGCCAACGAGATTCTGTTTATTCATTGTAATCAACCAAGTCCCCTAAAGGAACTTGTTTTTCAGTATACCACACACCCTGTTTACGCAGCTTTTTTCTTTTCTCCTTGCCAATAATTTGTGGCATCCCTACCTTTCGTATCGCGCAAGCCCGCGAGCAGTATATTTTTGGCGTGCTGGTTTGCGGAAATTCTTTACCGCAGCATTTACAAATCAATGTCGAAGCCTTTTTCATTCCAGAACAAAAGTCCATATCCACTGGATACGTGACGCTCAGCGACATTGATAAAGTCATCGTCATCATCTTCAGGGATGTGTCCATCAAGTAGATGATCGCCAGTTGCAATTGGGTTAAACCAAGTGTCTCTGACAGAGATTGGTTTGTTAATCATATCTTCGACAGCATTAATCAAATGAAGCAAAACAAATTCCTGAGTTTTTGTTTTTTCTGCCTCGTCTGAGGAGTATAAACTGCTTATTAACTGCTTAGATGCCAAGTAATGAAAATAAACTCTATGCGGCTTAGGTGACACACCCAATATAATTCCGTCGTGCGCGGTTGTTATTAGCCATTGCGCAATTTCTTTGTATTCGTCGCAGCCATGCAGCGGGAAGCCGAATCTGCGAATCAAATACATCAGTGTCAACCCAGGGTCGAGAACGCCAAATTTTTTAATAATTTGCGCATCCAATGACATGTCGCAAAACCATCCTGCATCACCAGAATAGCCTTCTATGTTTTTTGCCTGTTGCATAGCTATTAATCCTCTACCATCACAAGCACAACGCCTGCTGCGCTGTGCGCTGCTGTTGCAGTTGCGCGTAATCCGGGTTAAGTTCGCAGCCTATCCAGTTGCGCCCCAAGTCTTGCGCCACTTGCGCGGTCGTGCCGCTACCTAAAAACGGGTCAAGCACAATATCACCAGCGCGCGTACTCGCCAACACCATAGGTTCGATAAGCGCTGGCGGGAATACTGCGAAGTGCGCGCCGCTGTATGGCTTGGTTGGCACTGTCCATACGCTGCGCTTATTTCTCATTTCGTAATCGTTTTTCTTGAGTCCACCCATTTTTGTTCTGCCTGGCGTGTTGTTAAGTCTGGTCGCATCTCTGTCGCGAATAGAACTATCTGGATTAGCTTTCTCTTTTATCGCCTCGTTATCAAAATAATACCGTTCTTGCTTGGCTAGTAAGAAAACATACTCATGAGATTTCGTACAGCGATCAGTAACGCTTTCCGGCATTGCATTAGGCTTGCTCCAGATGATGTCTTGACGCAAATACCAGCCAGCATCTTGCAATGCGAATGCTACGCGCCACGGGATGCCAAGAAGCTGTTTTCTTAACGTACCACTTTTCGATTTACCCGGAGTATCGGCAGCATTATGTTTGTGTTTGTTATCAGGAGCGTGGCTGACATTCCCTCTATCTCCTCCGTAGCTATCCCCAAGATTAACCCACATCACCCCATCATCAACCAACAAATCCCACACCAGCGAGAACACTTCCACCAACTTACCAACATACTCGCTTGGTTTTTCTTCCAGTCCAATTTGCCCTTCATGCCCATAGTCACGTAAGCCATAATAAGGTGGCGACGTAATGCACGTCTGCACCTTCACGCCGTCAGCAATAAGCTTTCTCATGCTGTCGCGGCAGTCGCCAAATAAGACCTGGTTCATAGCTGCCTCTCAATCACCCATTACTCAACATCATTTCAATCAGCTTCTTCTTGACCTTAAGAATAAACTCATCACTGATTGGCTTGAATTCAGAATTGTAGCCACTGCTTAAGAGCATATTGGCAATTCTACCCATGCCGCCGCCAGAGCCATCTCCCAACTGCTTAAGCGCAGACTTAAAAAATAACTCGACATTATCTTTTGTCACGATACCGTCAAACGACACGAAACCAGACGAGATTGCCGCATTGCAAGCTTTGACAATCTTATGCGTCTCACGCTTCGCAACCTTGCGCATTCTGCGCAGCGCTTTTGAGATTTCATCAGGATACGCAAGTCCATCAAAACTGAGGTAGCCGAGATTAATCGCGTGCGCAACCAGCGGCGCTATTTCGCTGAAGGTTTGAGAGTTGATGAACTCTTTGATTTGATTCAACTGGTTTTGTTTTTTATCAGTCACACTAACCACCTGGTCTACAATGTTGCGTACACCGAGCATCCATCTCCACGCCCGCCTTGAACACCGGATGCCAATGCCCGTGGACATAAAAATAATCGCCGTTCTGTGTCCTGTCCTTTGTCTTTAACAGTCGAAAACCTTGCGGCGCAATTGGAATCAGTCTGGCGCTTAACTCTGCTTTGATTGGGCTTGGCTTGTCCATTCTATTAATTTCCTTATTGATCCGGAAAACACACTACTCGACTCCAATACTACTGCCCAATTTTAACATCTCTTCACGACTGTAATATTTTTTACCTTTCAATATTAGTTTCACCTCTAATGGCGGGTTTGCTTTTTTCAAGCGTAGTTCTAAAACTGAACGACTTTTACCTGTCACCCTTGCTAGTTCAGCTAAATTCATCACCGGCTCTCGTTTTTCCCCGCCTTTATTGGCGGGTTTTCTGTAATCAAGATTAAAGCGATTAAACATTGTAATCTCCACGATGATCGTTAATTGCTAGGCGATTTAAGTTAACACAAACAGCGACAAGCATAATAAACGCCGCTAACAAATTTGTCAACACACAGTAAACCAATGCTATAATACCCAATCGAACCGCATAAACACTAGGCTTTTAGTATGCAAGAACACGACTTGGAATACAAAATTGGCGTCAACGAAAGCGACATTGATCGCGCTGGCAAGAAAGTTGACAAGCTTGGCGAAGCCGCCGAGCGTACTGCCGAGCGGTTCGACAAGTCCACGCGGAGGATGATGCAAGACGCCGAGCGCATGGCGAAAAGCATGGAGGGCTTGGCGCAATTTGCCGAGCTTGCCAAAACCGCACGCGAGTTCGAGCAGTTCCAGAAGAATGCCGTCAAAGTCAGTGGCGCACTAGACGCGAAAAGCCTAAACCAATCCGCGTCCGCTATCGGCAACATCACCAAGCAAGTGCGTGAACTCAACAAAGAACTGGACAAGACCGGCAAAAAGGCAGCAGGGATTGGCGGGACGGCGGTAATCAATCAAAAAATCACCGTGTCTGTCGATGGAGACGGCGTCAAAGCACTCGACGACGCATTGACTTCTACGCAAAAACTGAAGCAGGCGAATGAAGAACTCATCAAGTCTTTCCAAGAACTTCGTGCCGAGAGAGAAAAAATTGCGGCTCTACCTGCGCCTGTTGCCGCGAACACGCAAGCAGATACCCAAGCGTTAAAAGAAAACACCGCAGCCACCCGCGAGGCGACCGCCGCCAGCAGTGGTCACAGTTTAATGTTGGCAAGCATGGCGGTTAGTGCAGTTCGCAACCGTGAGGAGATTGCTAAGCTTGCCGTTGCCACTTACGGGTTGGCGCAAAGCATGAACACGTTTACCAAAGTCAGTGTGATCATGCAAACGCTCTCCGGCTTGAACAATATTTTAGTAATTTCATACGTCAGCTTAGACAGGCTGGCGCGTATCGCCTCGTTCGTCCAAGCCAAAATCATTGCCACCAGCGTCGCCGCGTGGACGATGGCGCAGAACTTTGATCGCAGCCAACTGACAGTCGCCAACTTCGTCACTATGCTCCGCAGCGCTGGTAGCGGCATTGCGAATTTCATCAAAAATTTCTCCTTCAAAGACGCATTCTCAAGCTTTGCTTCATTCCTAAAATCAGCCCCGGCGCAACTCGCAGGTTTTTGGGGTTCGTTCAAGTCCGGCGCGGCATCCGCCTATCAAACATCCGGCAAACACATCAAAGAATTTAACGCCGACATCAAAGACATGTCCGGCAGCGCCAAGGTTGGCGAAGCCTCTTTGGGTCGCCTGATTGCCAAAACAGCCTTGGTCGGCGGTGCGGTCGCGGCGGCTGTGGTTGGTTTTCGCACGCTCACCAAGAGCTTCGATGCCATTGTCAATACTGGCATGGCGTTCGAGGAAGCGATTGCCAGTGTCGCCGCCGTCAAAGGTATCAACATCAATACCGGAGACGGACGCAAAGAGCTTAAGCTACTGGAAGACCAGGCACGCAGCCTGGGGCAAGCAACCGCATTTACCGCTAAAGAAGCGGCAGACGCGCAATATTACCTTGGGATGGCCGGCTTCAGCACGCAGCAAATCATGAAATCTACAGGCGAGGTGCTGAATCTCGCCGCTGCCGGTGGCACTGAGTTGGCGCGGACATCAGACATCGTATCAGACCTGATGACAGGCTTCGGCAAGAGCGTTGACGAACTGCCGCACATGGTCGATGTATTCGCCAAAGTGATGAGCACCAGTAACGTCAATCTCGAACAGTTCTACGAATCAGCCAAGTACGTCGCGCCAATTTCAGAATCACTGGGTATGTCGTTTGAAGAAATGTCAGCCGCAATCGGCTTGGCTGGCGACGCCGCACTGAAAGGCTCCATGTCAGGCACAGCCTTACGCCAAGCATTACTGCGCCTGGCAGCACCGACCAAGATTGCCGATAAAGATTTTCAGAAATTTGCCAACCAAATGATTGAAGCCGGTGACGACATCGGCGACCTCGAAGCCTTGGCTGACGATGTTGGCGGCGCATTAAGCGCAATCGGTGTCAGCGCCAAGAACTCCACGGGCGGCATGAAGTCCATGACCGAACTCCTCACGGAGATCAGAGAGCGCACAGCGCACTTGGATGAGGCTGATAGAGCAGGTATTTACAAGCGCATTTTCGGTATGAACGCGCTAACCGTAATGGATGTGCTGGTTAAAGCCACTGGTAGCGCGACTAAGGAAATGGGGAGTTACGCCGACAGCCTGAAGAATGTTGACAGCCAAACCTCTGAAATGATGGCGAAAACCCGCCTGGAAAACCTGGCTGGCGATGTGCGGTTGTATAAATCAGCATTGTCAGAGCTTCAGTTGACGATTTACTCAGGGCTTTCTCCTGCGCTCAGATTCCTTACGCAGTCAGGTACAAACGGAATCATCCGCCTGACCAATGCATTCAAGTTTATGGGTGAAGTTGCGGCGGTTGCCGCTGGTTATGTAGAACTGCTGACACGCCCGCTGCGCAACGTGATTGCCTTTGCCGCTGAAGTCGGCAAATACATGGCAATCTACTTCGGCAAAGGTTTGCTCGACGCACTCAGCCCGCTTGGTGATGCTCTACTGACCATCCAAGGCGCTCTAGCCGCCGCCTTCGAGCCGATCACCACTGCGCTTGCCCCCGTCATCGCCGCCGTGCAGCGCTTTGTGTCCATGCTGTTAGGGCTTGATGCTGCCAGCCAAGACAGCCGCAGCACCCTGGTATTCTTCGCCGGTTCCGCCCACTTCCTCGGCAAAATCATCGGCGGCGTGCTCATGGCAGCGCTTGACGGCTGGACGAAACTGCTGGTCGCTACCATCGACGTAATGGGCGTGGCGATTGGTTATTTTGCCTCATTCGGTCGCGCGGCTGGCGAGGGTTTCGCCCGCGCTTGGATTGCAGTTGAGCCGTTCTTCACCGGACTGATGCAGGGCATGTTGCCGTCGCTGAAAATTGTCAGCGCAGAATTGCGCGTGTTTGGCGACCATCTAAGCGGGGTTTTCTCGGCCTTTCACGATACCGACTTTCTGAACAACATGGCGCAATCCATGAAGCCGCTCGTCGAAGCCTTCAAGCCGCTGGCTGTTGCCGTTGCGCCAACCGTCGCCGGTTTACTGCTGATGATGGATACCGCAGGCGCGGCGCAAGTCGAACTCGTCGGACTTGCCAGCGCCGGAGAGGGTGTTGGTATGCTGCTCGGCAAAGGTCTTGCCGAAGCATTCCGCTTCGCCGCCCACGCCATGCAACTCATGGCTGGCGGTTTGGGTGCGTTGGTTCACCTGTTGGTTATCGCCGGGCGCTTAATCGGCACTGTCGCGGCGGCAATCAATACGCTGTTCAAGGGCGAATTCCGTTTCAGTGTGCTCGGTGATGCGCTGCTTGGCATCTTCACCGACCTCACCAAGCGGGTTAAGGAAATCGACTGGGCGGCACTTGGGTATCGGGTGGTTAATCTGATCTCTGCTGGATTGTCGATTCCTGGCGCGCAATTGCTACTGAAAGCGCTGTCTGCGTATGGCAAACAGGCGACGGCAATGGCGATACAGCAAAGTTTCGCCATACTGAGCGTGGTTGAAATTGCGGTTGCTGCTGCTATCAAAAAATCAATGCTGATTATTGGCGGTGTGCTGTACTCAGCAATGAATTTTGATTACAGCGCATTCGGTGCCTCGCTCATCGAAACCTTCTCCGCTGGCGTCACCAGCGCAGCACAAAACCTGTGGACAGCCATTGTTGACGTGTTCGCATGGGTTGACAGACTGTTCCCGCACTCCCCCGCCAAAGAAGGCCCGTTCTCGACTATCGACAAAGCCGGGGCATCATTACTCAACACGTTTACCTTTGGCTTCCTCGGTGCTGGACCGTCGCTATCTGCCGCCGTTGGCATCGTATTCGGTGTGGCGTTCGATAAAATGCTGTCGCTTAGCGCGCTGTTTGATGGGCGCGTCACATTTGAATCGTTCGCGAATTCAGTCAAGGTAGCGCTGATTCCACTTAAACTGCTTGGCGCATTATTCGATACGCTGGTCATTTCGTTTGCCGCGCTTGGGCTGTCAATCTTTGACGGCACGGCAGCTTTTGCGGCGTTTGGTGATGCGCTGGCGAATATTTGGCGCGGATTTGCGCAGTATGTCGGCAGCATCAGATGGGAGTTGATTGCCGATCTCATCGTTAAAGCAATGGCTATCGGCATTGCTGGCATTACCATCGCGCAGTTCATGCCGGTTGTCGCACCATTATTCGCTGGCTTCAATGGGGCGCTATCGCTTAGCGCTATCTCCTTTGGCACGGCGATGACTTCCGTATTCCTGACCGGCTACGTGAAGAACTTCCTTAATGCCACCGGGCAAGGCATTTACGACCTCACGACTGGGCAATTCGCGCCGTCTAAATACCTGTCAATTGCGATGGGTGAACAGAAAACCGTTGACATCAAAGAGTCTGCTTACGGCTTCTTTGGTGACGCGGTTGCCGCCGTGCATGACGCGGCTGACAGCGTGTTGGCACAGCAGAAAGGTCTGTTGACACCAGTAGTATGGATTGGCGAGTGGATTTCTGACGAGCTTGATACAGCGTTTAGAGGTGACAAAACCAGCAAGGAAATCGGCGGTGCTTTAGGTCGCCTACAGAAAAGCCTGAGCTTCGGCAACTTCGACATCAAGCAAGCATTGCTTGATACGCTCGTCGCCGCATTGCTTGGCGTAGCCACGCTGATCGCCAAAGCTGCCACCAACTTTATCGATGCCATTGATAACTTCACTGTCAATGTTACCCGGTCACTCTTGCGCTTCACCCGCAACTTCTTTACCGCCTTCGTCAACGGCAATTTCTTTGCTGATATGGGTAACGCTTTTGGTGGGCTGATTAAAGATTTGTTTGGCGACATGGGGACGCTGCTGCAAGAGGCTATCTTTAATTTCGAGATGGTATCGCTGTTCCTGCTTTCCGGCATGTTCCAAGAAATCGGGCGCATGTATTTTGGCGAGATGGGCGGATTGATGCGCTACATCAAAAACCTTCGCGCCTGGAGACAACTGCGTGCAGCGTTTTACACGCTGGCTGAAGCACTACATCACGCCTCACTGCAAATTTTCGCCAGTGTTTTGCGCAGCCTGATTACGCTGACCAATAACCTGATGCAGCAATTCCCCTTTGCGCATATCTTCCTAACCCATGTGCGCGACTGGGCGCTGAGTATTTTCGGTGTCGGCGGCAAAGTTCACGATTACTTCAATTACTCGCTGGTCAATGCGGTATATCCGGCGTACTTTGCGGCCATCAAGCGATTGCAGTTCTTGATGACGCACAAGATACCCGTAGCAGACTTGGCTAAAGTGCTGTTGGTTGCCTTGTTCCCGCAAAACCTGATGAGCAAGAAAGCCTATGCTACCAGCACTTACGGGCAAGTTGATCGCGTTCGTGCGACATTACATGCAAACCTGAAACAGATTTACAACGTCACCAACTCATTCGCCAAAAACCAACCGCGTATTTGGGCGGCAATCTTGGCTGGCGTTGATGACTTCACCTACACGTTGGCATCAAGATTCCCCGCACTATCTCGCACCATCGTCCAGTGGGGTCCGATATTAAGCCAAGTGGCAGAAAGCGTACTGGAAATCTTCACCGCCGTCTGGCCGAAAAACGCTACCCACCTGCAATTTTTGATGAATCGCATGTTCATTCAGCCGTTGAACTACTTTATCGACGCACTGAATGCGCAACTGGTCAGGCTTGGTCAAGGTTCTGCGTGGGAGCAAATCGGACGCTTCTTCGCTGCGCTATTCAAGTCAATCCCGACCCTGAGTAAAGCGGCGCTGGCAATTTTCCCAATGCTGGCTAACGCCTTCCGCGACTTATCAATGGTGTCGTTCCAGTTCCTCACCGCGCTGGCGCAAGTTGACCAGTTCATGCTGCGCACCTTTGGCGTCAGCATTCCCGTTATCTTTATGTTTGCGGATGCGCTGATCAGACTGTCTCGCGTCTATCAGGAAGTACCCGCCTCATTTGCCGTGGTGATGAGGGATATTGGCGACTTTTCTCTGTTGTGGAGCGCGTTTGTCGATATGCTATCAGACACCGCAAGTACGGCAGCGGGCTTGCAGCAGATCATGGGCTTTGCATCGTTCTTGTTGATGCTTAACCCAGCGACATCGACACTGAGCCTGATCGTGCTGTTGCTGTCGTTTTTTAGTAAAGAATTGCTGGAACTGAAAGATCGTATAACCGACTACATTGGCGGAATAGATGGCGCAAACGAAGCGATAAACAAATTCACCAGAGTATTTCGCAACCTTGATTCAACCAGAGTGCGTGTTCAAGAAGGCATTAAGTCATTCTACATGGAATTAAGTAAAGGCACTTTATACGCCAGCGTAGCAATTCAATACCTGATAATTGGGATTTCTTCTTTAGCATCTGCGGCTGCCGCCGTAAGTTTTGGCGCGCCAACGATTGCAGCATTGGCTTTTGGTTCTGCAATTGGCTATATCGTCATGTCGATCATTGAGTTTACGGGTTCTATAGACAAAGCCTGGGAAGCCTTGAGTGAAATGCCAAAGCAAGATAAAGCCAAAAACATCTTTGATACGTTAAACCAAGAAGCCGGACTGTTTGGGCAAAACATCCTATCAATAATCTCCGATCTCAGAAGCCAGTCGTCAACTTTAGATAAAATATTTAGCGCTATTATTTTCGCTTTGAAAGGTATTGCAATTATATCTGCGTCAGTTGCAACGGCTTCTCTGGCTATTAATTTAGGCGCGCCAGTTGCGGTTGCTTATATGTTAGCCGGTGCTGTTTCTTTTGCTGCTGCAAAAATACTTTGGTTTTCTGAAGCTATCATTGGCACTTGGGAATCAATGGGTGATCTTGGGCAAAAAGTATTCTCTGCGCTTAGCTTCGAGTTTGCCAATCTTGCGTTGGCATTCATGATTCACCCGCTTGCGCCAGTTGTTATTGGACTGATTCGCGTGATTTACGCCTTCCGTGGTGAGATTGCGCAGTTCGGTCAAACCATTGCCGACCTGTGGGAAAACAACACGGTATTCCGCTACTCGGTTATCGCCATTGTCGGTAGCTTGGCAATATTCACCTCCGCAAGTTTTCTCGCCGCAGCCGCGTCCGCCAATCTGTTCATGGTTTTCAGCACGCTTGGCGGTACTGCGCTGGGTGCTTTGGCTGTGTTCCATGATGAGATTGTCGTTGTATTCAAGGTTATTGACGTATTGTTGACGGCTATCTCTAACGCGCTTGCAACGCCAATCGGCGTTATCCTTGCGTTAATAAACTACCTGTCTGAACTTGCCGGTTTTCTCCAAATTATTTCATCACCATTCAAGTTATTTGCTGCGTATATCGAAGAAGTATTTGGAATTGATGTATCAGGATTTGCGCACGACTTCATCGGCGCAACACAAGACATTGCCGAAACCATCAAAACCTACCTCATCGGCGCGCTGATCCTGCTTGGCGGTGTGTTGACGGCATTGGCTGTTAAATGGGCATTCAACTGGAAACGCATGGCATCCGCCAAAGCCAAAGCCGCCGACTACATCAACAAAAACCCGATCCTCATGGCGTTTGGTGTTGACGACAAGACCGTGCGCAAGAACATGCTGGCGGGGGCGAAGAACGCCAACGAAATCTTACGCGGCGCGTTCTGTAACAACAAAGATATTTCCAAGTGCTTCGGCGCTGGCGTTGCTAAGGGTAGCAAGTCGGCACGCAAGAGCGTTGGCAACCTGTTTAAGTCCAGTGACATTGCCGACAAAATCAGCAAGGGCGTCAGCGACGGCGTGAATGATGGTGTCGGACGCTCACAAGGCATCTTCTCGCGCTTGTTCAAAGCAGACGTAAACTTTGGTGACGGACAACAGAAACTCACTGAAACCATTAACCGGATTAACAAACTGTCACAGATGCAGCGTGAGTTGTCATCTGAAATCAGTAAGTATGGCAAGGGCGCTGTACTGGGTGACAGTAGCTTCACTCAACCGCGCAAAGGTCGCCGCGTCAGCATTGATGACGAGGTGATGAAAGCCGCTCGCGTCAATGATAAAGCGGCTATCGAATTACTCCAGCGCGTCGCTTTCTTGGAAAAGGAAAAAGCCGACGGGCGCAAGACAATGGATCATCAGGGCTTCAGCGGCAAAGCCGAAGCCAAGCGCATGACTGAGATTCTGGAGAAATACGAGCGCACACATAGACTGTCGGCAAAAGACTGGGCGCAAGTCCACAAGGATATGCCGAAGCACTACAAGCAAGCCAGTGGCGAGCTAAGATCGGCATCGCATGAACTGTTCAGAAACCAAGAGCGCGGCTATCAACTCGCCAGCGACGAAGCTTCCGCGCGCATCTTGTCTGCCAAAGCGCAACGCGATTTGGTCAAAGGCGAACTGGAAAGCCTGAAGAAACAGCGCCAGGCAATCGAAGACAATCTGCGCAAACAAGGCAAAGGCTTTTGGGGTAAATCCGCCGACGACGAACTGGCGAAAATCGTCAATCGCGGCGTGCGTAAAGGCATGAACCTGGAAGATGTGCTGAGCAAGCAGCAGCGCGTTATCGACAAGCATTATAAAGCGGTTGCTGAAAAGGCTTCTGGCAAGGCGATTTGGTTTGATTTTGGGAAGATGATTGAGAACTTCTTCAAGCGCTGGGATGTCGCCATGAAGCGCATCACCAATCCGAAGTGGTTGCTGAAGCGCGCTGCGCTTTCTAATGACGGGGTGGAAGAGTATATCGCCAACCGCAAGCGCGAACATGCTGTGGTGATGAATAATATCAAGGCTGAGCGTGAGGCGAGAAAGGCGGCTATTGCAGCGGGAAGAAAGGCGCTGTTTGACGAGGCAGTGAGAAGTCAGCAAGGTGTTTTTTCTCAGCGCATGGCTGATTATCAATCGGCGTCAAATGTTGGCATCCTTAAACTAAGGACTGAAGAAACCACGCAAACCAGACAGGATTCTGCGGCAAGGTTGGCTGACAGAATTAGAGTTGCCAACGAAGAGTTGGCAATTATGCAGCGCAAGGCTGAAAAACTTAATGCCGTACTTGGTGACTCACAAAAAACCAGAAATATTGCGAAGGCAATCGAGTTTCAGAAAAAGCTTATTTCCGAACATGAAAAGCAGCTTCGTGTTATGCAGGGCATTAACAGCGCAACAGTTAAGACTGCAAAGACCACGGAATCAGTGGTTAATGAACAGCAGAAAGTCACTAAGGCAGTTAAGCAGACCGCATCTGCACGCAAAGGCATTGATGTTGACGGCTACGCATTTACCAAGCAAACAAAAAAACCTGCAACGCACTGGAAGAATGATGCCGACTTCTATTCCACGGTGAAAAGTTATGACCCTATTCAGCCTAAATTCAAGCCAAAGAGATACGCGGCAACATTGTCTGAACTTGAGCAACTCCAGAAACTCAACCTATCTCAAATCAACAAATTCAACAAAGAGACGGAAAGAAAAATCCAAGCCATGTGGGGCGGTCTGTCTGAAGAACGCAATAGGCTTATTGCGTCTGTCGATAAGATGGTTAAGCCAAGTGGCAGCAAAGAACCAATACCGCTTAACGAATACATCAATAAAAAACTGACGGACTATCGCGGTCGCTTGGACAAAGAACTTGACTTATTCGAGTCTGAGCAACGCGCCAAGGCGCAAAACCTGAAAGGCAAGAACCTACTCAACAAAGCCACTCAGGAGTCAATGCTCCAAGCCGAAAAATCAGGCGTCAAAGTCTTTGAGGCAAGAGCGCCGGGTAAGTCACCTAAGATGACCAAGGAGTTTATGGCGTTGCGTGAGCAAATGCGCAAGCAGATTGTCAGCAACTTCGTTACCGAGCATCAAGCCGCACTGACCGCATTCAAAAAAATGCAGTCAAAGCGTGAGCGTGCTTATCTTGAACAATTACTCGTCGGCAACTTACGCGGTAAGGATGAAGCCGGAAAGAGCCTGATGCCAGTCAAGTTTAGCATTGACGCACTGGAAGATACTTACGACCTGCAAGAAAAAACCATTCGCGCCAAACGTGCCGCGTCGCTTGATGCGCTTGACAGGTATTACGTGCAAGAACAGCAGCGCATAGCAATTGGTGCTGGTCATGGCGTAAAAGAGAGACTTGACGCAGAAGGTAAGCTGCAAAGCCAACTCGACGTTTACCGTGAAAGCAGCAAAGCTGCTGATGTGCGTTTTTACGAAAACCAAGTCTACGGACTGAAGACCTATAAAGAAAGCGTAGAGAAAGAAATTCGCTCACTTGGAATGCGTAACAGCGACTTGGCGTGGGACAAAAAGCGCGCTAAAGAAAACAAAGAAGAATCTGATTTAATATCAAAACAAATCAAAGCCAATCACGACAGGGTAAACCTGCTTAACGAACACTTGCGCACTATCAACAAAGAAGGCAAGGAGGCTTTGTCTGCGCTTAAGCAGATTGAGCCGTACTACAAAGGCACTACGATACGCTCGATAGATTCTTTGCCGCAACGCAGAGTGGATAGCGAACTGCCGATTAAAAACACCAACGCTGAATTCAAGAAGATGCTTGGCGAGGACTCTGCGACGATTAGAGAGATTACTGCGCTTACGCATGAGATCAGAAGGCTAAACACCAAGCTCGATCTGTTCACTAAAGAAAACAGAGCTTTCGCAAACAGACTTGGCGCATTGACCAGAAAGGAAAAGAAATCTCCGCTTAGCACTGATGAACTTAAAGAAAGAGCAGAGCTACAAAGAAACATCAAGCGCAACCAAGAGTTTCGTGATGAAACCAATAAGGAACTACGCGCCCTAGAATCAAAACTCAAATCCAACACTGCCGACCCCGCGCGCGGTATCAAAACCGGCAAATGCATCCCCGTGTGCGGCTACAGCCAATCCACGTCCAAAATGCAGAAGCAGGTTGACGCACACCTTGCCGACCTCAAAGCCCGCGTGCCGGAACTGAGCAAAGCGATTGGCGAAGTCAAACTGACCAAGTTCGGCGAGCGCGAACTGTCGATGCTGCGCCCTGACGTAGCCGCAGACCGCCTGCAACGCGGCGAAGTCACGCCCGGACTGGCACGCTACAATGAAACTACCGGCAAGACCGATATTTTCCTCAATAAAGCCGCGTTCAAGATGTCAAAAATGGCGGATAACTTGGCTGTACTCAGTCACGAAGCCGGTCACGCCCTCGACAACCACCTGTCACGCACCGACAGCAAACGCCACGCCGCGTTTGTAGCCGCCAACAAGGACGCATTCGCCCAAGTCAGTGCCTACGCCAAAACCAATAGCCGCGAGGCGTTTGCTGAGGCATTCCGTGCGACGGTGCATGGTGCGCCGGTGGGTGGGATGGGGTCAGTCGCCAATCGCCAGTCGCCAATCGCCAATTATGGTGACGCAGCACCAGGCATCGCCGCCTACAACAAAGAACTGACCAACACCACGCACCAATCGCAACTCGTCAATCAACAACTATCCCGCTTCCCCACGCTCACCAAAGCCGGAAGCGCGGGACTGAAAACCATGAGCTTTGCGCTGAAAGGCGTGGCGCTGGCGGCGTCATTCGCCACTGGAATGATTGGCGCGATGGCGATGGAAATGGCGTTTATGTTCGCCTTTGAGTACATCATGAACAACATGGATGACATTAAATTCGAGTTCATGTACATGGTCGATACCGTCAAAAAATACCTCGGCATCATGGAAGCGGCGCTGGTTGCGTTCTCCAGTTCGCCGTGGGTCGCGCCGTTAATTTCCAGTTTGGACGCCGTAACTCGTCAAATTCGTGAAAATTTCACAAATTCCATGAGTTACGTTGCAAATTTCGCTACTCAAGCGCAACAAAGCCTGCAAACCCTGTTCTCCGGCATGGATTACAGCGCCATGTTGGTGTCGCTGCGTGGTATGTTTGATGTGGCTGCGGTTGCGGTGCGGGATGGGGTGGATTATCTCTACAAACTGTTCACCGACATGCTGAGTAGTCTGGCGCTGGCGATTGGAGACACCTTCTCATCCGAGGTGACGGGCGCATTACTGCACGCCACGCAAACTACCGGAGAGCATATTACCAAAGGCAACGTGTGGGTGTTCGACGGCGTAACTGGTGGCATAATCTCCGCCCTCGCGCCTGCCGGTGCAGCGCTTGCCGCATCCAATAATCCATTGGCGCAAGGCGCTGTGGCGCTTGGTAATAATATCTCAGGCGCATTCCACAGCCTGCCGCCGCGTGTGCAAGACGCACTCAAAGCACTGCTGGTCGAACTGACCTTCGCTACCCGCGCCATCAAGTTTATTTCCAACGGACTGAAACGCGGCATCAGCGCCATCTTTGACGCCTTCGGTGAAAACATCGTCCGCGCCGTAGAACCCATCCGTGAAGGCGTGGCGCAAATCAAGTCAGCCGTTAGCGGGCTTTCGCTCAACGCCAAGATGCCAAGCTTGGGTGCTTTCAAGCTGCCTGAAATCAAACTGCCGTCACTTAACTTGGCAACTGTCACCGACGGCATCGGCAACGCATTCAAAGCCGCCTTCACCACCGTCAAAGGCGCGGTGCAATCCGGTCTTGACGGCGCGATTCAATACGCAAAAGGTCTGTGGACAGGCTTTATCAATTGGCTTAAGACGACTGAGAATGGGTTGATTGCTCCGGTGCGTTCGGCGTTTGATAAGCTTCGCGGTATCTTCGATGAAATAAAACTGCTTTCTGAGTCCATCGCCGCACGCTGGAATGGCATGTGGAGTCCGGTTCAAAATATTGTCAAAGCCATATCTGCTGACATGCTGGTTATTCTTGCGCTGACCATGAAGTTCGGTGCGGCTGCCGGTATTTGGGGCGGGTTTGCGGTTGCTGTTGTTAAGTTGGCGTGGGCTTTCAGAGAAGAGCTTTTAAGCGCGGTGCAGTCAGTTTGGCTGGCTATCAAAGACATTGGAAGTTCGCTTTACAACCTGTGGAACGGACTTGGTGAAGGCGGACAAATGCTGGTGATGATTACCGCTGGTATCATGGGCGCTTACACTGCAATCAAGATGTTCGCTATCCCTGCTATCGTTGCATTTATGGCGACATTGACGCCTATGCAATTGATGGCAGCAAGATTAAGTATCGCATTCACGTTAATTGCCGCACTAAAAGACGATTGGGCTGCATTTGCCGAAGAACACAAGGTATTGGCAAACACTATCGCCTGGTCTATTGGTATTTTCGTTGGCGTCCCGGTTGTTATGCTTGCCATGCAGAATGCTTATATCCTTGCTAGAACTGCGGTAACAGCATATCAACTTGCACAAATCGCGGCAAGCAAAGTGACGCAAGCATCCATGCTGACGCTCATAAAAGGTACGGCTATTTGGCGTGGGTGGGCGTTAGCGGTCATGGTTGCCACAAGCCCTGTGACGGCGACTGTTTTGGCGGTTGCTGCCGGTGTTGCTGTTCTGGTTGCGGCTTTGTATGGTCTTTATAAAGTCGGAAAGCTTATTGTTGGTACTTTGCTCGCAATACCAAAAGCTACGCTCGGCATCGGCGCGGCAATTATCACCACGATTGCCGAAGGCGTGGCATCCGCAGCACAATCTCTGTGGGATGCGATTAGCGGCGTATTCGGCTGGGTGTGGAATCTATTCCCCGGTTCTGACGCTAAAGAAGGCCCGTTCTCAAGCCTGACCGCAAGCGGCATGGGCATGATGCAAGCGTTTTCCGAAGGTATTACCAATGGAGCAAAATACCTTTGGGACGCCGTTAAGTCTGCGTTCAGCGGCGCAATTGACTGGGTTAAATCGTTGTTCGGCAAGCCCGAATTATCAATACCTGAAGTCTCCATGCCAAAAGCCGGAGGCAAGCCAGTTGCTAACGACGAGTTTCAGAAATCACTTGAGTATGTCGATAATGATTTGCGCCGCATCATAGACAAGGAAAACGAACTTGCCGTTGCCGTCAAACAGGTTAATCAAGCGGCGGTAGACGCTGCTGAATCATTGCGTCAGCGCAAGATTGCGGAAGAAATACAGTCACTCAGCAAGGAATCGAAAAAAGTAGCTCAAGAACAGCGCAAGGAAATTGAAAAGCTTGACAAAGAGATCGGCAAGCTTGGATTTTCAGACGAAATGATTAAGCTAAATGAGTTGCGCGATACGTTAGCAAAAGGCAAAGAAGGCTGGTTTGGCATTGGCGGCTCAGATGCGCTTGGTGCTGATGCGGTTGCGCGTGAAATAGAAGTTGTTGCGTCTCTCATGCAAGAGCGTGTTGCTAAAGAAGCAATCAAAGAGATTCAGCAGGACATCAACAAGCTTAAGAAAGACGAGCTAAATACATCTGATGCTATTTCTACCTTAAGAGAGATTGGCGCTGGAAATAACAATATTCATCTGCAACGCCTCCAAGCGGTTATCAAAGAGCGAGAAGAACTTGAGCAGGCTGCGGAAGCAACTAAGCAACGCGCACAAGCAGAAAAAGAGGCGCTTAAGGCGATTCAAGACACGGAGAAGGCGATTGCACAAGCCGGAATGAGCGAGCGTGACAAATTCGTTGACGATTTGTTGCGTCAAAATATCAGTGTCGATGTGGCGATGAATCTTGTCTCCAAAAGAGATCAATCTGAATCAGCCAAGTACCTTGCGGCGGCGCAAGAAAAATTATTGCAAGAAAGCATGACAGAGAGAGGGTGGGCAAAATACCAAGCCGAACTACAAGGTGTCGATGCTGAAACCATCATGCTAACTGAGACGATATACGATCAGGTGGACGCTGAGAAAGCACGCAAGATGGCTGCTGAAGATGCTGTAAGAGCACAAAAAGAGCTTACTGACAGTTACAAGTCTAAGATTCAGGCGGCAAGAGATGAGCTTGCACTGTCAAAATTAACCGGACATGCGCTTGAGCTTGAGAAAATACGCCGCGACATCGGCGCGAAAGCAACGCTTGAACAAGCTAAGTCTTTGTACGATTTGCAGGCTGCGCAGCAAAAACAGGTTATCAGCAAATATCTCGCTGGCGATGATTCATTGAAAGAGCAGGCCAAACAAGCATCCGCAATGCTCGCTGAATATAACAAGTTCATCGCCGAAGAAAATAATCTTGCCGAAGCAAGAAAACGCAATAACGAGCTATTCAAAAACATCGCTCAAGAGCAAGAAGGCATTGCAAACCAAAGTATGCTTGGGATTGTAACTGGCGGGTTTGGCAATCTCGATATGGTCAAGTCGTATTGGGCTGACTTGGGTACTTCAATCGTATCTACATTTTCCGGCGCATGGCAATCTGTTCATGATACATGGATGGGGTTGTTCGACAGTGAAACCAGAGCAATCAATAAGCGCAATGCAGAGTTCGATGCAATGGCAAAGCGCGGAGAGAGCATGGCGCTACCTGAAATCAACTCTGACTACGAAAAACTTCTATTCGGTATTGGCATTGCATTAGTCCCACTAATTGCTGGGTTTGCAGGGTTTGCTGGTGCTAATCTTCAGGTTGCGGCAGCGATTAGCGTTGTCACTGCCGGGTTGTCTTTCTTTTCAGGAGTTATATCTCCTGTTATTGATTCTGTTATGAACACGGAAGATTCTTTCGGTGCGCTAAGTGATGTATTGCTGACGACGGTAGCGCCAATAGGACTGCTTGCTCTAAACATCATCAAATTAGAGAGGGGAGCAAAGAACGGGGCATCGCTAATTGGGATGCTTTTGGCTCCGACTGAGATTTTAAGAAATTTGATGTCAGGCTTAAGTGATGTTATGGCAAAAAGACTTAAGCTTGGATTCGTTATAGTTATCAGCATATTGAGTCTACTTGTTTCGCTTGCTGATAATGCTTATGACAGATTCTTTGTTTTATTCAAAGTTCTATTCTCATTGTCAACAATTCTTATTGGACTGCGTACTGTATTCGTGGCGCTTGAAGCAGGAATATCTTCGTCGAATGCTAAATTAAAAATTCTATTTGGCGTTCTGTCAATGGTCGGCGGCGCTGCCGTTATGCTTGGAAGTGTATTCGGTAGGCTCGATGACTCAATAAAACAAGCAGGCGGAGAAACAGCTAGATTCTGGCTGGATTTTTACAAAAATATATCTGCCGGAGAAGCCGTGATGTACGCAGCAATGCTTGGTTTTGCATCAAGCATTGTAATGAGCATGTTGACCGCGCTAAATGCAAAATTCACCGCGACATTCCTGGTTTCTTTTGTTGCCAACTACATGAAATCAGTGCTTGCCGCGTTTGCGTCAGGCGGTGCGTTATCTGCGTTATCAGCAGCAATGCAACCACTATTACTTACGCTTGGCATGTTAATTGGAAAAGTCCAACTGCTATCAGCCTCGTTTGCGGTTGCCTATAAGCAAGGCGGGCTGATGGCTGGAATGCAAGCCATACTTGCACCGCTAACAACATTGTGGAACGCGCTCACGCTTGGTGTATTCAGATACAGCGCAGCGACCATCGGCGCATCAAAAACAACTGCTATGTTCTCTTTCGTCGCAAGAGTGGCGGCTGGCGCAATGGCGTTACTATCAGCATCAATGGGCGCATTCACAACCATTGTAACCATGATTTCACTGGCTGGCGCAGCAACAGCGGTTTATGTCGATGGCTGGAGTGCATTACTTGGGCCTATAGAGCAAGGAATTAAATTACTCGCCGTTATAACAGCATTCTCCCTGGCGTTCTTCCGCACTCAAACAATCTGGCTAATCAAAACGACAGCTTTGTGGCTTGCGCAAAATACCATGCTCGGACGCGCTGTAACATGGTACGGACTCATGGCTGTATCGGCTTTGCGTGCTTCTGCTGCTGGCAGAGTTGCCGCCGCAGCAATGAGTTCTGCGTGGGCGGCGGCATTACTTCCAATAACCATGATTATAGTTGCTGTCATGGCAATTGGAGATGCTTTCTTTGGAATCGAATCACCTATTAGTGATGCGCTTGATATTGCGCGATCTTACGTCACTGACTTCTACGAGTGGGTTGCTAACATAGACTGGAGCGGAATATTTACTGGTATCCGCGACAGCGCATTTGGAGTGTTGGCAAAGTTTAGCGGGCATGACTTTACCGATCTAGACGAATCGGCAAAAAACATCAACACCAGAACGCAGATGGTACAAGGCAAAGTTGTCACGCCTGAAGTTGAAAACCTGCGCAGTAAAGTGTTTGACGATAAAGTTTCTGAGATTAGACTCAAAAAACAAGAAGAAGAGCTTGGTAAATGGCAAAAACGCCAGAAAGAAATCTTCGACCAACTCCATGAGGACAGCAAGGGGTGGTTCTCTGATAAGGCATCGAAAGAGGAAATATCCAAGCTATCTGAAATATTAATGCTCGAAGAGCAAGTTGGCGAACTCAAAAAGATGAACGCTGACATCGACAAAGAGATTGCCAATCTTGGACTTGATGCCGTCACCATCAAGATAAACCAGATGAAAGAGGAAGGATGGAAAGGCGATCTTAAGTCATACGAGCAAAAGCTTCGCGACAAGGCGCTTATCGAAGGCTACATAGATGCCGAGAACAAACGCTCACAAGCACTCGCCTTATCTGTGAAGATGAGCATTTCTCTTGCTGAAGCGCAAAAGCGCATGAAGATGGCTCAGGAAGGGGTTACTGAAGCTGGCGCTAACGAGGCAATACATAGAGAAAAGCTCAATAACTTCAATGAGGAACTCAACACCCTCATGTCCGAACAAAAAAACATCGGGCTGACGGATGAGCAAATCAAACTCAATCAACTGACTGAAGATTACGGCAGCAGGATTCTTGCGCAGGTCGTGCAGAACATCCAAAACGCCAACGCCGCGATGGGTGACATGCGCAGTCATATGCAAGACATCACCAACTCCATTAAGGGCATGGCTGATGAAATGGCGACGCTTGGTATGAACTCGGCGGATGCTCAGTTATTCCAAGACCAGCAACGCATTGCCAAAAACATTGCCGACATGCGTGCTGCGCCAAACGCTGATCAAGCGGCGATTGCTGCTGAAGAAGAACGCCTGAAAAATCTGGCGCAAGTCAGACGTGATGTATCCATTATCACTGAGCATCAAAAAGAACAGCATAAATTACAGCAAGCCATATCTTTTGCTGGTCTTGACGAACTACAAAGATACAGAGAAGAGAGAAAATTAATATACGGCAACATCGCTGGCGCTGAGGCGATGGTTGAGGCTGATGTGCGCCGCAAAGCCGCAGAGATGGCAATTAACCAAGCCAAGATCGACGGTGCTAAAGCCGCAAAGGATTCGGCTAAGGAAGAAAAGAAAGAGCTTTCTGAGTCTGAAAAACTACGCGAAAAACTCAACAAGCAGGTCATCGAACATAACCTGGTGATGGGCAATATAACCGAGGATCAGCGGTTTATTCTCGACCTGGAAAACGAATACGGCGCAGAAGTGGTCAAGTCGAACATGGACTTGGTGAATCGCACTGTCGAACTGCGTAAACAAGCCGAAGCCGCCAAACTCCTTCAGGACGCCTCGAAAAACCTGGCTGTAGCGGGCATGAGCGAAGGCGAGAAGTTCGCTTACGAGCAAAAAGACAAAGGCGTTGACGCGGGGACGATCCTTGGCGTGCAGGCGATGAACGCGCAGGCGGATGTTGCCAATGAACTGAAGGCGCTGGAAGTTGAAAGGATTAAGAACAACAAGTCGCTGACCACTTACCAACAACTGCTGTTCGAGTATGAGCAGAAGCACGGCAAGGCGGCGGCGAATCTCAACAAAGAAAAAATCCAACAGTTAGCGCTGGAGAAAGACCGCGCAAACTTGGCTGGCGTGATTGACGGCATGAACGAGGAATTGAAGCTACTCGGCATGTCGCGCAAGGAGCAGACGGATTACAACTACCTGCGTGACCAAGGCTTGCAGCACGCCGACGAAGGCACGCAAAACTTAATCCTGGCGCAGCGCGAGTACATCGACTCAGTTAAAGAATCGCAAGACTTCTGGTACGGCGTGCAAGATGCCGTGTCGCAGAGTTTCGCTGAAATTATGTCCGGGCAAAAATCCGCCAGTGACGGCTTCAAGGACATGGGAAATTCGCTGAAAGACATGTTCACCCAACGCCTGACAGCAATGTACAAGAAGCAAGTGGATTCAGTGCTGGATCAGTTGTTCGGACAAGAATCGAATCCGCGCGTTGCGGCTGACATGGAAGTGGTTAACTCCGCTGGTGCGGTGGCACAAAGCTTTAACATGCTTGCAGCACAAAGCATGAACGCGGCGGCGATGATTGGCGCGGCACCGCAGAATTGGACTGTCCCTGGTTCGCAGCAAGACGAGATGATTCAGGCGCAGAACGAAGGCTTGTTTGGTGGCGACGTTGCAAAATCCATGAAGACCGGCATTAGCGGTATGTGGGATACGGCGAAAGGATGGGTCAGTAAGTCTTTTCCTGATGCAACCAAGTGGCTAGGCGGCATCAAAGACTGGGGAATGGAGAAGCTTGGAAATATCGGCAAGTCGCTTGGCATGGACAAGCTATTCAGTTCTTCTGGTGGGCTTGGCAAGCTTGGTTCTGTGCCGTGGATGGATATTGGGTCATCCTTGCTTAGCTTTGCTAATGGTAACTGGCAGAAGGGTATTGTAGACGGTATTGCGGCTGGTGTTTCAATGATACCTGGGTGGGGTACTGCCGCTGGCTTTGCAATCAAGGCGCTGAGCAGTTTTGTGAGTTTCGACAAATCATACCGCTTGGATGATATTTCAGCAAAAGGTAGTCTGCGTGACGTAGAGGTTGGTGTTAATAGAAGTAGAAAGAAAACCTTTGGGGGTCGCAGACACCAATATGACGCCTATAATGCAGAGACAGGTGGATTTGGAACCGGAACCAAGGATCAACTTACAGGTGACTGGGTTGGTTATGCTGAAATGGCGAAGGGCGTTTATGACCCGCTTGCCGCATTTGCTTCGCAACTTGACAGCATGGTATCCAGCGTTGGGCAGATGTTTGGACAGGATATTTTGACTATATTCCAAGCCGAATTTAATCCTGAGCTTGACGTTAAAGGCAAGGACGACTTGCAAGAGCAGTTGCAAACCTGGATGGAAGAAACTGGGCAAGACGCATTGCAATTCGCTATTCAACATCTCGACGCCAGTAAAATGACCGGCGTAAACAAAGCCATGTTGACGTACATGCAGGGGCTTGGTGATGAGTTGACGGGTGACAACTTTAACCAGATTGCCGGTGACTTCCAGCAGCTTGGCACTGTGTTCCAGCAGGCGGGGTTCGATGTCAACTTACTGACCAAGGAGTTTATTGACCTGTCAGGCGGGCTTGGCACGCTGACAGCAAACACGCAATCGTTCTACGAGAATTTCTATTCCGAGTCAGAGCGCAATAGCAAGCAGTTTGCTACCACATCGGCGCAGTTCGCCAACATCTTCAGTAACTTCGGCATTGATGCAATTGCCGCCGCGAATGGTATTCAGATGAGCGCGGACGGCTTACCGGCAACCCGTGAGCAATACCGCTTGCTGGTGGAATCGCTTGACCTGACTACGGTAGAAGGGCAGAACGCCTACAATGCACTGACTTCAATGGCAGGTCAGATGGGTGTGTTTTATACCGCCAAAGAAGGGTTAAAAGATTTGACGGATACGCTGAAAGACCTCGGCGTAAAAGGCGCAGGTGGGCTTACCTTTGATGACGTGCAGGGTGTCGGCGTAGAGAATATTCAAGCTTTGGCTACCAACTTCTCTACCGAGTTTGAGCAACGCCTTGCTGTATTCAATAAAGCCGGGCGTGAAATCAGCGAATCCAATATCCTGCAAACCTTTGATGAACTTGGTATTGCTGTGCCTCGTAACGCTATCGAGATGGAGAACCTGATGAACTCCCTCGACATGGAAAACGAGTCGCATAAGAAACTGGCTTTGCAACTGGCGGCAAATCAAGAGGCTGTAATCAGCTATGTCAACTCACTCGCGGAATTCGGCACTGAAGTCCAAGTGTTTGCTTCGCAGTTATTGGATTTGCGTAACCAATTCAGCGCCAGCGATGTATCAGGCATCCTAAAGTCATCCGTCATGGACGCATCCAGCGCGGAAGAAGCCGGACAGCGCGCCAGCCACGCATTTTCGGCGATGTTTGCCGAGCGCATGATGGATACCGTGTTCAACTCCGTATCGCAAATGATTATGCAGGGCGTAATCATGCCAATGATTAACGGCACTATCGCGCAATCAAACATGATTATCACCGGAGGCACGGCGGCGGGCGCTAATTTGACGGCATCCGGCGCAACGGCTGGCGGCGAACTTGAAGATAGTGGGGTTCGTTTTTACAATGACGTTGCTGATGCTTCAGGCGGAATAAAGAAAGATTACACTGACATCAAGAAAAAAATCAAAGATGCGATTGATGTTTACGCTGAGGTGATGAACGATCCTGAAATCAAGAGTGCGATTGAAGGCGTCAGCGACGTAATGGGGTATGCGGCGGAGAACCTTTATACCGCAGTCGCACCGATGAATAGCTTTGTTACTGCGAATCAGTCTTTCCTTGATGGACTGAATGAAACCAAAGATACGACAGAGGAAACAGCTAAAGAGTTGTTCGATTTTGCTGAATGGCAAAAGAAACTCAAAGAAACCTACCTTGGCGCATCCAGCGACATCGAAAAAGTTGCGGTAGCTCTTAAGGATACCGGGTTTACGGCGGCGAGCAGTGCCGATATTTTATCCAGTGCGACAGATGAGCAGTTGCGTGATTACGCCAAATTCTTCAAGCTTGCTGATGATGAGTTCACCAGTTTTGCTGATGGGGTATTGGAAACGCTGAAGGGGTTAATGGATTGGCAGCAAAGCCTTCGCCAAACATACCTTGGCGAGCAAACGCAAGCACAACAAACCGCGATGACAGCGATTAACAGTGATGTTGGCGCTGACGACTTGGCCGCGATACTATCTCAGGCGAGCGGGGCTGATCTGATTGAACTCGCCGGTTACTTCGCTATGGGGCTGGAAGAATTTAAGGGCTTTGCCGATGATGTGCTTAAGATTGTTGATGAAACCACAGGCAAGTTAAACGACTTCCGCGATAAGCTTGGCTCGACCTATTTGGACGGCAAGACTGCCGCGCAAACTACCGGGCTTGATTTATTGAATCAAGGTTTTAGCGAAACCGATATTGCCGGGCTATTAAGCAGTATGAGTAACGCCGAAATAACGGCGCTTGCTCAAAGCCTTGGTATGGGGCTTGATGAATTTATCTCCTTTGCCGACGATACTTTATCAGTCATGAGTGATGGCAATCAGGCATTAGAAGACCTGCAACGCGAACGCGAAATGATGATGCTCACAGGCATTGATAGAGAGTTGCGCGAGCTAGAGCTTAGCTATGCCAAGCAGCGCGAAGGACTTAACGGCAATAACCAGGCGCTTGCGGTTGCCGAGGAAATTTATCAGCAGCAGCGCATCGACATCTTTAAGTCTCACGCTGAAACCATGATTGGCGAATACCGCGATATGCTTGGCGGTATAGAAGAACTGAGCCAAGACCTGAGAGCCCAAATCACTGAGCTTACAGACTTCAGGACTGATACACAGAAGCTTGCCGATGCTAAATCAGCATTCGAGTCTTTGCAGTATGTTGCCGGTGATGCTGACAGTGTGAAATCCGCAATTACGGTGCATGACGAGTATCGCAACGCCGTGATGACATCGGCGCAAACGATGTTTGATGCAACGCAAGAGCTTATCAGTTCGGCGCAAAGCTTACGCGGTTCAATCGCCAATGACATCAAAGAGATTGGCGGCAAAAAACGCTTTGAAGGGCTTGGCGTTACCGAGCAAATAGACTTGCTGCAAGGCGATCTCGACTCTGCGGTTGCAAGCGGAGATTTTGCGCAGCAACTTGAGATTGCCGAGCAGGTCAGAGGTTTGATTAGTAACCGCCTTGATGAGCAGCTTAACAAAGAACAAGAGGTCTATCAGGCGCAAAAAGAAAATTACGATAACCTGATGAAATACGCCAAGGAACTGCGTGATTACGTTGACAGCTTAATGCTATCTGACAAATCAACGCTGACCAACGCGGAGCGTATGGCTGAAGCTGAAAAGCAGTATCGGCAAACACTGAATTTGGCTAAGGGCGGCGACGAAGACGCGATCTCTAAACTGAAAACCGTATCGGATCAGTTTCTTACTGAAGCACAAAGCTTTTACGCAAGCTCAGCGCCTTACTCCGATATTTTCAGCATGGTAACTGGTGACTTATCTGGTTTTGCCGGGCAGCTTGAATCTAACGCCGGTTCAATGCCGTCAGACCCGCTAAGTAATGGCGTCTACAGTGCGCAAACACAAAAGCTATACGATGAGGCGATCAAGCAGCTTCAGGCTTTAGATGAGATTGCGCTGGGTGCTGAGGTTGGTTTGCAGCAGCAGCTTGAAGCGCAAAAAACTGAAACTGCATTGACACTTGAGGGCATTGATAGCTCCCTGCTTACCATGAGTACGGCTACTGCAACAGACCTTGGCTTTGAGTTGTTTAATCTTGGTAACTCAATCGGTATCGGGCTTGGTCAAATAACGTCCGCTGTTACCTTGATGCATGAATCGCTTGGCAATTATGCCGCGCAAGTTCAATTGCAGATTCAAGCGTACAGTGATTCGCAATCCGCCGCACAAGTTGCCGCTCAAGCCGCAGCGCAAGCGATTACTCAAGTCTCGGCGCAGCAATCATCAGCGGTGCAAACGCAGCAGTCAGATGACCCTGCGTTATACGCCGTGATCAGAGAATGGACTGATAACCAGATTGCGCAGAACGGATTGACCGATCAAACGCTGCGCTACATAGAGCAAGCCGCCATCGCCAATAATGTGAGCACAGCGCAAATTGGCACTGCTTACGGTGTTGATGCGGGAGAAATAGATAAAATATTTGAAGCCGCAAGAACCTACGGCATAGACAATCTGCCGTCTTATGATTCCGGTTCTGCCGGGCTTGCTGCCGATCAGGTTGCGCGTGTTCATAAAGACGAGAAAATTATTGATCCGGTGAGTTCGCGTATATTGTCTGATTACGGTATTAGAGTACAATCAGACGGCGGTGACGACGAGGAAACAAAACAACTGCTGCGCGATCTACTTGCTGAATTACGCGCACTGAGAGAGGAAAATGCGGGTGACGCACAAGCGCAAACAGACGCCATTGTAAGGGCGCTGACGCGCCTCGGCAAAGAGGATTTGGATGCGCTTAAACGCGAAATTGAAAAAGAGCGCAGAACGCGGAGCAAAAAATAATGCCGATTAGCGACAGTCAGTACCAAGCATGGCTTGATAACGACAAAAACCGCCGGGTCATCTTGGTAGAAATAGATTGGTACGACATTACATCACCCGGCATAGAGACATCTTATGCGTCCAACACAGGTTATATTTCGTCGCCTACCGACGGTAATATTTCCTATGATCCAATTTTAGAGCAATACCCTGTATTTACGACCTCACTAAAACTGCCAAACCCTGCCAACGGCGATATTACACTTGAAACTGAAAGCGGTTGGGGTGAGCTATCGGTATCTAATGTCAACGGCGACTTGGATGAATGGATAGATCGCCCGTTTCTTGGGCATCAGATCAGAATTTACCGTGGCGACGAAACCTGGGGTCTATCTGATTTTCGCCTGGTTTTTAGCGGCATATGCATTGACGCAAGCTTTGATGAAACGACCATTTCTTTCACTATGCGCGGTAAAGACGAGTATCTGAATGCGCAAATACAACCCGATGAAATAACCACCGGGCCTGATGTCGGTCACAAAATACCACTGAGCTTCGGGGAGATATTTAACGCCAAACCGCCTCTTATCAGCAACGCAAATCACCGCTACCAGGGGCATGATGGGCAATTAAACGATTTTCCCGACATCAGAGACAACGGCGCTTCACTGACAGGCGGTAGCGCGCCCACAGAAAATCATAACAACGGCACGTTCGACTTGGTTGCGCAGCCCGTCGGGACGGTGACATGCGATATTAAAGGCGCTGCGCCGTCTGCGGTATACACCGCCAATGCTGCCGAGATCGCCAAGCTGATCATCACTGATTACACTGAATTCCCAAGCGCCGACATAGATGCCACATCGTTTACAGCTTTAGCTGCCCTGTGTACGCAAACCACGGGTGTTTTTGTTGCGGACGGCGACAACGCCAGTAGTGTTATCTCATTTATACTAAGCTCTGTTGGCGCTTACTACTACATCGACAGAACCGGGAAAATAAAAGTCAGGCGACTTGAACTACCAGGCACATCGCCAGTTATAGAAGTCAACGACTGGGATATAGAAGAAAGTTCATTTAGAGTAGAAGAAATCATAGAGCCAAGCTGGAAAATCACCGTAGGCTACAAAAAGAACTACAGCCCGCAAAGTGAGGATTCGCTGGCTGGCTCACTGAATGAAGACCAAAAAGGCTTGTACGCGCAAGAATGGCGTCAAGTATCAGCCGAGGATACCGCAATTAAAACCGCGTTCCCGCTATCACCGGACGCCAAAGTTGTAGAAACAGCACTACAAGACCAAACGCAAGCATCAGCAGAAGCGTCAAGGCTCTTGACTTTGTGGGGTGAGAGAAGGGTTATCTACAGCTTAAAATGCTCAATATCATCGTCAACTGTAAACTTAGGTGATACAATTAAAATATTTACCGAAAGATTTGGCTTTGATGCTGGTAAAAACGCGGTTATCATAAGTTTAACTGAATCGTTGACAACCAACGTGCTAGAATTGAAAGTTATTGCATGAGTAATATTAGAATCGTCAGGTCAAACGAGAGCGACGCCGCCACGCTAAGCAGCGATATTGCATTTGTTTCGACGCTGCCAATAACAAATTTGCAGCGCGACGGGCGAAACCCGAAAGGCCGCGTGCTTGATACTGAGCACACGATGACAATAACTTATGCAAAACCATCTGTATTGTCTGTCATCGGTCTTTTTTACCATAACCTGAGCACCACGGCGACGTGGAGTGTTACAGCCAAGGATAGTGTTGATAACACGTTATACGCCAGCGGTTTGCAATCCGCGTATGAGATAAAATCGCTAGGCGATCTTGACTGGGGTATTGACGAGCTTGGCGCGTCGATATTTACCGGGTGGGGGGAGCCTTTTTCGGTGATTTGGCTGGATACTGTAATCAGCGGGGTATACACGGTTGACGTGTTTGTATCCGATCCTGATAACGAAGACGGACACCTTGACTACGGACGGCTAATCAGCGGCAATTACATCACACCTGAAAAAAATCCGTTATGGGGTGATTTGCCGATTAGCTGGGTCAATACAGATACCCAAATCCGCATGAACGACGGTGGATTGAGAGCAAACAGAGGTATCCGCTTCAGGAAGTCGGCGTTTGATTTACGCTATCTGAGCACAACAGAACGCTCAACATTTTTCGATATGTTCTACTCTACCGGCGGATATAGAGATATTTTGGTTTCTCTGCACCCGGATGCTGGCGCTTCACTGCGCCGGGATGGTACGTTTATCTGCAAAAACGTGCAGCAGGCGTCAGCAATGACGCCGACATTCTATAATAATTTCGCCACTGCTTTCGAGTTAGAGGAGTCATAGGTTTGGCTGCGTCAGGTATCAACTTTTACGCAAGACAACCTGACCGCGTTGAGTCGCTCAACGCGATCACGGCATTTGCCGAGCTATGGTCTGCCGAAGCGCAGGTGTTGGCTGGCTCTGAAATGTCGTGGCTTAGCGGCGAACAGATGACATGGCGTGATAACACGCCTGTTTTGACGCCGCCGGAAGTGCCAACAAAGCTAGAGTACGGCGCAATAAGCGGAAATTTTTCTGCTGGCGGCAATCGGATGTTTAATGCGGCAAATGCCGTAGCTGGACAGGATTACGTTACCCTGTCACAGATTAATGCGCTGATACTCAGTGGTGGTGATCCGTATTTTATAGAACTGACAAATCTTCAGCCTGGCTCAGCTATAGGAGATCAGTTTATCAGGGTTAATTCAGGTGGCGACGGTTTGGAAGGCGTCACGTTTGAAATGCAAAAGTCAGTTGTTGTCACCGCAATAAGCCGAAATGCTGCCGTGGCAGAGCACGTTGAAGTGACCGCTGATGGCACTACGCAAACGCTGCCATCATCGCCTTCTGTTGGTGACGAGGTGGTTATTGGCGTCGGCAATTTCCTGAATACCGTCGTTGCCAGGAATGGCAACAACATCATGGGGCTTGCTGAGGACTTAACGTTAAACAAAGCCTATACAACACGAACTTTCAGGTATATCAATGCATCGATAGGCTGGAAGGTTTTGAGTGGGCGAGGTTTTCAAGTATCGTTATGACGGAGTATCTGAATGGCTTCTAGCGGCGTAATATTCGCGTCAGGCGATCTTGATTACATTGAAAAGCTAAATGCGTTAGTCGCATTCAATGACGATTGGGCGACAGAAATAGAGGTTGCGCGTGACGGCGAAGTTAGTCTGAGCGCCAAGTTATCGCTCAAGGTTGATGTTGCGGGGTTAATGCAAAATCTCGACATTAACGGCTACAGAGTAACATCGGCCTCAGACGCGGTTGACCTGCAAGATTATGTAACGCTTGCGCAAGCGAACGGGCTGATTGGCGGTGGCGCTGCCCCCGGAGATTTGAATATCACCGATCTTTCCCCAGGAACCGCGAGCGCATTGCAATACATCAGAATTAACGCAGGCGGAACAGCCATTGTCGGCAGCACTATTTCAACGCAAAAAACAGTTGTTGTCACCGCAATAAGCAGGACTGCGGTTGACGATGATCATGTTGAGGTCACGGCGGCAGGAACAACGCAAACGCTACCTTCGTCGCCGTCTCCCGGTGACGAAGTTGAGATAGCTGTCGGCAACTTTGTAAACACGGTTGTTGGCAGAAATGGCAGTAATATCATGTCGTCAGCGCAAGATATTACGTTATCCATGAAAAATGTTACCGTACTGTTCCGCTATATCGATGCGTCGATAGGCTGGAAAGTGATATTGTGAGGCAATAATGGCTACATTGGAAGACCTGTTTTCAATAGGTGTAAAACAAGTTATTACAGGCTATGTTGAAGCCAGTGCAAGCGCTGGTTCTGGCGAGGATGTTGTTTATGTCGATGTGACAATCAGCGCCGTCAACACTGCGAAATCTGTTGTGTTTTTTTTAGGTGGCACTGGCAGTTCTGCGGTCAATGCAAGACTTCTGACCGCCAGCTCTGCTTCATCATCAAGCTGTACAGCGCGCCTAACAAGCACGACAAACGTAAGAATATCAGCAAATACTAATTTGGGTACACCGATAATCTCAGGGCGCTATACGGTTCTGGAGTTTTACTAATGCAAAGATACGCGCAAATTAACGCAGCAAGTAAATGCATTGCGTTATCAGACCTGCCAACCACTATCAATGACCCATTCATGATCGCCGTTGCGGACAATGAAAATCCGCTCGGCAAATTATATCAAAATGGTCAGTGGGCGGATGACCCGCAAGTGATTGACGTTGTTATCGGTAGACAACAATTTGTTGAGCTTTTCGGACTCAAGCAACAATCAATCATTGCCGCCGCGCAAAGCGGAAGTCCGGTTTACGACTGGGAAGTTTCTACGCTTTGGCAGTGGGTGCAGGCAATGGAAAGCTTCAAGATTTTTGATGCGCAGACAGGCTTACCTGATCAGCGCATCACCGATGGCGTTTCAATGCTTGAGTCGAAAGGCTTTGTTACTGACACCGAGAAAGCCTCTATTTTGTCAGGCGTGGCGATCTAATCATACGTGATCACCACAAAAACAACTCACGCGGATGCAAATAACAGCATCCAGCGTTTGCTGCCGCCTGTTCATCCGACTTCATATCGCCAACCATCAGCGTATCTTGCGGTGACACGCCGAAATAGTCCATCAACTCTACCAGCATACCGGCGTTTGGCTTGCGGCGCGGATGTTCGCCATAGTGTTCGCACATCCTGACCGCAGCCATGTCGAAAATTCTCAACTGCTGCGCCATGCTCACCAGCGCATATAGCGCTACGTCGTGCTTGACGTAGCCTTTCTCGACTCCGCCCTGGTTGCTGGCGAAGCCGATATGGTATCGCTTGCGGTTGGCGCTAAACCATTCTTCCACACCAGGCAGAAAGTCCCAATCGTCAGCCGTCGATGGCGCGATGGGGTTTGATTTTGCCTGGCGCAGCGTGCCGTCGGCGTCGAAGATGATGAGTTGGATGTTATCTGGAATCATTTGTAGTAAGGAATCCTTGGTTGTTTTCTGTGGTAGCCTGTGTGTCGCATGATGGGTTTAGCTATTGCTCTACCCATCATACTCACTTCCTGTAAGCAATATCTATAACATTAAAACTCTTACTTTTAAGTTTTTCTTCATGCTCACGTCTATGCCCATGACTACAGTAAACATACTTTTTTCTATTTCCCTTGCCATCTTCAACTTCAAGATTAAGTTTTTCAACTTCCTTTCCGCATATCTGGCATGGGAATTTTTTAATGTGCATATTAATCTCGTTTTATTTTTCTCGTTCCCACGCGCCGCGTGGGAATGCCGAAGCACCGCGCTGCGGTGCGTACCTTAAAACCGCTCCGCAGCGCGGAGATTCATCGTTACCACGCGGCGCGTGGTAACGAGAGAATACCTAAAAAACAGCAATCCGCACATCATTAATTTGTGAATTATTACTTTGCGTGGTCATGAAAAATCCTCACTTATAAACACTTTCGTCAAATTTTTTGAATACTTGCGGCAATGGCAAATCGACAATCCTGCTCATTACATCGTCAAGCGTTAAGCTGCCGTTGACATGACCTCTCACCAAGTCGTAATCGACTACAGCGATGAAAACTGGAATCTCGTCAATACCTGCGTCACGCGCGGCAACAGCACGGTGCATTCCTTCGCTGCTCATAACCTGCCCGTCCTTGTGTACTTCAAGCTCAGGAAAGCCGTCATCTTCGAGCGAACGCATGAATCTCTGCTCGTCAAACACATCAGCGTAATCGGACGGGTCTTGCCTTCCTGTAAGCTCGATGAACTTAACAGGCGGCATAAATAATAGATATTGATTATCCCCTTGGTTGTCATTACAGAATTTAGCGTAAATCTGCGCAATTAATTCTCTGTTCATACTATCCCTCTCCGCTTTGCTTCAGCATAGATTTGCTCGTCAGAGAAATCAGCCAATGGGTTATTTTCCTCATGCGCTGATTTGTTAATCTCAGCAGCAACCGAATCGCGGAAGTCGAGGAAATCACCGCGCCAATCGTCTGCGCTGGCAAACTTTTCCAGTTCGCCGCCTTCGGTAAGGCGATAAGCAACGCCGCTGTGATAACCTCGTTTAACACTGCCTTCAGGCACTTTCATCACGATTACAGTGCCCACATCAAAGTCGTATTGTTGCTCGCGCAGGAAGCTACCGACGAAGGCGTGTCCGTCTTTCTTTGACGTATCAACGCTATCAACTTTCCACACGACACCAGTGCGCCTGCCACTGGATGTTGGTAATTCTATTTTGATTCTTGGCATAAAGCCTCCTTGTTGTTTTGTATGGCAACTGGGAGTGCTAAGCACCGGCTTAGCACAGACGCCGCTTATAGCGGCGTATGCCAGTCTGGAGACTGGCACTTCAATTTACGCTTACGCACTGCGGCGCGAATAAATCACAAATACCTTGTGGCGTAGTCAGGCTTTCCTTTCTTAAGCCTTTCTATTTCAGCGTCAAAACGACTTAATGCACCAGTCACCCACCCCATTTTTGGTTTGCTTGGATCATAGTTAGACATGGCATCACGCTCTAACTTTACAGCATCCATATAATCTGCTTTGCCAAGCATTCCTGGTGCTGGATTGATGCTGATGCCGCCGACATCAATCAATTCACCAACACGAAACCCGTGACGGCGAGTACCGTCAAAATGGCAAGCAGGGCTTATGATACCCGTAATCAACACGAAACCTCGCCATTTTCCGCGTCTTGTATCAATCCCAACCAGACGACCAACATAAACGCCATTAACCGCCGTCCATGCCTTTACAGTTCTACCGAGGAGCTTTTTGGCTTCGTGCTTATTCATCAAAACCTTCCTCTATTCTCGCTTTACATTCAGCGATAACTTGCTGATACCATGCTTCAAGCTCGCTTGAGGTTTGCACAGCAAGCTTATCAAGCTCTTCACAGACCTTATCATAAGAACTACTAGCGTCAATTGCGCTCGACGCACGCTTGCAGTTTTCTTCGCCAAGTCCGCATGAGCTTGCCGTGCTCTCGATGACTTCTTTAATTTGCTCGTCATCAAGCCCAAGTGATTCAAGCGCGGAATATCCGTCGCTATGCTTTTTGTCGGTTGCCTCATAATAGTCTGTATCAACCAAATATCTCGCTTCATCCATGCACTCACTAACTTCAACGGAGATTTTACCGCCTTTAACTGAGCGACTTACACGACCAGTGATGACTTCTTTTTTGCAAGAAAACCACCCGGTATCGAAAGGCTCTCCAGACTGCACGGCATTTTTAAGCACATCAGCATTTTCATCGTAAAAATCACTAATACCCCATTTTGTTGCGTCGCCATCTAAGCCATCAAACAAGTGTCCGTTACCCATGTCACCATCCGGTTGTTCAAATCCATCACTGTATAGATCAGGGTCGTTCCAGCAGTCAAAGTTAGTCATATATCACCACACAATTTTTATCATTCCACGCGGCGCGTGGTAACGAGAAAAATGAGTTTAACTTTATTGCCCCCAATCATCAGGCTCAAAATACTCATGATAATACTCAAACGGACATCTACCAGATGGTGATGGAGTATATGATGTGATAATTGAGTCATCCCACGTAAGCCCGCAGCAACCGCATGTTGTTGGTTTTTTTGCAAGAGACTTATCGGATACAGGCTTGACAGGGAAATCATTAGGAATATCTTTAGGTCTAATTTCGTAGCACTCTTTAGTCATGTAATCCTCCAATCAAAACTCATGTTAACACACAACACCCAATCAAACAATCCCCACCACCGCACTACCAACCCCACCTGTCAACTGTCTGCAAACAGCAGTCACAACGCCAACCATGTCATTCGTCACCAAGAAAAACTTACGGCGTTTATTACTAACCTTCATCACACCGCACGCAATCATTGCTGGATGCATGTGTTTTGGCAGCATTTTGCCGCCGCTTGCGCACACTTCCAGATAGGCGGTTCCCTTCATGTACGACGTAGTACGCCGGAACTCAATGCCGCCGTACAGCTTGACGACTTTACGCTGCTCCATCACCATATCGATAATCTGCTGCGGCGTTAAGTCCGGTACATCGGCACTGCGTTGGAAGTGAGCGAGGAAATCCTGCATGTCGGAATAACCCAGGCGGATACCTGATACATGCTCACCGTCGTCCGTGGTGTCACGCACCACGCGCAGGTTCTCACTATTCAGCACTTTTCCAAGGTGCAACTCGCCGCCGCTGACCAGGTAAATCGTTTCCGTTCGCACTTCCGGCGCGGCGTTGTACGCACTTTCCCACATCGCTTGCAACTCACCGGCTGAATATCCGGTGACTTCGCGGTGTGTTTCATCGAAAATATCAACCGACAGCGAACCTCTGCGTCCGTCAGGTTGCGCCCACGACATCCGCTTTTGCAGGCTGTTGCTGTACCACGCGGCACGCAAGCTGCCGTCTTTGCTTGTGTAAACCCAAAAGCCATTGCCGTGCGGCAAATCTCTATAGGGTACGCGCTTGTTCTTGAATTCCGCATCAAGCGTCAACAAGTGCGTCACCTGACCGTCGGCGTGGGTATGAACTAGCTCTTTCTTGACAAGCTTTATGCTCTGCGCTTTCAGGCTTTGCGGGCCGTGATCGTAAGTGCCTCTGTCTATCGCCCGGTCAATCACTTCAAGACGCTTCTGATAGAACAAATCGAAAACCACGTCCTGCAACCCAGGCTCGCCAGGCTGCTCGGCAATTGGCAGAATTACCAGCCGATTCATGAATTGCTTGACGCTGACATTATTCTCACGCTTGAACGTCAGGTTATTACTGTCAATCAAGTCGGCACCGAACCCCATCATCTCGATTGCGCTGCGATCTACGCCGAGTTCTTCGTGATCGCCGTCGATAATCTCAGCGAACAACTGCTGCATGGCATCGTAAGCGTAACCATCCATCAACCCCATGTCGGTGGTGATAAAGCCACCCTCGTCGAAGTTGTCGCGACTACCACTGATAAGCGCGCCCATCTCCGCCATCTTGGACGCTACGGCGGCGATATAGCGCTGCTCACACGCCAGCGTTGTCGTCATAAGTGCCATGTACGGCGACTTAGTCTGCCCGAACCGATTGACACGCCCAGTTGCCTGCACCATGCCCTGTACCTGCTCTGACACGGACAATGCAGCGAACACGCGGGTACGCTGATTCTCATACTCCGGCGCACAGTGCAGGTTAATTCCCGCTTGCCCGGCTTGCCCAAGCAGCATGTGCTGCATCTCGCCGTCGTGGAAGCGCTTCATGTCTGCCGCGCGCCCCTTCACGCCATGCGGCATCCGCACTCGTTTGCCTTGCGCGTTGCGCTTGAAGCGGTATTCGCGTCCGCTGTACTCACCCAACGTGTCGCCAAGCGTTTCCAGCAGCACGGTAAAGGCGTTTTCAGGGAACTGCACATCCAGCAAGGCTTCGATCATTTCGTCACGAATTTGCTCAGCTTCAATGCTGATAATCGGATTACCATGCTCATCCTTGTCGAGTACCTGGCGCGGATTGCCGTTGTCGTCGTACTCGGTGCGATACTGATAAACCGGACACTGCTGCCGCAACCATTCAATCAAGCGACCGCGATCATTAACCTCTACCGTGTCAAGGTCAATCTCGCTAGAATCATCGTCTTCATCGTTGAATTCGCTCGCCACGCGGTAAGCGCGGCTCTCTGTTGCCGCCCCTGTCAGCGATGAATAAATCACGAACGACGCGCCATCCTCAAGCTCGCCGTCAAGTTCTTCCATCAGTTCCAGCAAGCGCGGCACTTTGTACGCCGCCAACAGCGACTTGGTAAGCACATACACCATGCCGTAAAACATCGACATGACACTACCTTTCTTCTTGCCTTCCGTGGCTTCTTCGCCAATGATGCCGGTGGCAATAAACGCCTGATTGAGATTACTGGCGATCTCACGCAAGAAGGCTACTATCGTGTTGTATTCACGCCGCTGCTCAGCCGTCAACTCGACCGTGGTGCGTGACTTGTCGATAATCTCGACACCCGCCATGCTGACCTCGCGGCGGCAATACTGACCCTTGGCTTTGAGGTGGGTAGACACCAACTCCATTACCGACGCACCGCCTTTGCGCAGGTATTCGAGCAAGTCGAACTGACTGTTAAACGGACGCCCAAGCCCGAACAAGCCGAGTCGCGGATACGCCGCTAAATCGGTGTAATACTTGAACGACGTGGCGCTGAAGTTGTACATCGTTGCGTGGCGTAGGTGCTCGTCCATCTTGAACGCCACCAGTGTTTTCGCTGTTTGTGAAGGCTTGCGCCGCCCTCGCTGTCCGACAGGCTGAATCAAGCCTGTAAACATATGGCTTTCGTCAAACACGACAGCACCGCGAAACTCCCGCGTGCGGTCATGTGTCAACCAACGCACCACCTGCTCGTAACGCGACTGATAAATACCGTCAACCATCTTGTTGCCGATCATCTGCGGGTAGCTCACCAGCGCAACGCCGTCGCGCTTAGGCAGCGTGGTTAGGTCGCTCACAACATCGGTGAACTTGAAGAAAATCTCAGCGGGGTTAGGGACGCCGATTTTCAGCGAGTCATTGATGACGTTGCCGTAACCCCAGTCGGTATTGGGACAAAAGAACACCGCACGCCCACCGCCGCGCTCCAGCATGGCAAGCAGCACGGCGATCTCAGTGATGGTCTTACCAGCGCCCATGCCGTCACCGCAAATCAATTCCGGCGTGTATTCGTGGGTTTGCGATGCGTCGTTGGCATCGATCAGTTTGATGGTTTCCAAGCCGTCAAGCGCAATTCCAAGTGCTTGCAGTTGGTGGTTTTGTAGTCTTTCTTTGTCGAAAATCATTGAGCCTCCAGGTATAAAAAAACCTGCCGGGCTTTTAATGGCTGGCAGGTTTGGGTTGGTGTTGTGAGTTTCTTCTCGTTCCCACGCGCCGCGTGGGAATGCGGCATCTCCGCGCTGCGGAGAGGTTCTTCTCGTTACCACGCGCCGCGTGGTAATGCGGTATCTCCGCGCTGCGGAGCGGTTTTTTAGGTACGCACCGCAGCGCGGTGATTCGGCGTCCCAATGCGGCGCGTTGGAACGAGATGCTAGTCGTTAAGTCTCTGTATATATTCAGTAACTAGCGATGTAGACAGCGCTACAATGAACATAAACTCAGACACCTTATCTGGTGGATCGCCGCGATATGAATTGGCAGAGTTCATGTCTGAATATCTTTCCGCGTCAGACTTGCTTATGCCTATTGGAATAAGCAAATCTGAATATAATTTTCTTTGGTTCATCACATGCCATGCGTGTGACTTACCTTTCAGTTTTTCGTAAAAAGCCACCTGCTTTTCGGTTGACGTTACATAGTGTTCGACCGATATGCCGTACTTTTTTAGCACAGCGGTTACAGTTTTAGACTGCAATAGCTCATTCATATTCATTGTCATTGGCATTTATCCTCTTTTCTTCTCGTTGCTGAATCACCGCGCTGCGGAGCGATTTTTCAGGTACGCACCGCAGCGCGGTGCTTCAACGTTACCACGCGGCGCGTGGGAACGAGATAAAAAAACCTTCAACACCTTTCCCAAGCGCAGACAAAGATTCATCTA